TTTTATGGGTCTATAGCTCATCTGGTAGAGCAACCGGCTTTGGTCCTTAAAGGAATGATGCCAGTTCGAATCTGGCGAGGGCGTTTACCGAATGGACACGGGTAACCGGTTGGTGGCGGGTTCAAGTCCCGCTGGACCCACCAAAAGTTATATAATTAAAGAATAGGAAAATGAATCAAGATAAATTATCAAGAATTAAGCAAACATTTGATATAATGATAAATAACCGTATTATTCCTGAAAAAGGTTTATTTTCTCTTAATGAAAATATTATGCAGGCATATATCGAGATTTATGGAGACTGTCGGCCCAAGCATAATAATAAATTCAGTAAAAATTATGCAAGAAAAATGGGAGGGCTAGAATTTTTAAAACTGTTAATTTCGCGCGGTGGCGATGTTAAAACTTGTAAAGAAGGCATTGTTTATTTAATTTGGAATCCAATATGGCCAGATCATTTAAAAATTGGTATGACGATGGATTTAAATAAGAGACTTCTCGCATATCAAACTTGCGATCCATTTAAACAATATAAAGTTAAGCATTATGAATTTGTTTTAGATAGACGAAAAGTTGAAAATGCATTATTAAATAAATTTAATGTAAATATCGAAAATGGTGAATGGATTAAATTCGATGATTCAGAAAGTATTATACGACTTCTTAGGAGTGAATACCATATTCCTAATCAAAAATTAAATCACACCATCATTTAAATGTAGGCGAGTAGCTCAGTTGGATAGAGCCTTCGATTTATAATCGAAAGGTCGTCGGTTCGAACCCGACCTCGCCTACCATTTTTTTTCAAACGAAGGGGCGCTATGAAATGGAAATATGAAATCGGCGCATATATTGAATATTTATTCGATTACAAAAATGTCGATGCTCCGGCATCTCGGATAGTATCAATTTGGGGACTCACTGATTGGGCTGAGTCGCCGGCATATTATATCACGCCTAGCGAAATGGGAAACATACTTTTAGAAAGCGAAATAATTCGTGAGTTAACTCCGGTTGAAGTTTTAATTAATCGACTAGCCGAATGAAAAACAAATATGAAATTGGCGCATATGTTGAATACCAAATGAACGACGAACTGGGCGTCGCGGTTAATTCGATACGCACATCGTTAATTGTATATTCTGAAGTGTGGAATGAAGGCTTGCCTAGCTTGCCTGGTTACCACATGTCTAATCGAGATTATGTTTTTGAAGACGAAATTATTCGTGAGTTAACAAAAGATGAAGCTCTAATTTTAAGGTTAGCCGAATAAGAAAGGATTCAATGGGAATCTATAAATACGAAGTTGGTTCTTATGTCGAATATTCGTTTGGCGACGGCGGTCAGACACACGTCGCTAGAATTACCGGTCGCAGCCTTTGAGTAGGCCGGCTGGCGTATGTTATTCAACCCACGCATATTGAAATTATTCTTGAAAGTGAAATTATTCGAGAACTTACGACCGGTGAGCAATTAATTTTTAGATTAACGGAGTAAATATGGCACAAAAACAGAATCCAATTAATGAGCAAAACCCAATCGAAGCCCCGCAACCAGGGTTTATTGGTGGAATCAAAACGTTGGTTAATGCAATTAAATATATTTTTACAAATCGAAAGAACTAATAAGGGGTAGAATGAAATTTGAAGTTGCATTGCAAAAGGCAAAAAAAATTGATCCAATGGCAGCGCTATATCAACATGCTAAGACGCTGTTTACGATTACATTATTTGGAATAGGATATTCTTCGGATAAGAATTTTGAAGATTGCTTTAAACAGTTTAAGGATCGAAAGAAAGATTAATGAAATATAATATCGAGCAAATTATTCGTAAAAATAATAAGGCTATTGGTATTATTATTTCAAAAGAATTTGATACCGGTGATAAGGTCGTTAAAACAATTGATTTAACAGATATTAAAATTTCGCCCGAAATAGGAACGGCAATATTTTTAATAAATGCTATTAATACAATGTGAAAGAAAAATTAATGAAATTTGCGCGATCGTCTAACGGGTTTAGGACACTTTGTTGGTCATATGCATGTGATTGTTAAAAGAGAGAAGCCGGGTCCGCACCGGATAAGCGCAAAATTTTAAGGAGTCATATGAAATTTTGGTGCAATAATTGTAAGCATCTACTCCCCTTGCTCAACAATAAAAGAACTTCAGATTGGAAACAATGGTGGGCAAAGAATCGAAAACAATTTGAAGAAATGCATCGTAATGGTGATTGTGATACAAAGAAGCATCAGTTGATGAAGATTGAAAAATAAGTTTGCTGTTGAATTTTGCCTAGATTACCTGTGGGTTTAACTAGGGGCTAGTAAATTGGATAGGATTCCGAGCGTGCTTGGAAAGCACTGCGATCTCACAAGGATTGGCCTTCGAGTGGTCTGCTAGCCGCCAGAAGGATGGTTCCGAACAAGGTGTTCAGCCTGTTTTGAAAGCAGGAGGCTTCCGAAAGGAAGGGGATTCGATTTCTCAACCATCCGCCATAATTCGTAGAGTACGGCTAATGTAGTCATGCTCTCATACTTTAAAACGATCGCATTGAAGAGGTCTAGTAATTATGAAATTTGAAGTTGGACAAGAAGCAGATTTTTATGGCGTTGACTGCAATAGATTTAAATTAAACGGGACGGTGTTCGAAGCTGTTGAAGATGAATCAGATGGATATCGTAGTATGATGCACGATGTCGCAATTGTTGAAGATCCTGTGGGCCTTATCTTTTATGCGATTCCTTTTGCTAGAGTTAAAATCGAAGATAATTACGATTTCTCTGGATAAAATTTAGTTGACGTTTCGGATGGGCATGTTTGGCTAACACTAGGTACCGATAATTATGACGATTATTACCCATGTTTTACGTTTAATTATTTTCCTAAAGCTGCCTAGTTTATAGCGATTAATCGATCTCATAGAATTATCAATATGCACGCGTCGTTCATTAGCTAACTGATTGCCGAAGGACCGTGATTAGAGTTTATTATAGCGTTCCAGATAATTATAAATACCACTGCGGGGAGCGAGGTTGCCGGCCAGCCTCATAAACTCGGCCTTCTGGGTTCAATTCCCAGCCCCGCAACCAAATTAACTAGGGATAGTTATGCAAGTTGTAGATAAAAGATTCGAGCCATTCACAATTTATATTGGGCGTGGTAGCATTTACGGCAATCCATTCACCCATCTTCCGATTAAAAATACAAAGGCGTCTGTACAAGTAGGATCCATTGATGAATCTGTCGATGCCTATGAAGAATGGTTATTGGGGAATCCAAAATGGTCACATGTTGAACAAATCAGAAGAATACAGATACTCGAATTAATACCATGTTTAAAAGATTCTGATATTTTAGGATGCTTTTGCAGACCTAGACATCGCTGTCACGGTGATGTTCTTATTAAACTTCACAAATTATATGTGTCGCCGTAGTTCAGCTCGGTAGAACGCTTCTCTCATATGGAAGATGCCATCTGTTCAAATCAGATCGGCGACACCAAAAGGATTAGATGAAAGATACTAGATTACGATTAGGCATTGATATTGATGGAGTATTATCGGATTTCACCACACCTTATCATACGATTTGCGAACAATTAACTGGAAAGGTATTGCCCGCCGAAGTTAAAGATTGGTTTCAATCAAATTGGAATTTAACTCCGGAAATTCATAAGCAGGCATGGGATGTGATTTCAAACACCAAAAATTTTTATTTACATAATATGCCGTTTTCGGATATCTTAAATTTTGATATGACTGCATTTTCAAAGAAATATCGATTATATTTCATTACTACACGGGTAATAACCGAGGGAGACCCAATAGAAATTCAGACCGCAAAATGGTTATCGTGTTGCGGAATCAAATATCCCACGGTATTGGTTGAAAAACAAAAAGGCGAAATTGCAAGAGCATTACGATTGGATGCAATAATTGATGATAGGCCAGAAAATTTGATCGAGGTTTCAGAAAAAAGTACGGATACAGTTTTATTTCTACGCGATAGAGAATGGAATCAAGATGCCGATGAAAAGATTAAGGTTCCGTATACTCGAGTTTACTCCTTCCAAGAATTTTCCGATATCGTTAATAACTTATCTCTTGACAGGCAATAATATAGTTGCTATAATAAAAGAGTGATGAAAGGCATTTTCGAAATCCTTGCATCACAAGCATCTAGGAATACAGGGTACTACCGAATTATATGTAGGATAACCCACATTAAAAGGAAAAATAATGATTACTCTAAGTGAATGGTTAGTTGGAATTAAGTACCAGATTACAAGCGGAGAAAAATACGGTTGGAGCTGTTACGGTGAGAACGCTTATTTATTAGATTACTGGGACGGTGAAGTCGATGGTGTGCAGGCATCAATTATTTTTGATAATGTAACCCAGGTTGTTTTTTCCGCGGAGGTTTTTGATTATTCAACTGGTCATGCGTACCGATTGTCTAATCCTGAATATTTGGACGAATTTTTAAAAGAAAATGAAGCGTATGGCGTCGATAGTCATGAAGCATACGACGGCGTAAACTTTACGGAACTAGAAACCACCGCAGATTTTCTTGACAAATTGACGGCAATTGTTAATCATACTTCTTATGATGAAAGAGTTGAAATTCCTTTAGAATTCGATAAAGAAACATTACATACAATTATGCTAATGGCTCACGAACAAGATATTACTCTAAATAAATTTATCGAACAGACAATTGCACAAGAATTAGAAAACTTGGCGGAGCAAGTAGAAAAATAAAAAGTTTCTGAGTAGTTTAAAAGATTGGGTGAAGAGTAGCTGCGCGGTTACAGATCCCAGGACCAATTGGCAGGATATAATCAAAGTGTCGCGACACTTATGATTTTCGAAACCAATAAAGTGTTTGAACACCGGGCGCGGAGTCCGGCGGAGATGGTTTGATCCCATCCTCAGAATAATCGACATAAATAAGGACGCAATGAAAAATTTAATTTTCGCAGTAGCATTAATATTATGCAGTTTAGTGGCGGAGGGGCAGGCCGGAGTACAGGTTATTGTTCAACAGCCACAGCCTGCTGTCGTAGAAGAACCGGTTTGTCTATGGGGATATTATTCATATGCTCCGTATGATTGCGCTCCATATGGATATTACGATTCGGCGTGGTTTGTACGCGGAATATTTATTGGAATTGGCCCATGGCGAGCGTGGCGTGGCCCGCATCCTTACGGTCCCAAACCGAGATCGTTACGTGGATATGGCTTTACCCGCAGCATTAAAAGAGGCAGACGATAATTTTTAATGGGACTGTAGCCAAGTGGTTTAAGGCGCTTAATTGTCGATTAAGTTATTTAACGTGGGTTCGAATCCCATCAGTCCCGCCATTTTTAGATTATTAAAAACAAAGAGTTTAATTTCTCTTGACATTCATATCCAATTTTGCTATACTATATTTGTTGTTAAATTCAGTAGAGCGAAATTGGATATATGTCTAGCACTGCGGTTGAAAACAAAATTACACGATCTCAGGCCTATGGCATTATTTCAGCCTATCTAGATGTGTTAACCGATCGAAATATTAATTTCGAAATCTGTGGTTCTTGGCGGCGCGGAAAAACTGAAATCGGAGATTTAGATTTTGTAATAACTGATTGCGCTATTAGCAAATTACTCGATGTCGTAGGTGACGTTTTTCCTAGCGCAGTACATCGGTCTGGCGGTTCTTTACTCAGCCTTAAGGTATTGTGTTATGGTAAGGAAATTCAAGTTGAGTTCATTACCGTGCCAAAGGAAAGTTTTGGATCCGCGCGCCTTCACGCTACCGGCAATGCTCAGTTCAATATTGCAATGCGAACATATTGCAAGAATAAAGGTTTCGATAAGTTGAATCAATATGGTCTTTTCAAAGATGGCCATATTATAGCAAGTGAAACAGAAGAGGATGTTTTTTCGGCACTGGGATTAAAAGTTATTCCTGCTGAAAATCGAGCTGATTTTTGGAAGATTTATAAGAATTACAAATTTTGATGCCAGATCGTTCAATTGGTTAGGACCCTAGGTTTTGATCCTGGTGATGGGGATTCGAGTTCCTCTCTGGTAGCCAATAAAATAAGTTTACCCAGCAAACTGTCGAAGGAAGGAAAACCAACCAAATTCGACCCCGAGTAGTTTGCTATTTCGGAATGTAGCCTAGTGGTTTGAGGCACCTGTTTCGGGAACAGGACGACGTGGATTCGAATTCCACCATTCCGACCAAGTTTTAGAATTAAATATTCAATTCTCTGGACGCCCTATAGTTTCAACAAGGGATAATATACGAAACAGGTATAATTTTCATGAGCGATGAAATATTCAAGTATCATGTCGGCGATTACGTCAAATGTCATGTAGATGGGGATTGGTCGGATATTGTTAAATTAACGATACCTACATACTATCTAAGTAGATCGGCATATTGGACTGACCATCAAACAGTTGTACTGCAAAGTGAAATAATTCGGTATTTGACAGAAGATGAAAAATTAATCTATATTTTGGGACAATGAGATTGGATATGCGATGCGACAATCTGTTTTAGGAAATTTTGATTTTGATTATAAGTACGATATTTATGATTTAGTTGAATATTCGGCTAATGGGTATCCGATTAACCGAACTATACTGATAGGAAGAGCTAGTCTTGGAAATGGGCCTGCATACATCATCGATAACGGGGGAATTATAATAGAAAGTGAAATAATTCGTGTTCTTCCAAAAGATGAAAAATTAATCTATATTTTGGGACAATAAAATGATATATCTTTGGTTAGATGATGTACGCGATCCAGCAAAATTCGGATGCATCGGATGGGATTGGGCCAAGAGCTATGAGGAAGCAATCGCGGCGTTAGAAACGGGCGAAGTCATATTTGCAAGTCTCGATCACGATATCGGCGCTTGCCTAGAATGCACAAATTCAAATTATCATATCGGTGATATGAAAACGGCTGAAACAACATTTTTTAATCGTTGTCCACATGTAAAGTCCGGGTATGACATTATTTGTTATATGGAAGAAAAAAATATTTGGCCGGTCAAGGGTGTTCGAGTGCATAGTATGAATCCCGTTGGTAAGGCTAGAATGGAACAGGTAATACGACATCATTATGGGAGGGCTTTTTGATGGCAGATTGTCTAAACGGGAAAGTTGCTCCTATTAATGGAACCGAAAAGCCCACAACTATGTGTCACAAATGTTATGGCCCAGTTCCTGGATTTTATTCGTTTTGTTCTGATGAATGTAAGAATAAATACTTTTTGAAACATACTCATTTGAAATCCATCGACGATCTATTTAATATTGGGTTCGGAAAGTATTAGAAATTATGGGGCGTTCAACTAGCGGTTAGGTTACGAGACCTTCAATCTCGGAGCATCGATTCGAATTCGATACGCCCTACCAAAATTATGGGGAATTCGTCCAGTGGTTAGGATGCATGATTCTCAATCATGAGACCGGAATTCAACTTTCCGATTCCCTACCAAAATTATGATACTAGAAGAAGCTATTAAAAAAGTAAAGTCGATTTATCCTACGGCTCGAGTGATTAGAGCAGATGGTAGATGTTACATACAGGATGGCTATCGAAAAATTAGCAGCTTTTGTTATCGAGAAGAAACTGCCTGGGCTAATGCAGCTAAGATTATAGATCGTGCGGTACTTGCAAGATTAGCAAAATAAGGAAAGGGTTTTTGGAAAAACTACTGTTGGTAATTAAGGCAGACACAAATGATGCCGATTATATAATGTCGATTAAAGAGATCACTACCGATGTGCTGGAAAAATTAAAGCCGATTTTTAAGGCTATCAAAGATAAGGATGGTGATTGGCCTCACGGGCAATCGTCAGATTCTACTGTGCGGGAAACATATGAAGACATTCTAACAGAAAATCAAATCGAGAATTTTAATTCATACTGTCCGTACAGCAACGGCGTCCATACTATTGAATCGATACGAGTATTAACCGTAGTAGACGAAAAGACATATCTATAGAGTATGAAAATAAATGAAATTTTATATGCAGATGCAATTCCGTCAATTAGTTGGAATACGGTTGATATATCCGCAGCAATACCTTTTGATTCTATAGATGGAAAAAATATTTTACAGCTTCGATTCGGTAATGAAATTTTTTATCTAATCTGTGATGAAAATAAAGAGGTGCAGGCATATGTAACTATTTTAGATTCACCAATCGATGATTATTATCCATTGGTAAGAATTGAAAATATCGCACAAATTAAAGGCCTCATTTCTATAATTATATTTTCATTAACCGCACATAAAATTAAATTAATCATACAACATACCGAGGAATTAACGCCTGACGGATTAAAATGGCTAGGAAAGTTATTAACGAACGGTGGTCGAGGGTTAATTTTTAAAGATCAAAATGGCAACCCAATTAATTTCTCCGATTTATCCAAAGAACATTTGGACGCCGAAATAAGTCTTCGTGCAAATACGTTGCATAATGCAAAAACCGCAATTTTAATTGAAAATAATTGTGCGGCGGATCGATTACAAAAAATTTCAGAAAATACTAAAAAGTGGAATTCACCTTCAATTATTAAACCTGCGTTCACTTTTTTAAATTCGAAAGATCTGTGGTAGCGCAGATCTGTAATATAATTAAATCATAGGACAGTGATTTGAAGAACAAATTTTTAGATTATGCACTCCTTTTGGCTGCATTATCGATAAGTTGTACCGCAGCTTTTTATTCAATTAATGGTTTAACAAGTATTTTTTCTGGAGCATTTACTGCTGTAATAACAATGGGCACGGTACTAGAAATTGCGAAGGTAGTTCTTACACTATTTCTTCACGAAAATTGGGGTCGAACCAAATTCTTATTAAGAATTTATCTATCAGCCGCAATTATAATTTTAATGACGATTACCTCAATCGGTATTTTTGGTTTTCTTTCAAAGGCTCACGTAGCACAAAGTTTAACTGGCGATGCAATTCAATCGAATATTGGAATTTACGATAGCCAAATTACAACCTTACAAGCAGAAAAACAATCCGATGAAGGCACACTTAAACAATTAGATACCGCAATAACACAAGTAATTTCGAGCAGCACAAATGAAACTGGTGCAACAAAGGCACTAACAGTTCGAAACGGCCAGCAAAAAGAACGAGCGCAAATCAATTCTGATATGCAAGATAAACAGAAACAGATTGATCAGTTACAGCAAAAAGAAGCACCTTTAAAATTAGAATTGCAGAAAAATAACGTTGATGTAGGGCCAATTAAATATATTGCTGCAATGATGTATGGAGATAACCCAAGTCAGGATTTATTAGATCATGCCGTACGTTGGATGATTATTTTACTCGTTATTGTTTTTGATCCATTGGCATTATCTATGCTACTTGCATTTGATCTTCACAATACATCGAAAATTATTGATGCGCCGATTAAACATAAGAAAAAAGCTCGCATAAATAAAGATGTAGATTCACTTATTAAAGAATTATTAGATGCAAGAATTGATGTTGATCAGTTAAGTGAAGAAGAAAGAACGGCTGTTGCCAATAAGTTACAACGGCAGCAGAATGAAAAGAAAGGTTTATAGACCCTTCGTCCAGTGGCTAGGACATTCCCCCGATTAGGGAAATACAAGAGTTCGATTCTCTGAGGGTCTACCAAAATTATGAACCAAGAAAAAGTTTTATCGATTTATCCTTTTCCAAAATTAATTAAATTTTGCCGAAATGAATGTGCATTATCGATTGATACTCTGGACACTCCTTATTATATGCTTATTAGTCGTGTTGTTCGAAATGAAAAGGAAGCATGGGCTAGTGCAGAAGAAGAAATTGATAAAATGTTTGTTAATAAAATATCAAGTTAACTGGTCCTGTAACTCAACTGGATAGAGTATCTTATAATTAATAAGGCCCCATCGGCAATGGATAGTCAATTTCGCTTCGAACGAAATTTAGTGTAGGTTCGACTCCTACTGGGGCTAATGATTCTAACACCGAATTTTGAATAAATATTAGCGAATGAACTCATTTGCATTAAAAATTGAAGTTTCTTTGGGAAATTAATTTCTAGATATGTATTACAATAATAGGTCCCGTGGCAAATTGCCCAAGGAGCCGCTGCTTTTGACGTGGTAGCACACTGAAATGCGGTAGTTCATATACGAGGAAAATATGCTTAAACCAATAGATCCAGTCACGATTGCATTAGATAATTATCTTGACTTAATTGCCCGAGGATGGGAACCAGAAACTTGCCTCCGCCAGTTACGAAAGCAATTATCAAAAATAATAAATGATCTAAATAGAAAGATTAATGCGTAAAATATATAGATTTACACAGTGCGTTCGTGCGTCGAGTGGCCAAGACACCGTTCTTACAAATCGGAAATGATCGAAGGTTCGAGTCCTTCCGAACGCACCAATTTTATTAATAATTACGATCCCGTCGTCCAAATGGATAGGACACTAGTCTACGAAGCTTGAGATAGCAATTCAAATTTGCTCGGGATTACCAATTATATACTGGAGTAATATGACAACCATTACCATTACGGAAGCAGCAATTTTAGCATTTTTATCCAAACAACCTTCCGAAAAACAAAGACGAAAATTAACAAATCGATTAGGAAAAGAAGCTAAAAAATTAGCAAAAAGTTTAAGAAGAGTTTAAAATTTCATTGCAGCATAGAGTAGACGCGAGGGATTGAGCAATAATATACGCACTCACGCGGTTTGTAAGTAACCTGTCAGTGAAAATAAGTATGCCGATGTATCTCAATGGTAGAGTGCCCGTTTCGTAATCGGGAGATGCGGATTCAATTTCTGCCATCGGCTCCAAAGTTTTTGCTCAGTTTGTCCAACTGGATAGGGCCTCAATTTTCGAAACCAAGTATGCGTGGTCATATCCCGCAGTGAGCATCAATTTAAGGAAAAATATGAAAATTAATGATATATGCAATGAAGAATCAGATAGAACGAGTTTTAATAGGGCATTTTTATACGAGTCTCCCGAAAAAATGCAGTTTAATTCATGGCCCGGTATTAAAAATATTGTGTTGGAAATAATAAAAATTTATCCAGAAAATGTTATTGTATTGAATATGGATTTAAAAAAGTTAGAATTACCCAATAACATTTACTATTGGGTAGAAAAGAATGATAAAATTGTATTAGCGGTTACACTAGAAAAACAAAAGTATGCCTATATTGTTAGAATGGTTGGAAAAGATCCTAATTTATTCGGGGTCCCACCGTTTTCAAGTGATTTATATCTATCTATTCTAAAAGACTGTATGCATAATATTTGTTTAAGAAGCGATAAAACATTAAGTGAAGACGGTTTTAAAATTTGGGAAAAATTATTTGATACGGGCCATAAAATTAGTCTTTACGATAAAAATAATCCGGGGCAGACATTTAAACATTTTAAATCATTCGACGAAATGAAAAAATATTTTGGTGTTGGTAAAAATTATCAAGATTATCAATATGTGTTATCTGAATCAGCTAAGAATTTTGCTGAAGCATTTTCATATTTTAGCCTACGGAAAGTGAGAGAGGAAAATAATTTACCATTAGATTAGGTGAAAAAGCTGTATGAAGGTCAATGAATTAATAAATGAAGATAAAAATTGGGGCGATGGAATTGACGGAAGAATTGACTTCAACGAATCCTGGCTCTTCATAGAGCCAGGACAGATGGAATTTGCAGCGTGGCCGGCGGTTAAAAACGATATTAATGATCTTAAAAAAGCCCGGCCAAATGCCGTGCAAAAAATCAATAACAATTTGTATAAAATGGATTTTGAAAATGATGTATATTATTGGTATGAAAAAGATGGAATACTTTGGATTGGATCGATTTTAGAAAAGAAACCTAGAAATGTTGCTGTTTTAATGACGGGAAAAAATCCCGATGCGTCCGGAAGTCCATATGCCAGCGATTTGTATCTTGCAATCATAAACGATTTAAAAAATTTATCTGGATCGCCAAAGAATTTGGTAGTAAGTGATAAAACATTGAGTGCATCCGGTTTTAAGATATGGCATAGATTATTTTCCGATGGACATGTTGTTTCGGTATATGATAGAACAAAACCTGGAGAAAGTTTTACTCGGTGTGAAACAGAAAATGAATTAAAATCTTTTTTCGGTAAGGATCGAAATTATCAAAACTATCGATATATTTTATCAGAGACGCCGGACGACCAGATAAATATTTGGCCATCATTTAAAATTCGTAAAGCTAGAGAAGAAAATAATTTACCATTAGATTAATATTGCTCCCGTCGTCCAACTGGATAGGGCACTTGCCTCCTAAGCTAGAAATAACGATTCAAATTTGCTCGGGATTACCAATTATATATCCGGTCATAAAGTTGGGTTAAATGATAAAACCGCTCCTGGTTCATCGTTCGCTAAATTTCCAACACTAAATGATATGAAGAAATATTTTCACGCCGATCATAAATATTAAGATTATCAGTATGTTCTGTGTGAGTCAAATTTTATGCTAGTCGAAGTGATTAGTAATTTCGGAATACGAAAATTTTGAGAGAAATCACCATTGGGAACAGAAGATTGAAGAATTTATAGGATATTAGAATGCCAATTAGATTAAACGAAATCGAAAGCGTATCGGTATGTATTTTGACGCAATATAAAAAATTGCCAAAAGCTGTAAAAATAAATTTAATCAATCGCATGAGAAAGATTTATAAACCTATAGGCGAACTACTCGCAGGTTTTACCCCGGATTTTACAACTCCGGAAATAATTTCTGCGACGAAGCGTTTTGAAAAATGGGCCTATAATAATATTCATTCAAAAAAACGATATAAGATTATAAGATTTTAATATCGTGGATTTACGGGAGAGAACCGCAGCTATAGCGGGAAGAGGTCGCACTAAGAGCGAGGGCCTAGGTGATAATGCGCATAAGAACTAGGATGCTGCTCTCCTTCTTGATGGTTGATGCTACTATCATTCTCCACCGTAAGTCCAGGATAAGTTTTGCCCCGTAACTCGTCGGTTCAGGATGGAAAAGGTTCAAATCTTTTCGGGGGCTCAAAAATTTGCATTGCATCGTGGAGCGGACACGAGAGATTACGCAGGTGATGTGGTCTTAAATCAGTCGATATTATGTTGCGATCACGGCAATATAATGGGATGCTCTTTGAGAGCAACTGAATAGCGGTGAGAGGTCAACTTAGCGGTTGATAATTAACCCGTCAATGCAAATAGTTTTTGCCGATGTATTTCAAAGGTAGAAAACCCGTTTCGTAATCGGGTAATGCAGTTTCAAGTACTGTCATCGGCTCCAAAGTTTTTGCTCCTTTCGTCCAACCGGATAGGGCCTCGGTCTTCTAAACCGAGTATACGGGTTCAAATCCCGTGGGGAGCACCAATTTAAGAAAAAATATGAAAATTAATGAAGATAAAAATTGGATTAGTGGTCGGAAAGATGAAAATACAAGATATTTTAGCTGAATCTGATATTGACGATAGGCTCTCTTTCAATGAATCCTGGCTTTATGAAGAGCCAGAACAGATGGAATTCGCCGCCTGGCCAACCGTTAAAAACGATATTAATGATTTACGAAAAGCTCGGCCGCAATCAGTTAAAAAGATAGGTGCCGATTTATACAGGATGGATTTCGATAGAGAGGTCTATTACTGGTATGAAAAAAATGGAATATTCTGGGTAGGAACATCATTAGAAAAGACCTCAAGAAATGTCGCGGTGTTAATGACCGGAAAAAATCCTGAGGCGTCTGGTGCCCCGTATGCAAGTGACCTGTATATTGCCATTTTAAAAGATTTGAAAAATTTAACCGGCTCTGCAAAAAATTTAGTCGTAAGTGATAAAACTCTTAGTACATCCGGTTTTAAGATTTGGCACAGATTATTTTCGGATGGCCATGTAGTTTCTGTGTATGATCGAACCAAACCCGGCGCAAGTTTTACTCGATGCGAAACGGAAGACGAATTAAAATCATTCTTCGGCAAAGATCGTAATTATCAGAATTATCGATATATTTTATCGGAATCTACGGATGATCAAATTAATATTTGGCCGTCATTTAAAATACGTAAAGCTCGGGAAGAAAATAATTTACCTTTGGAGTAGAAAGGAAAAATATGAATTTTGATCACATGATAACGATTACTCCGGATAGCGATAATATTCATTGCGGTAATTGTAAGTGGAGAATTATCGATGTATGTAATATATTCGAAACGATACTAGATATAGTACCTGGTCACGAGATAATCAATAAACGAATTATTAGATGCGCCGCTTGTACAGAGTCACAGGAGAAGATATCTTCATCAAAATGTCCTGATTGCGGCCATAATCATTATGAGCAATGCAAGGTACTTATTGATCAGGATGAATATTGCTGGTGCGAAGATAGACACGCTGCTAGCCGAAATAGTTAAACGGTATAACAAGACTTTGGTATAGTCTAGTTCTGGGTCCGACTCCCAGCTTCGGCTCCACTAACATGCTCCCGTCGTCCAACTGGATAGGGCACTTGCCTCCTAAGCTAGAAATAACGATTCAAATTCGTTCGGGAGCGCCAAATTAAAATAGCATAAATAGTAATAGGCCCTGGTAGCTCAGTTGTAGAGCGCTCGCCTTGTAAGCGAAAGGTCACCGGTTCAATTCCGGTTCGGGGCTCCACAATTTTAAGCGGGCTTTGGGTAATTGGTTGCCCGGTGGTCTTCCAAACCACTGTCGTAAGACATGCGAGTTCGAACCTCGCAGCCCGCTCCATTTCTTAACAAATCGGATAAAAATGAAAATATCAAACGACATTAAATTAGATTTTGATGATGTATTAATCGTGCCACAACCCAATAATATTAATTCGAGATCAGAGGTTGATCTATCGAGAACGTTTTATTTTCCCCGGGTTAACAAATCATTGCCGTGCATTCCTATTATTGCGGCTAATATGACAACCGTATCTAGTTTCAAGATGGCTAAAGAATTGGGCAGGCATCGGTTAATGACCGCACTGCATAAGTATTATAATGAAGATGAGTTAACAGCCTTTTTTGAAACTAATCTAGCAAAAAATTTATGTTGGTATACGGTCGGATCAAATAAAGAAGATCTTGACAAATTTAAAAGAGTAAACTATAATAAAACTATAGACAAAGTATGTATTGATGTTGCCAATGGATATCGCAATACTTTTCTTGATACAGTTTCAAGATTACGCGATGAAAATCCAGAAGCAATTATTATGGCCGGCAATGTTGTTACCCCGGATCAAACCGAATCTCTTATCAAAGCCGGAGCCGATGTTGTAAAGATTGGGATCGGAGGGGGAGCAGGATGTTTGACTCGATTGAAAACCGGAGTCGGGTATCCAATGATAAGCGCAATTTCAGAATGTTCAGAAGTTGCCTATGATCTTAATGCATTTATTTGCGCGGATGGCGGATGTAAAAATCCTGGTGATATTGCAAAAGCATTCGGCGCCGGCGCAGATTTTGTAATGCTCGGATCTATGTTAGCGGGGCATGACGAAGTAGAAGCGAAAAAAATTACCGATTCAACCGGTAATTCATTTGTTGAATTTTATGGAATGAGCAGCGAGAAGGCTATGCAGGAATTCAATAACGGTATGGCAAAATATCGCACAACTGAAGGTCGCCACGTTATGTTACCTGCAAAAGGACCAGTCGAAAAGACAGTTTTAGATATTCTGGGTGGCTTAAGAAGCACGTTAACTTATGTCGGCTCCGAAAATTTAAAGGAACTTTCTGATATGGCAATCTTTGTTAGAGTAAACCATACACACAATACGATCTATGAAAAGTTAGGAAACAAAATAGATTAAGGATCTTGTATGAGCAAGCTAGAAGATTTCAATAATGATATTAGTGTAGCTGCGGAATATAGTGACGAAAAGGCCTGCGATAAAAGTGATGTGGGGTATCATTGTTCTTGTTATGATTACGGCCAAGAATGTTGTATATGCGGCAAAACAATTTTTCCCCTAGATTATGAACAAGAAGTCTTCAATAAATGATTTTTAAAACTACGATTAAAAGTGAAATCGATAATACCCAAAAATTTATCTATACTAACGACAATAATCAAATTGTTGAAATTGCGTATATCGATAAAGATGATGGTAAGCATATGATGGGCGAATTGGACTCGCAAGGAATTGAATGTGAATTTTATGACCCTCCCGGTAGAGATGTAGGCGCATCATGTGGACAATTTCTTTTTGATTACTACAAAAAATATTCGAAGGTTGCCAATGGATAATTATCTAACTCTTAACAAATTAATCGAAGAAACTTATACAATGCTTAACGACATTGTTATTGTCAATGACGAAGTTGGAAGATTCGTTGGAATTATGGATGACGGCGAGGATTTTTATTACACGTATATTAAAATGGGTGGAAAAATTCGAAATTGCACGGCGGTTACCTGGTGTGAAAGTTTAAAAGGTGTTTTAGATCAACGGCATTATGATAGTATTGATAAAACTTTTGAACTCAATGGAGCCGCAAAGGTTTCAAAGTTTTTGGTTCTTAGCGACTATAGTATATCCGAAGAACAAAATAATGAAAATGAATTTGTACTTCGAAAAATTTTTGGAGAGAATTAATGACTACCTATTGGAGTTGTTCTAAAATTGCAAATTTAATTCGTGGTAAAAGTAAACCATATGTATTGTCATCCAGCAAATGGAACATTAGATGTTGGATCGCGGAAACCGCGTTAGATGCAATACAAGATTTTATTTATTGGCCTTTCCGAAGATTATACGATATTAAATATTACATCAATAATAGATGGGTTACAAAAACTCATCAACTAACAGCAAAGGCATCGCATCTTAAGAGAGGTCAATGGGTGGATGTTGACAATAGATTTCTACCTTGTCTATTTGATGAATTAGTAGATTTTGTTGAAATCGAAAAAGCATGGCTTTGTATCAATTGCGATGATGAAGCAAAAAAGAAATATTCTGCGCCTTGGTGGAGTCATGGAATATTTCGTTGGAGAACGTGGCGTAGCGCTGAGGCGGGAATTGCCCATCTTACTTGGGAATCGAAATTGATTTATGATAATAATTCTGGAATTGATCCGGCCAATAAGTTATATGGAAAACCTATGGAGCAGGCAAAGAATGCTATCGAAATCCTATCATTATATAATTGGTGGAAAAAAATATATTCAGCGAGATTAGATCCAATGGATTCCACTGGGTGGACTGATTATTGTAATAATAAGCCTGAACTATTAGGTGAAACCGCACCGGAAGATCGCAAACGAGTTAAAAAGATGCTTGCTGGTATGCGCCGAATAGACGCAACATACGAAAAAGAAGATACCGAAATGTTGATTCGACTAATTAAAGTGAGGAATTCTCTATGGACTTAAATTATTATCCATGTTTCGGCTGCGATGAATATAATAAGCCACTTACTTATTTTCCGGGATCCGAAAATCTTTTATGCGACGATTGCGCAAAAAAATATTATCCGACTCAAAAAGAAATAGATGAGGATATAAGAACTTTTAAAAATAGAAACGAGGCTGGAATTTTATAATGCCATTATATCTATATCGTTGTGAGCAATGTAATTTCGAATTAGAAAAAATACAGAGATTCTCAGATGAATCTCTTATCAAATGTCCCGAGTGCAATGAAAAAATGATTCGAGTAATATGTTCAGCTACATTGAATTTTAAAGGCACTGGATGGTATGAATCTGATTACAAAGGTAAATAGTTGTATGTTCCGACTTCGTCTAATGGTTAAGGCTCGTGGCGCTGAACCACGCAATAGGTGTTCGAATCATCTAGTCGGAGCCAAAGTTTAGAGATGTGATTTTCCGTCTCGTCAAGTGTGGCTGAGGCAACTGTCGGTTTGTTGCGCCAGGTTGTGACCCTGGGTTCAAAAGAACATCGCGGATTCGACTTCCGTCGGCCACCCCAAGTAGGTAATATGAAACAATATCACATAACGACCGCTAATTTCGATCATCCACAAGAAAATGATTGTGTGCTAGCCGAAGATGATCCACTTAACGGAATTAAGAAATCTATAATGCTCGGCGGTTTAGGAATGCAGCAAGCAATCGCAAACCAAAAATATTCAGCAGCAATTAAAAGGTATTTCGCGGATAAGGAAGAAACTATGCCTAAGAATTAACTCGATCTAATCCAGGGCCTGAACGCCCTGGTTTTCCGATCGAAAGGTATAAAAATATTTGGCGTCCACACTGGTGGAACATAGAATTATTACCCGAATGGGGTAAGTATTCGAAATGGAATATGAATTGTGGCTGTACTATGTGCCACTTCAAAAAATATTTTAAAGAAAAACGTAAACGACGTGAGAAATTAAAACAAGATATTGTCGAAGGAATTCATCTAATATGAAATCGAACTTCTATGAAACTTGGATCGCTGAATCGCCGAAACCAATCGGCTTAGCCGATTATTACGAGTTTCTGAAGAGAAATATAGATGAATTACTCGCGCTTGGTATAAAACCGATATCTAATAGAAATCTTAGAAAAATTGATCTAGATTCAATGATATATTATTGGTTTGAGGTCAATGGCGATATTCAGCTTGCAATAGAATTAGAAAAAAAGCCGCAAGGATTAGTAGTTCATTTACTCGGCAAAAAAGATAAGGGAATTGGACCGTATGCCGATGAATTATACGATGCTATTCTTAAGGATTCAAAAAAAGGTATTCGATTATTTAGCGATGATCAGGTACCTGATTCAGGATTATTGGTATGGAAACGATTATTAAGGTCGGGTCATAAAATTCTCGCGTATGATGGTTATAATTATCGTATATTACACACCGAAAATGAACTGATCGATAATTATAACGATACTGCAAAAAATATTCGATTCGTGTTAACCGAATCCTCAACGTTGTGGGAAACAAAAAATTTTTTCGACATTCAACAAATACGAGATTTGGCGGGATACAATGACATTAAAAAGTAACATATTTTTTATGAAAACCCTTCTTTTCACTTCGCTTGTATTAATCTCTGGGTGCGGCTATAATAAATGGTCCCAACCTATTGTATCGTTTTCTGCGACCGCGCCAGCTACATTTGATTCAATTTCAACCTTATACACGACTAGCAACAGCATTCATATTATGCAAGAGCAGGCTGTTTTGGTGGATCAATACTCCGTTTCAAATTTTAAACCCAACCAAATTACAAATTTTATATCAGATAAAGATTTATTAATTCGTACAAATTCTCTTGCAAGCCTAAAAACCTATGCAGCCGCGTTAGAGTCAATTGTTAATCCAACCGTTGCAATTCCAGCCTTACCTTCTTCTATTGTTGAACCCACTATTTCAACGGCGCAAAAGAACACTGGTCAAGAGTTAGGAATTGCTGCCGGGCAACTAAACAACATTACTACTCAATTCCTACATAAACGGGCAAGGCATGATTTGCCCAAAATTATTAAAACCGCAGATCCGTTAGTTCAACAGTTTGTTGTTTTATTTGTATTAGATCTTACTGATCTCAAGCAGCAAGAAAAAAATGATTATGAATCGGTGTTAATTTATCAAAGTCAATTTATTCAAAATAATCAGGATAAAATGTCGGCTGTTGAAAAACGAACGGAAATTGAAAAATTAGCGCAAATCGAAAAAGATGCATTAACAGCCCAAGCAAATCTTGATTCTGCAATTAATAATATACAAAAATTAGCGGTAATTCATCATCAGTTAGCCGGGGAAAAATAAAATGACAATAGACGACGTCCAAATTCAATTAACAACCTTATATTGGTCAAGCAAGCCTGGACCTATTCGGGATCAAATTACCCAAATTAAACATGATGTAAATAGATTATCCGATTCGGCTCTTGCGATGGACATTTCGAATCGAACCGAAAATTTTTCCAATCTTGCTGCAATGTTCGATAAATCCATAATTATTTCGATTCAGAATCTGGTTAATTCGATTAAAGATGATATTGAATATGCCAACCAGGTTAATAATACGCTTGGTATTTTGGAAAAATTGGTATCTTCGGTACCGCTATAAAAAATACTTGCTTTTTTCCATTGGCCATGCTATCATTAAAGCATGGCCGCTTCATTTAAATCTCGAGTGAAAAAGATGTATCCAAACGCATTGATACTGTGAAAAAGCAATACTTTGGGATCCATATGAAGAAGACTATTATCATTGGATGGGCGAGTTTACTCGAGAAGAATTACTATGGGCGCATAAAAAAGGTTGGGAGTTTTCTAGATATGGTAGAAGTCTAATACATGGATTAACGCATGCCTATATGATCGATCATATTTTTCCAACCAAGATTGCGTTCACACCAGATAAAGATACCGAATTTTTGCTAAGGCTAATGCAATGACACAATGGATTGTTCAGGATTCGTTAAATTGGACCGCTCTGCAAAACAATTGTAGTCCGTTAATTAGCACTTTGCAAAAAATGGGTATTCCGTTTACATTATGCGGCGTAATTCCATTTGAGCATACAATTACCGGTATTGAACAGGTTAATTTTTCAATTCCGACAATGTTTTATGGTGGTACGGTATTACCAATTTTAGCAAAAAAACTAAATTGTTCTACCGGAATATTCTGGGAAGATGGCTGGTGGAATCCCAACATTTGGGCTACTCATCGAAAAGATATGTTAAATCAATCGGTTAACACTATTACCCTATCACAGTTAAGAGAAGATTGGATCACTCAACCGGTATTTGTAAAGCCTGTTGCTGTAAAAGAATTTACCGGTATGGTATTGGAAGGCCCAGATAGAGATTGGTTTAATGAAGAGTATAACGAACTATCCGGTGATTTAAAAATTTGCTGTTCACCTATTCAAAAAATTGAACGTGAGTGGAGATTCTGGATCATTGATGGAAAAATCATAACCGGCTCTTTATACAAGAAGTATGGGTATCTTACTATTAGAGAGCCTATTGGTGTTGATATTTGGAAAGCCGCCGAACAATTATTAAAAAACTGGGTACCATCAGACACCGTTGTGATGGATGCTGCGCAATTAACAACCGGCGAATTTAAAATTGTTGAATTTAACAGCATTAACTCTAGCGGCTTTTATAACGCCGACATTAGTAAGATAGTTACTGCAATCGAGAAAAAATATGAATGATTTTCCCCGTTCATTTTTAAAATTTAAACGAGTTGGCTTTTTATTTCGAAAAATTGAAGTTCTAAAAATTTCAGGATTTATATTTTCCGCCACCGGGGAAGTGGATCGAAATCGAATTTAGAAAAACTAAAGTTGAATCGTTAGGTATTTTAAATTCCAGGAAAGAAGCAGAATTCTATTTAAAGTTAATCAAATGACTCATAAAGAACAAATATTAAAATTATATCCAGATGCGGTGCTGTGTAAAGACACTCATAATTATGGAAAACAACGAGGAGGAGAGCAAATTTATATTGTTTTGCATCAACTTCCGTGTGAACTTAAAGATGTAGTTAAAAATGGAATTGTAACATGGGATTTTCAGCAAAGACGGGATAATATTAAAATGAAACCGTTAGGTATTTGGGCTATTACCGAACAAGCGGCATGGGAGACGGCATGGAGGCGAATACAAGAAAAGCTGCAAATGATATTGGCGGAATAATTAATTCTGTTAGGTCGGTATATCCGGATGCACTTGCAGTTACTAATCGATTCGCCACCGGGTTCGATTTGCGCGAAACAATTTTACCAGAAAGTTATACCATAATGATTGGTAATAGATCTAGCGACACTATTTTAAACGATTGGCGGGAATATTTATTTACGTGGTATGAAATTTCCCATATGGAAGATGCGCATCGAATTTCTAAATGGGACGATAGTATCGATCTTGCGTGGGAAGATGCCTTGAATAGCATCACGTTAAAAATATTAAGGACGCTAGAATCATGACCGCGAAAGAATTTGTAAAATCGGTTTATCCTGCTGCTCGGGTCTGTGTAGATACTTCAGAGTCTTCGGATCCTCTCGATCTTCCCTGTATTATACTCACCGGGCAGCAATGTTTATCACCGTGGGCAGCTACCGAAAAATTGGCATGGAATAAAGCAAAAAAAATAATTGAATTGAAATTAATATCGAGGTTAAATAATTGAAAGGGTAGGTTAAAATGGATTTATCGAGAAAAAGTTGCTTAGTTTTGAATTCTGCATTTGAACCGTTATCTTTTTGCTCTGCAAAGAGAGCGGTGACTCTTATATATAAGGGTATTGCTAAGACTGAAAAGACACGGCCTGAAAAAATTTATACCACAACTATGTGGGATGAAATAACCGGCGATTTTATTCTCGTTGATCAATTTTTGCCGTCTGTTATTCGTTTGCTCGAATATAAATTTATACCTGTAAGACTTCATATTCTTACTCGACGAAATATTCTCAACAGAGACCATAATACCTGTCAATATTGCGGTAAGGTTTTCTCGCCGAAAGCGTTAACATTGGATCATGTGCGGCCTAGATCTAAAGGAGGCCAATCTACCTGGGAAAATCTTGTTGCATGTTGCCATTCTTGCAACAATAAAAAAGGCAATAAATTATTAACAGAACTTACCGATATGAAATTAATTAGAATGCCACGTTCGATTGGTATTCACACAAGCCGACATCTATTACGCAACCTAGGTATGGATGATCCTGATTGGAGAAAGTTTTTGTTCTACGATTCAGACGAAGGAGAAAACCAATGGACAGAAGAACTCGAAGGGAACGTACCGATAGAATAGTAAATCGAAGATTTCGAGAATTTAAACGAGTGGGTAAACTCGAGGAAAATATTACACCGCAAGATTCTCCTGGATACTTTAAGAAGAATAATGGGTTTAGTATCACAAAACAATCTTCTAGATTATGGAACAAAATTTGCAAAAAGAGATTTTCAATTTGGAAATTTAAAAAACGAAATAATCTAGAAATTGAATTAGATTAAAAATATGAGGTGACTTTTAAAAGTCACCTCATATTTTTGTCTGTAAAATAAATACTATTATGAAGATTAAAGAGTTACTAACCGAGTATAAAGCTAGCCCAAATATTTTAATTTCGTTGGCCTCAAAAATTAATGCCAGAGTAGGTATTGAATTTGAAATGGCAGTTCCGAATATAATGGTGGCCCCCGAGGTTAGCAGTGAACGAGATGATATTATGGACGCAAGATGTTCAAGCATCGACCAAATCGTTGAATTTTTTGATGAGGGCATGTATAATTCACGGGAAGAAATACGTAATCTTCGTACCGAGTTAGAATCAAGTTTTGATACATGGTGGCAAGAAGAATGTGATAAAAACTGGAAAAATTATGGTAAACAAAATTCGATTGAAAAATTCATGGCAACTACCAACCTAGAAGGTGACGAAAAAGATCTAGTCGAAGAAAATTTATACGATGAAATCGGCGATGAATATACCGAAATAAAAGATGATTGGTTCTCTAACGAGGAAGACGACAAAGATATTAACGAAGTCAATTGGTTGGTGGATGTCGGATTACGATGGTTAAGTGGTGTTGAAGAGCAATATAATCTTGTATGGCCGTATTATATAGAATCTGAAGGTGATCTAGAACCCGATCTAGATCGAGTATCTTCTTTGTTTTCAAAAAATGTTGCCCACGTCGCGTTTACTTCGGATACCTATCATGGAACGGGAAGAAGTGATTCGGGATATTCTATTGAGCCTGACTCCTCTATTGAAACCGCGAACGATGAAACCGATGCTGGGTTAGAATTTATTTCCCCGCCAATGTCATTTTTATCAATGAATGTTGATCTTGCAAAAATAATTGCGTGGGCATCTAAATATGGATGCTACACCAATAGCTCTACAGGTTTACATATAAATGTAAGTTTGCCTGACTTTAATAAGTCAAAAATCGATTATACTAAGTTAGCTCTAATGTTGGGTGATAATTATATTCTCGATCAATTTGGGCGCGGGGCGAATACTTTCTGCAAACCCGCTATTGGATTAATCGGCGGAAAATTAGCTACCGATCCCGCACTTGTTAATCAATATTTGTCTAATATGAAAGATAAAATGTCAGGATTTGCAATAAGAGTTGTGAGTAATATATTCGCCGATACTCCTAAATATACCAGTATTAATTTGAAAACCGGATATGTTGAATTTCGCAGTCCCGGTGGGGATTGGTTACACGCCGATATTAATGTTTTGCAAGCAACTATTGCTCGTTTCATTGTAGCTCTTGATGCGGCTTGCAATCCAGAAAAAATGAAGCATCAATATTTGAAAAAATTATATATTTTGCTTTCAAAATATACAACCACTCCCGAAGAACGAGAATATGCACAATATGTATCTGCTTATCTAGCAGGCCAATTAAGCCAATCTGCGTTAGTTCAATATTTTCGAGAGATACAGGCTGCGAGAATATCGGTTACCCCCAACAAGAAGAAATTACCGCTTCCTTAACGGTTGGCTAAATATAGATATGAATAATACTTATGACAATGCGACGTTAGGCGCTCAAATAAAAATCTTGGGTACAAATGCATCTGCGTTCGTCAATTCTATAAATTCTGCAAATATCTATGGGGTTACGGCTAACGTCTCATCATCTAAAATTAATATAATTGTTTCCATACCGGGATCTTTTAATATTTATGAAACGGATACTAAAGATACACCCCTTGCAAATGCCGGCATTCAATCTGGTTCATATGATACTTCTTCCGGAACATTAGAAGATGAGGCGAGTGACGCTCTCACTACTGAAAATAACATAAATATGAGTACCGATGGTAATTTAACTGTAATAACCGGCAGTATTTCCAATCCTACTTTTGAAATGGATAGTTATTTTTCAATTGGGTCTAATTGGAACGCTATTCTTAATGCAATGCCCAAAAATCAACGACGATTATTAAAACTTATGTACATTGCAGCGCCAGAACGACAAAAAGTTGGCACTCCTTCGTACAGAATTCTTAATGTTTATGCAGGTACTACAAGTCCAGTTAAAGGTCACCCTTGGACAACATAATTAGAGGATAACATGTCGATTAAAATTTCACAACTTCCTACAGCGGCGGCAGTATCGGATTCAGCTATTTATCCGTTAGTTGAAGCAGGCGCAACCCAAACTGCTTCCAGCGTGCAATTAGCATATTATATGTCCGGTAAAATTAAAACAAATATTACCCTCTCTCCAGGAGCAAGCGGCAATTTTTCAGTTGCACATAATTTAGGAGGGAATCCTTCTGCGGCTCTTATTCAAATGACCAGTGGCGGTCAAATTTGGTTCCAAATTCCATCTTATGATTCTACCAATTTAAATCTTGTTGCTTCCGATGCTTCGGTTACCGGCAATGCTATTGTTTTCATCTAGGAGATTATGAAAAAAATATCGGCACTTATATTATTACTTTTTGCTTCATGTTTATATTCTCAGCAAATTAATTTAAGATCGGATGTTAAAAATCAATTGCCTATCGCAAATGGAGGAACTGGCTCCGCAACCGCCGCAGGAGCTTGGGCAAATCTTTTTACTGGCGCCGGCATTGCGGCTAACTGTCCTGTATTAGCAACCGCATCTAATGGAGCAATTACTTGCTCTAGTTTTACAGGATTGCCGTCTGGATGGACCGCAACAGGCAGTGGTAGTTCGCAGGTTGTAACAGCTCCTGGTACCTTCGCGGCGGGCACTGCGATTACATCCCCTTTGGTCAATAACGGTGTGTCAGCCTGTTATTTTTCAGGCTCGACTGCCGATGTGAAAATAGCGAATGCCTTTGCATCACTCCCATTGTCTCTGGGTAAGGTAGATGCAAGTTGCCTTGGAACTACTACGCAGGTTCTTGCCGGGACGATTTCCCTAACTGCTGGCCAAGAGCTTGATTTCTCGGATGCAACGACAATTATTCCCGCAGCAGTGTCATCAGACGTGGTGCATGTAGTGGGAGGGAGTATTCTCAAAGGACTTCATGTTGGGCTGGGGAATTATCCAATCACGTATTCTGGAAGTGCGGTAAGTTTTACCTGCACCACCGGGGGGCCAATTATAGGGCCTGAAATTGATAATTTATCTATTGATGGAGCAACTTCAGCGCCAGGAATAGGACTACTTATTAACTGCCCAACTTTGAACTATGGCGCGGCGTATACCCATGTCAATGGAATGTACACTAACGGCGTTTTGCGGCCATTGGTTCTTTCAACCTCGAATGGTGGTTGGATTAACGCAAATGAGTTTAAGGGCCTGACTTTTCTTGCCGTATCTACCTCAATTCCCGCCACTGGGATCACTCTTTTAAATGCAGGAAAACAAATCGAGGCGAATACATTTGAGGGGTTTTTTGAAGGAAATGGAACCCCTTCATCTATTGGAATATCTGCCACAACAACTACGACCGCTACTGCGAATATTGATGCCAACACGTTCAATTTCAATATTTACGATTCGGCATATTCCTGGTATGTGCCGTCAAGTTCGGTTTCCGGAAGAGTAAACGTGAACTGGGTACAAGGACTATTAAATGGAACAAGCATAGATACGCTCGGGGCAGATTATATTCAGAATTATTCGAGCGATGCGTTTAATTTCTATACTTTACAGGCTAATGCACTTACTTTGTATCCTAGCCTCACACAGACTGCTATCGCTATTGTTCCTGCCGCCAATGACACGCGAGCAGAAGTATATGGAGCGAACAGCAGCAACAGTGCTTATATGTGGAAGATTGACGATTCAGGAAATGCGATGTTCTCAGGCAACGTCGCGGCTGGCGCTACCCCCTCTGCTTTGGCAACCGTAGCCATCATCGGCGACTCGCTGACACAAACAACCTATGGCCCACTCTTAGGCAATGCATACGCTCCATTGCCATCAGGTCTCACCGTAACCAATTTGGGGGATTCCGGCCAGTCTCCAGGCCAGATCGCGGCACGCATCGGCGCGGTCCCCACCTATGCAATATCCTCTACGGGAACGATTCCCATTACCGGCACAGCTACCATGACATTCACAGTTGGCTGGGAGCCAGTGAATGCTAGCACTACGGGTCAATATCTTCATGGCACATGGGGTGGAGTTCCAGGGAAGGCAACGTATAGCTCAGGCTGCTGCGCTTGGGTACCGGACGGTACGGGATCACCTGTCTCAGTGAATAATATTTATGGAGCGCAGTTCATACCGGACCAACCGAGTCGCAACGCCGTCGCTCAGATCTTCGGCATGGGGCACAACGTCTCGCAACAAGCACCGCAGTACGTCTACCAGAATCTTCTGGCATCAGTAGCGAATGTGCCACCGTGGGAGCTTTATGCAGTCTGGTCGAACACATACGACAACGGAAACTCCGCAGTTAATTGGTCTGGCGGCCAGTTTTGGACGATTAATCAGCAGCTCAATGCTTGGGAGCAAAGCACTTTTGGATCGCACTTTATCAACGTGAATACTCCGATGTTGGCCGCTTACGACCCAACGTCGGCGGTAGACATCGAAGACGCCACAATTCATCTCGTTGAGCCATCTTCTCTTCGCGCTGTGTACGGCTACGGGACACTAACCAATGCGATTGGCGCGACTGACACATCTATACAGATGACTTGTGTAGGTGGTTCCATTCCTCTAAATGAAGATATGCTTGTTTTTGATACTGGAGCCAATCAGGAGTTGGCATTCATCACAGCCGCAAGCGGAAGCTGCCCAGGTACGATCACCTATACTGTCAACCGATTAGGCATAGGCAACAACGAAGCCCACAGTGCAGGCGTACCGGCTTACAATGTGGATCACCTGCACATGGCTACCCCTTGCATAGCATCCCTTACCGGAGGAAACGCCAACAATCCCAATGGTTGGTGCGGAGGACAATACATAGCAACCGCCGTAGCAACTTATGTCACCGCGAACTATAACCCCTCTTCCGCCCAGGCACCCGCATTCACAGGCTTGCCAGATGGCTCCGCGCGGCTTCCCAGCACCTTGCCAACCTCCACGACTCAGTCACAATACGGAAGTGCTGGTAATCCGGTCGCCCTGGTCAACGCGCAGATAGGATGGTTCAGCGGTAACATTAGCATGGGGATGGGGATCATCAACGCTCCTCAAGCCAACCTTGCGACCTTGAATCTCGGAAATTTACAGAATACAACTGGTTCTCCATTATCCTTTTTCCCAAGCGGGAGCTACTACTATTTTTCTCCGTCGAGCGGGGCTACCGTTTTCCTTGGCTCCGGGTCTAATCCATTCAGTTGGATTTACGGGGGGTCTGAGTCGCTTACAAGTACGAGTGGAGGACTTTATGGTGTCGGTTCGGCCCTACTCCTACCTTCCGGAAACGCACAACCTGCCAACTACTTGATTGGCACAGGCTTGAGCGGGGGTTCATACGGTCCTAAGTCTCTTGCCTCTCTCGGGCTAGTTGGAACGGGATCAGCCAACACCTTCACGGCTAATCAAACAATAAGTAACTCTACAGGCCCGCAGTTGACGCTTAATAATGGGAGCGGAACTACGTTCGGGATCACTCAGTCTGGCAGTTACACCGTTTTCAATGCAAGCTCCGGGTCCTACTACGTTCAGATCGCCGGAAAGAACATAGCGCAGATATTAGCGTCAAGTGTAGAATGGTTTTCGTTGGGCACCGCTACCTCGTCATCTGGAAATTACAACAGCGTGTCAACCAATTATTATGGGAGCTATTGGAATGGTAGCTCGGCAGTATCGGATGCTTGGAGCGTTGGTGAAAGTCTGAGTTCTGGCACAACGCCTACAAGCGTCTTCTACATCAGTAAGATTGGCGGGGCGGCGTCGTGGCAGGTGCAGATGCCAAACACGGTTTTAATCGGAGCTACGCCAACAGTTTCCGCTAGTCAGGTGGGTTTTGGAAATAGCACCACAGCTTCGTCCAGTTGCGGTAGTCTAACCAGTTCCGCCGGATGCCTTACCATCAACGTTGCGGGCACTCCGCATTACATCCCGTATTATTGAGAGGATCACCATGAACAAGATTGCATATGTTTGCGCACTTATCTTGGCGGGACTTCCTTTGTTTGCGCAGTCCCCCGCGCCAAAACCCCAAGCCCCTCAACCTATCACAATGGTCGAGCTACAGGCACAACTTGCAGAGGCTCGGCTGGAGATCGTTCAGCTAAAGCAGGCCAATACGGAATTGCAAATCCAGATTCAGTTGGCGCAGAAGGCGGCGCTCGGGCCATCGCTCGACCAAGTGCGGCAGCAGGCGCAGCAGGCGGTGCAGGACGCACAGCAGGCCGCCAGATCGGCCCGGGCAATGGCGGATGCGGAACATCCCAAGAAGTAACGTAGTTGTGTGCACTGCGGTGCCTGAGAAGAACCGGCAAGAGAAAGCCCTCCTCAATCTTCCGAGGAGGGCTTTCTAGCTTTACAGGAACGTTGATGTAAAATCCAGGATCAATCGGTGGAATATGGCACCTCCTTTCTGCTATTCGGTAGCATTGAGAATGAAGTCAAAAGCTGCAAGCTCCTCGGCGCCTTCGATCTTTACCAAAGCATTCTGCCAGTCCATGTATTTAAACATGAGGCCAGCTTTTGTAGGAATCATGCCGCCAGCATACTGGCCAAAAAGGATACGATCGCCGACTTTGAAAGCAGCTTTAGCTTTGGCCTCGGCACCCATAGAGACTACCACACCTGTTTGCGGGAGGTTCTTGGAGGTTTTTGGAATAATGATTGTGGCACCAACGCCTTTGCAGTCTGGACAAAGCTCATCCTTCTCGACTGACTTGTAGTCGCCGCCGCATTCAGAACAGGGAATGTCTTTCCTTGCTTCTGATGCTGCTGATCCAAGTGTGTTTGAAATTTGAGCGATCTCTTCTAGAGAGTACTTGCGTCCTGATCTACCGCAAGTTACACACTCACACTGGTGCTTGATACGCTTTCGACCTTTGCAAGTCTTGCATTCATAACCTGTGACAGCGAGGTCAATACTGACAATAATCCGCTCTCCTAAACCCTCAAAGGTGTAAGGAAATCCAGGAAAAGAAACCTTGTTTGATCCGTCAAGCACAAGATCCTTTACGCTAATCTCACCTGCATCGTCAATCTTTTTCAGAAGTTCTGCTTCGCCTTCAAAGGGCATCTACGGTCCTACCTTTCCGTTTTTTGCTGCTGGTGAATAGTACGTTTGCTTGTTCTGGGTTGTTTGTGTTATGAAACCCATTGTTTCGAGAATGAATAGGATACGATCAAGCGTCTCGCTGGTCATGTGGCGATGCAATGCTCGAAGCATTTCACGTTTGGATGCACGGCCATACTTTTCGATAAAGTCTTGTACACGTGCAGTGGCTGCTGCATCCATGCTTTCTCCAGCACCACGAAAAAGCTTTCGGAGAGAAGCTATGATTTTACCGACTTCTGCTATAGCATTGGCCATATCAAAAGCCTCAATCAGCAGGGTATCGCCGCGAGAAGCGGAGAAAATCATGGCAAGCTTTAAGACGTGTGCTTTCATCCTAGCACGAAAGTTTGCTACGGCCTCAGAATCATCTTGAGATGCGGCAGCGCGGTTCTGCTTTAGGAAGCTTTCAAACATCAGACGTGCCGCAGTATCAACTTTGAACTCACCATTCAGCGAGGCAATAGTTTTGAGGTCGGTTATAAGCTGATCGTATAAAGCTTTCGAGCGAGCATTCTTTTTTAGCGGCTCCGGCCATGGAAGATCCTTGCTTGGATTCTCCGCATAGATAAACATGCATCTGCTAGAGAAACCGCCAGTAATAACCATGTGCGCTTCACGATTGACATTACGCAAAAAGTCAGGTACACTAGCAGCCAATAGACTACAGCACATGTTATCAATAAATACACTGCCTTTGTTTTTAGTTTGGTAATCATAAGTTTTCTTGCTCCATGCCTCCTCCAGAAACTCCAACATCCACTCAGAAGCACCGAGCAATACTCGCAGCTCGGTGCTGAAAAGCAGGCAGTTATGATCCTTTGCGCCGATCACAAGCTGCATGTTTTTAATTGTCGGTGGCGCTGACCAGCCATCTGCAATGCGTTCGAGAATGCGCTCAGCGGTTATGCGGTCACTGAGGGTGTTTACAACCTCGGCGGGCTGAGCATCCTTGATCATATCCTCGATGATATTCATTGCTGTGCCTTTGCCAACCCCAGGCGGGGCAACCAGCACTACAAACATGTTCGGATAAAGTGTGTACGTGCCAATCTCGAAATGTACGTTGTTTTTCAGCGCCGCACCAATAAGCGAAAGCGCACTCCAGACAATGAAATTATCCGGCGTGTCCGTATGCGGAGAGACGCAATCGAAAAATGCTTCGTGGAATGCTTTTCTCAGAACCCTAGCCACAAGATGCCTTTCTTACACTACTGGAATAAGTACCTGCTTTGGCTCCGCCGCGGCTAGAATATCTCGAAGTTTTTCCATCGCTCGTGCTACTCCTGCTCTGGAGATTTCTTTGATCTTGACTGTGGTTTGGAAGTCGTAACCGAGTTCCGCTTCGATTGGGATGTTGACTTCGATTCCATTGTGAAACTTAATAGTCCTGTCAAAGGCGGCGTTGGTTCGGAGAAGATATTTATAGACTGTTTCAGCGTCTGCTCGAATATCTTGGACAATGCTATCATGGCCTTCCTGGACGATAAATCGTTCTTGAATTCCATAGTTACTTTCGAGTTTGAGGAGAGCAAAACCGGTATTATCACCGACGACTGATTGTGGAATGTAAGCGTATGCTTCCTTGAAGACCGTCGCGTTTGAGTCGTTTGGTCTGGCATCGAGGAATTGCCTTTCTCGCCCAAAGGGCGTTACAAGCATGTGGGTTTTGGAGATCTGGTCCTTGACGTACTTGTGGAAGACAAGGTCTACTGACGGATCATGCTCTGCTACCTTTTTGAGTAATGCTTGACAAGCGACCTCGCTAAAGCTAAAGCCTTCTTGTGCTAGGGCGTCGCTCATACGCCCGGCCTTCATATCGTAGTTGCTGGCGTGACGAGTTTTTTTACCAAGATACCTCTCCATTGAATCTTTCCACTCCCCCGGAGTTTTCGCAGCGAGCGGAATTCCAAAAATAACACTGGCGAGTCTCGTGTGGCGGCCATATACATCTGTATCATCGCGTAGCTCTTTCAAGGCTTGATAATTCTCGCTGAGCGCCGATACTGGCCAGTCTTCGGCGGAGACTTGATCGACCATTAAAAAGATGTTTCCTGGACGTGCGACAAGGCATCGCCTGTACATTGCTGCTACGTCGCTGTGTTTAGGGAAGTTCTGAGCGTTATTTCCAAAGCCGAAAGTATGGCGTCTGGATGAACGTCTACCAGTGAGAGTTCCGGCAACGTTGTAGTTAGAGAGAAAGTACGCTTCTCCGGATCTTTCCAAGAGTCTAGCGCTAAGGTAAGAAGAGTACAACTTTCCGAGTTCTCTAATTTTGAGAATTGCTCTAATAGCAGGATCGCCTCCCGGATAGTTAAATTGATTTTTAGAGAGCATCTTCTGAAGCGCAAGCTCTCCTGTGCTGTATCCTTGTTCATAATCTCCCTCCGAGTTTTTCTTTGTGATTTTTACTACTTCGTAGCCGAGGTTTTTGAGGCCGGTTAGGAGTGCGAACTTTCCTTGAGTAGCATTGATGTTGATTGCACCGCTGGCATTCAAGCCTTTTATAGCTTCGTCCGGTGCATTCGCCGCGCCGACAAAAACCTTTGTACCCCATTGATTGCTGGCGATTGCTAGTTGCTGTGCAACCTTTGCTTTGACAATGGCTTTAGCTTCGGCGATCCGTTGGACATTGACGCAGATGCCACGATTACCGACATGGTAATAAGCTGCTTGAAGAGCGTGCTCATAAGATGAGGTTACCTTATCTGTCACGTTCCTCCACCTTTGGTGTACTATAATGAAGATCAGGTTTTCTCACGCGAACAGAAAAAATCAAGTCGCCGTTTCTTATATACACATAGTACGCTGCGGCTGTCTCTGTGCATGATGGGCCTTCTGGGATTAGCTCGCATTCAGCGCGAGCATGGATTGGCTCGCTCATTGCTTCTCCTTTAACTCCGCTTCGATCTTTGAGCACTCCGCAATAATGTTGCGGAGTGCTTCCTTGACTTCTGTTAGCATGTGTGTTATTGGAAACTGTGCGATCTTTCCTACGGATTCTCGAATTGAGACAAGAGAGACCTCTACTTGGTTGTTCATACGTTCTCCTACTTCAACTGTGGGCGTTGTTGGAATTCAAGTTCTTGTTGCTCCCAAACCTCATATGTTACGCAAACATCCAAACAATTGTATCGCCGGAGTTTGTCCATATGCTTTACACTCCATCCATGGCCTTCGTCCTTGTAATAAGGCTCCCGCGTATATTGCCGAGTCAAAAACTGTAACTTATGCGAAAGCTCTGGCCACAGAATATGGTGTCTTAAAAGTGTGTCTTGTACACGATCCAGCGAGATTTGGAATCCAAGAGCCTCAAAAAAAAGCGCGTCAAAATTGAAGAAGTTCTGCCCCAGTATGGGCTTTCCTTTAAGCAATAAATCCAACGCTCTCCAAAGAGTCCTATTCTCACTTGGGCTGTCACGGAATAAGTTGAAGGATATCCCGAAGTCATGGCTGTCAGCAATGCCAACGGTAATCGGGTATCCAGGATGCGGAAGAAAGGCGCTTCCTTTGCGAGGGTATACTGTTTCAATATCAATTGATAAGAGTGGCGCTTTCCTGAATCGCTCAAAACATGACAGTATTTCGTTAAGCTCAAGATTTCCATAACGCATTGTCCTTTCTGGAAGCGGCCGCAGCGTACCATGCTTTTGCCAATAGACCAGCTCGTCCTGAAGCTTTTGCAGGTCCACGTACACCGTGACGTTTCGCTCTTTCCAATCGCCGACACATCTGTCGGGACCGTAAAGTGGCATCATGTAGTGCGGGTATTGGAGAACACCGCATTGCAGCAAGCTACCGGCATACTTCTGTAGTTGGCCAGGATTTGTCTCAACGGTCTTCGGTGTACGAAGTTCTGGCAAAAACCAACCAGCAACATCGCCAATCACAATAATCAACGGAGGCTTAGAAGCTGAAAGCTCAGACTCCAAATTTGTATAAGCGTGCAGATCATCAGTGTTAGGAGCACGAGAAGTGAAATACACACTGTAAGGATCAATACCAGCTTCACGAAGCATCTTGTCAAAAACATGCCCGAGTCCTCCTGACATGAGAGTATCCTTGCCGGTTTTTGGATCGTAGTCAGAGCTATAAGGCTTTGCTAGGATACACCAGATACGTGCATTGCGATTACCGCGTGGTTTGATGTAAGGCATTAGGCAAGTATCCTATCCTTTATATCACGCAACCAAAACAGCATCTTCACGCTAACCGGCGCGCCGTCTCTAACACGTGCTATCATATCATACTCGTGCGAACGAAGCTCGTCTTGGTAGTCGTCGAGCATTGTGATTATGCGGAGGGCTTCTTCTCTACGCTCGTCGGGGCCAAGTGTAGACTGGCTTAGATCGTTGTAGCTCATGCTATCTCCTTCGGTGTTCTCTGTACCGCAAGCCACTTATCCAGAATTGCGTGAAGGCACTTTTGGCCGCAGACACAATCAGCGTCAGAATTGCCATAATCATCTTCGTGAAGCGTGTTAAAAGTACTTAGCAAGACTCCACTATTTCGTATGCAGTATGCGTACCAGTGGTTAACTTCTCCTTTGATCGCGCCGCAGACTGCACAAGTGTAAGTGATTTTACTTGGCATATAAACGACCCCTCCTCTTCAGTTTGGCTTATTTGCTAGTTCGCTGCCTAAGCTCGCTCGCAACATCTTCTCAATCTCTGGATGCCGCACTATGAATATAGCAAGTCTCAAACTAGATTCGAAACCAAGAACACGATGAATTCTTGTAAATGCCGCATGAACAGCATGTTGACTCATTCTCAAAGTAATGCCTATCGCTTCCCTTGAAAACCCCAAAGCTGTCAAAGCGGCAACCTGTCTCAGACGCTTTGACAGCATCTCAAAACGCGCTGTTTCTTCCTGTGTCGCTGTCATTGAAATACCTCCTCTCCGTTTTGATTTTGTAGAGGCTGGACCCAGCAAAAGAGTTTATACTCCTCAAAGTGCTCTGCGCAAGCATCTACAAAATCAAAAGGACGATCGTTGGAAAAGTGCAAGCGGTGGAGAGCTTCATTCTCACACCGCTTGCCAGATACATCAGTGAAGGTACAGCGCCATCGTGCCACGATGGACTCCTTGAACTAGTTCTTGATCAGATTGGTACTGTGCTTCTCAGTGCATCCCGCAACAGCACACTTGAACTGCCGCACATCATTAGACTTCTTGCCGTTGTACTCGCGGGTCGCAAGCTCTGCTTCAAGTGTCTTGTTGAGCAACGGTCCCTGATACTTCCACTGCGAAGGATCATCCGGGTTAGTGTCGCTGCCTTCGAACACGCCGGGAATGGTGAGGTTCTCCTTCTCGGTGCCGGCAAACTCATCCTGTACAACTTCCATCTGCAAGCCGGTAGCATGAATGAAGTCCGCCCACATCCAAGCCATCTTGGTGTTAAGGCCAACGAATACTCGCTTGCCGTCGTGATCAGTGCCGCCGATGATCGCAAGCTCGGCATTGAGTGAGACGGACTCGCCGTTCTTTGCAGCGCGTGGACGAAAGCCCTTGATCTGCAAAGTGTACCAGCCATCAGGTGCTGGTGTTGAACCGGAAAACTCTTCTCTGCTGAAGTTCATTTGGAATGGCATTTGAACTGCTCCTTTGTTTGTGTTTGTGCGGCAGCGCCGCTGTTAAGCTTTTACAAGCGCGTTCTTAGCTAACGCTGCTCGCCTTTGACGGTGTTTTTCAATCATCGCCATAATGTCTGGTTCTTCGGTAGCATCAAGCATCATAGTTGTAGAAGCCATTACATCGTTTGATGGCCTACATGTCACTGTGTAGGTTATCTGATTTGGCCTCAGTGCGTTGACTGTGATACGATAAACTTCGTTGAACAAGCTGAGACAGTTTGCAAGATACTGCGGATTGACTGTTACCTGTCCAGTATAAGCTGTCTTTTCTGATGTAGACTCTGCGGCATCTTTTTCATCTCTCTCGTGAAAGACAAAAATGAGATTAACACCAAGGCCGGTTAGCTCGGAAACCAGATACTCAACGTAGCGTTGGATACTAACGACAACATCCCAATCCTTTCCTTTGTAGACTGTTGTTGAGTTTCCGACTTTGATACCTTTGAAAAGCCCCGGAGACTGCCGACGAATCTCATCCTCAAGCGCTCGTACCATAAAGGTAACAGAATCAAAAACTATCGTCGCCGGAAGCGGAACCTTTTTTATCTTGTTTGCTTTCATGACAGATAAATCAGATTCCACGTCTAGCATTGTTGGATTGGACAGCACCAGCAAATTCGGCTTGCCTTCCAGCGACTCGGCACGATCATCGAAGTCATAGTATCTGATCGGACCGGGAGCAGTGGATGCAAGCCAGGATTTGCCACTTTTTGGACGCCCCATGATTGCTATCTTGAGACGCTCCGAGGCTACGATCGTCTCGGAGCGTATTCCTTTCATATTAGCGAAAGGATTTGGTGTAGTGGACATTTCCTGCTCCTTGGAGAGTTACTTCTTTTATGTTACAACTACTGGCGCATCCACTGGTGTGTCCGTTGCTACTTCGACTTCTGCTGCTGCTAACGTCGCTTCCGCCGCAGCAAGTTTTGCATCTCTGTCTTGCTCGATTGTAGCGTGACGCCGACAGAGTTGATAAGAAGTAACAGACTCATCCACTGCTTCTGGAATCTCTGTTTCATTTACTGTGTGCGCTGGCACCGTAGTTTGTGTAACTGCTGACACAAGCACATCTCCGGCTCTCCAGCATTGCATATGGTTTGGTAGAAGCCCAGAGCATTTACCGATTGGTACTCCTGTGCCACTGTCTGGCCCAAGGTCTGCGTAAGTTTTTGTGGTTGACATTTTAATTCTTTCTCCTGCTCCTATGTGTTAGGTGCTACTTCTTCTGTGTTCCAGATTGGTAGCTGTACAAAACCATTTTTGAGTGTGGCAAGCTCACCATCGGTGGAGCCTTGCCGACATACATCACGGTAGTCACATACACCGTAATGCCAGTTTACACATGCAGTTGTGTTACGTGGGACTGGCATCTGTGCAGCTACAAGCTCCATATCATCCACAAGATGATGTACAGTGTTTATCATTCTGTTTCTGTATGCCTCAAGCTGCTCAGCAGACTTTCTGATTGGTACACGCTTAAAACGTTCTTCTGGATTGGTTGTGGGTTTCTTCTGAATGAGGTTCATCAGAATCTTCGAGCAATCACGTTTTAGAAGCTGCTCCTCTGGTACAAGTGTTGGGAGAATCTTCGAGAGTGCGAAGATGTATCCGACTGGGCCTTCCTCGGTTTCAAATTGTAACCCAGGATCGCCGCGGAAAGTGCCCATGGTTTTATGATCCATGGGACAAATGAAGTAGCCATCATCCACAATCAAGTCCATCCGTCCAGCGAGATAAATCTCAATCTCCTCGCCGATGTAAAGTGGAACTTCACCATTGCGCCCAAAAGATACCTCAGCGCCAAGAATGCGAAGCTTCTCATTCTGTGGCGTCATCACTGTACCATACTGCGCAAGCAGTCCAACAAACCCATGCATACCGCCGATGAGCTTGTACTCCTTGTGCTCACAGTGCTCGTCCATTTTTGCTTCGTGCCACTCAGCAACCGCTCTATCAGTCGCCCACGGCCATAGATCAAAGCCAGGTTTGCGAAAGTCTTGGTAGTAGATTTCAAACATCTTGTGTAGAAGGATACCAAAGTCTAAGTACCAGCTACGTTGACGTTCGCCCTCAACACGTATGCCTTTCTTCTGCAAACCAAATACATTCCCGTACACGAAATGCTGAGAACAATTTCTATAAGTTTGCAAAAGGTGATTGTCTACTACCACAATAAGCTTTTGCTTTTGCTCATCCCAGTACATCCACGGTAGTGGATTCCGAGTTAGAAACTCTAAAAGCTCGACGCTCGGTTTCATGTTAGGACAACCTTTCTGAGATAAGATGCGCGTAGCCTTCGATGTCAACCCAGGAGTCTTTGTAGGTTGGGTCGCCATTAAGAATACGTGCTATCTTATGCTGTATCATGTCCAGAGCTTCTCTCATGTCTGGGCTAAGATTATGCCAGTTAAAACAAACGTGCATATCAGCCTTTAGACTCTGCGCTATTTGTGCGTGGTCTGAGAACTTTCCGTATTTCTTTCTACGCTCTGCAAGCACACTTTCCACAAAAGGCAGCGGCTTAACATGCGAAGCCTGCTCTACCTTTTTTGCTGGTCTTAGGTACACTCCTCTTGGCATTCTGGTTTCACCCTTTCTCTATCAATTCAAATTCGACAATCTCAATTTCTTGAGATCTGCGTCCTGGAACTGAACGTGGCTCAAGATCAACATCCTCTCCACAGCCTCGCCATCCCCATTTACCGGCTTTCCAGGCATTCAAAGTATTTGAGGCGGCACTTCTGCGAGAGAATAACCTTGGATCGTTTTTTGCTGTGAAGTCTCTATAAGAGTTCACTTTTCCTCTCTTTCCATGAGGAAGATACAATCCGGTTACCTTATCTCTTAGTGCAAATGCTTTCATCGGCTTCTCCTTATTTCTTGATTAGCTTCATAATATCATTCAACCCCAAGCCCTTAGCTTGCATCTGCTTTAACATCGCCGCAAGCTGCTCTTGCTGCTTGTTTTTACTAACCGTGCGAGTTTTCTTCACGGTCGTGGTTGTAGAATCATGCACAGTTGTTGTTGCTGGCGTTGGAATATGTATCTTCACTCCAGCATATCGGTGCATATACTCTGTACGTTTGCGTTCCTGCTCAGCGATCATCAAGCTAAGGATGTTCCGATGGTATTCTATCGAAAGATCAAGCTCCATGTCTGAAAGTTCTACAATCTTACGCTGACTGAAAAGCCAATCCAGACCATCGATCTTGATCTCACGCGCTTTACGACGGTAGAAAGTCGTTGTGCCGGTTTCGTCGTTCTTGTGTTCGTAGGTCTTTGTGATTGTACTCTTGGACATTGAAATGTCGCTAAGGCAGTTGACGCAATACTGCGCATCCACCGAAGAAGCAAAGTGCAAGCAGAATGCTTGGCCGCACCGTGCACAGCAAATGCAGGTCTTGGTTGTGAGATTCAACTCCAAACACACATCACACACTGTGGATGTTAGATGCGCTTCTTCTACCGGAGTAGCTTCTAATGGAATATCCGTAGCTATTGCTTCCTCCGCGGAGATTTCCTCCGGCTCGTCTGTTGGTGCAAAGAATACTTCTTGCACGGGTTCCTCAAGTGCAGAATCTTCTGACTCATCGGCTGGAAATAACTCTTGTTCTTCTTCTGGCATGTTGCTCCTTACGCTTCTCGCGTGGACTGCCCAAATTGGGATTTTCGTAGCGCTTCCTCTGCTCGGTGCTTTTCCGCCGGCAAAAGAAGCCTTGCTTCTGGAATCCTGCCTTCAAAGTACAAATGCAATAGTACTCGTATCAAAGCAGAAGCAGAAGCTCCTTCTTTCTTTAGAGCTTCTGCTTGTGACTTGAGGATTCGCATTGTGGTTGCTGTGGTACTTTCGGACTGGCTCATAGTACCTCGATGCGGTAGGGTTGCCTTTCCCAAGGCGACTCCCCTAGTATACAGCCGCAAAGTTCCGCCTGTCAAGAGGGGTGCATACGGCCATGAAATGCCGCAAGACGTTGAAAACAAAGGGTTGGCATCCCTCCGACCCGCCAGGACCGCCCCGCCTCCAAGGGCGACCCCGGCGCAAGCCGTAGCATCAACTTTCAGTCTCAATCGGCCTGTCTTCTGTGTCAGACCAGTCCTCTGGAATATCATCCTTCCAGTCATCATCTTCATACACATCTTCATCGAAGGGTTCGTCTTGCTCGTGGGCTTGGAACGCTGGCTCATAATCACCAGTTCCAAGATGCTGACGTTCCATTAGACGTTCTGCTTCATCGCGGGATTGCGGCATATTGCCTCCTTATTTGTTCGTTTTGCTCAATGAGAGTTGCAATGTCTGTGATGCTAACGAACGCACTATGCGCTCGCCGTACAACGTCGTTGCCAGCTATCTTGTACAGGTAATCTCCCATACCGAGAAGATTCTGTGCGCCGTCAGCATCCAGCACAACACGACTGTCTACACGTGCCGGGACTTTGAAACACACGCGAGCTGGAAAGTTGTTTTTGATTGTGCCGGGGAGAACATCTACCGAGGGTCGTTGTGTGGCCAGAATAAGATGTACTCCGGCAGCACGAGAGATTTGGCTGATTTGTTGAAGCAGAAATTCTATACTCGGTGAACGAAGCTTCTTTTCCATCTGCATAAGCTCTGCTTCATCTTGCATAAAAACATCCGCGAGTTCATCTACGATGAGGATTTTGTACTTCATTCTGTGAGAATCAATAAGCTCTGGTCTGTCAGGATTGTAATAGCCCTCATTCATTTGATTCCACTCCCGAATGTTCCTCACCAGCCCACTCATTTGCATGTTTCTCAGTCTAACTTCTTCAAGTAACTGGACGAGGCTTGCTCTGAGGTCGCTGATGTTGTTGAGGACATATTTAACATGAGATAGTCCCCTGAATAGTACGAGATCAAGGTTTTTTGTGTCCACGAGTATAAACTCCAGCTCTTCTGGGCTGCGAAATAAAGCAAGCGAACATATAAGCTGGGCCGTGAAGACAGATTTACCTGAATTCGTTGCGCCCGCAATGAGTAGGTGAGGTTGAGTCGCCAGATCCGCATATAGATGTTCTCCTGTAGTGGATTGGCCGAGCAACAGTGGCAAAGCCATTCCAGCGGTTTCGGTAGAAGTCATCATTTTATGGAGACAGGCATCGAAATGTATAGTTTGCCTATCCTCACGTGGCACCGCAATTGAGATTTCGCCGAGAGCGCGGTCAACGGAAACGCTTTCCACGGCGAGAGAGCCTGCAATTTCTTCTTCTTTGTTTAGCACGGAAGAAAACTTCGGCTCGCCGACAGGTTGGAAGTAAAAGGTACGTACAACTGGGCCTTCTACCAGACGTGTAAAAACCGCGCCGAAGCCGAGTACTAGCATCTTACGTGTTAGGACAGAAACTTGTTTCTGTACTAGCGGTGAGTAGGATGCTAGAAGAGCGGCTTGTGCGCGGGCGGTTTCAGAAGGAAGCCTCATCGAGAATACCTTCCTAGCATGAAAATAACATAAGCACCGGCTCCTGTTACAAAGCCGACTAAAGCTTCATGAAAATCATCTGTCCAAAGTATTGCAAAACCGACAAGAAAAGCCAAGAAAATGGTTATTAGAAGTCTTTTCATACTATTCCTCCCCTTCCCAGAAGTGTTCTACAAGCTCTTTCCATAAACGCAGAGCAAGCTCGTAGAGTTTAATCAGACCAAATGTTCCAAGAAGAATTAAAAAGAAAACTATAAACTCAGTCATCTTTCGAACCTCCATCGGAGAACAGCTCACGGACAGCACAGTTACATTCTACGGAGTTTGCTTGGAAAACATCTTTGTCATCTTCTACAAGTCTGCAAATTACAAAAGAAAGTACTTCAAAAGCTCCAGGGATTTGCTTGAGCTTCTTGATTGCGTTTTTGTAGTCTGTAGCTACCGTGTGCTCGGAAATTTGAAGCTCAGCTGCGATTTGAGCGAGAGTCTTTACAGAATTTAGCCGTGGTTGACCGGGCTTTGGGCCGCGTTTCTTGCTCATGCTTTCTCCCCACTTTCTACCGCTGCACGGAAACTGCCGCTAGAAAGCATCAGCCGGTTGATTGGCGCAAGGTACTTGAACGCTGTACGAAAGTTTACCTTCGCCGGATCAAAGTGTAGGAAGTATCCGCCGGTTTGCTCGCTGAGATAGCGAAGCAGGTCCATCTGATGATGCTTATAATCAGAACCACGTCCAAAGTACACCGTGTCGATGGGGATACAGCCGCTGGCTGGCGCTACAGCGTGTGCGATCTTGATGATTACATCCGCTGAGGATTTCCAAGCATCGATTTGGCCACTGTAGTAGTCTTCTATCGAAGCTTTTTCATCATCTTCTGCTTGCAGGTGGTCTGTAGGAGAACCGTCGGTGAAAGCTACAAGTCGAGTAAGTGTGGGAGTGGCATTTAACGCATTTTTGAGTGTGTTAAAGAACGGTGTGCCACCGCTGGAGAGGTCAGCTTCTTTGATATCTAGTCCAAGCTGCGGCAAATCGCTGCGGAGACTCTGAAGCTGGTTGTGAGTATTCATAAAATGCACAGCAACAGCAGTCTGGTTGGGGATGCAGTTTCGTAGAAACTCTACAACACCTTCTTTGGCGTTGCCGATTTGGCTATCCATGCTACCGCTATCATCAAATACAACACGGATGCGATCTGTACACTTATCTGGCGAGATATAGCGTACAAGCGCATCCGGCTTGGCGCCACTAGCTGCTTTTGCGGCAGCGATAGCGGCGGCTTTTGCGTCCACCGAAGAGGGTGGTTTGTAGCTACCTATTTGGAAGGGCATTTTGGTTTTCTCCTATCGTACATGGTTAAAATTGATTCTGGTATTCTCCAGTCTCTCGCTTGAAAAAATTTTATAGCTTTGTCAAGAGCTACTTCAAAAGAGAGGTCAGATTCTTTTCTTAAAGTGCAAACAGCTTTCAAGATTGAAAAAGGAGGTTCTTTAGCCATTGTACACACTCCAGAGCATGTTAAGCTCGGACATTTTGCTACCGTCGCCGTTGTTACGGTCTGGATGGTATCGCAGCGCCGCTTGACGGTAAGCGCGCTTGTCTAGCACCGGTCCCATAAGATCAGAAAGCTTCGCAGCAACAGTTTCCTTGGTCAAAGCTGGAGTTTTTGCTGGAGCGCTTTGCTGGTAGAAAAAATCCTCTGGTCTTGGCGCACGTGCGCGTTTGCCAGAAAGGTCAATGCGGTTGTTTGCTGCTTGAGAAGTAAGGTCTTCTACCTCAACACACTGTACTTCGTGTCCCATTGCGGCGGTAATTTGTCGCAGGCGATCAAGTACAGCAACGCCACAATTTCCTAGATAGCTCCAACACTTTGTACTATCGTCGTAACTTCGAAGACCAATTGGTGGCTCTTTGAGTGTGGTTTTGCAAAGGTCAAAAAGAACCTTCTCAAGGTTGGTGCTAAATGCAATTGCGAGTCTGCCGTCGCTGTACGACGAGAGACGAAGCTCAAGAAGTACAGTAGCGCCAGCTGCATCACGGTGTTGTTCGTAGTATACGTACACGTCTGCTACCTTCCCCGCGGCAACGCCGCATTTGGAATGTTTATGGGTGTGTTGGATGATTGTGGCTGTTGGTGCTGTTACTACCGAAGTCCTGCTGCTCTTGCTTCATCGCACCAACGCTGCCAGTTTAGGCTCTCAATCTTAGAGGCTACTGTATAAGCTCTGCTGGTAGCTTTCAAATTTTTAAAAAGCTCATAACGCATCGTAAGAAACAAAGCTTCTCCTCTGCTTGTATAAAAAGCATGTGTCAGTATTCTGTATGCTTTGACAGCGCGCTTTTCAGTGTTATTGAGTCCTCGCATTAGCTTCATTGTTTCGCTAGGCTGTGGCATTTTGGTTTTCTCCTTTATATTGGTTTGGTTGTGCAGATCGTCTGTGAAGGAAAAAATCGGGCAACCAGCCGATCCGCTTTTGCTGGTTGCCCATCCCGTTTTCAGTCGAGGTCGCCTACAGTGGCGACGCGCGATAGACAATTAGTAGGCATCATAGCAGTACGATTCTTGTTGCTTCGATGCTTGATAGCTCCGCCACGAAAAGGCTTGTCTATGGAGCCGTGTGAGCATGGCTGGTTTGCACATACTCACATTGATTGATGCTATAGCAGAGTCGCCTTACCCCTCGGTCAGATCTTCCGCTTCCGCCACCGGACTAGAAGCAAGCAACGCAGCCAGCACAGCTTCCTGCCGGTCTGCCGGAATGCCCATAGCAGTAAGTTGCCGGACAAGCTTTTCAATATCCGACAGAGACTTGCGAGTGGGAGGCTCGTTGATTGCATCCTTCAGGTCGATGACATCCTGATTGTACTCCGGCGTCGGCTCCGGCTCGCCTTCCTTCTGAGACTTCATGAAGGCATTGGACTTTGCATTCTGAAGATAGTTCAAACCGCTCTGGAAGATGTAGATGAACTGGGTTTCGTCCGGTACAAGCAACTGTGCCGCTTCGATGCTCTTCACCGTATAACGGATGAATTCATTCTCGTTGAAAAGCGTATATCCAGCCTTTTCCAGTTCTGCCCAATTGGTGGGAAGGCCAGTGTCCTTGTCCAGCTTTTGCGCGCCGGCTTTGGTCTGAATCTCCTTCACAATGGTTTTGCCGCTTGCATCGGACTCGTACTTCACATAGGAACGATAGGTTGACTTCTCAGTGCTAATCGTTCCAGCCTGCTCCACTTCATTTGCCATTTGGTGCTCCTTTTGCGCGCTAGCGCGTGTTGCATTCTCTCCTTGACGGAGGGGTTGAGTATTCCCGATGGGATAGCGCCGAGGTGGCGCATGTACTCTATAGGATAGCTCGGAAAGGGAGGAGAATGAGTATGGCGATCGCCAGAAAACCATACTCCAAGAGTCCCTGCTTCGAGCTATCCTATAGAGCGCACCGCAAGTCTAGCTTGCGAAAAATGCTGTGGAGGCTCTATGCGGCGAAGTTTCTGTGCAAGTTAGTAGTGGTCGGCTACTATGGAGAGAGCGAGTTGAAGCTGTTCCTTTGTTGCGCCATTAACAGCTAAAATCTCCGCGTTTGTAGCATCTTCAATAATGCTGAAAAGATCGGCTTTAGCACCGAGAGATAGTGTGTTGGTGGTCGGATCAACCCATGCATCTAGTTCTTCTTGATCTCGAATCTTCAAGCGAAGTGTAATTGTTATTTCAACTTCTCGTGGGAAGCTTAAAGTAGCGATGGGCGTTGTTTGTATGGCCATTGGACTGGTTCTCCTAGTCTTAGGATACACCGGCGATGCCGGGATGTCAAGCCCTAAGAGGCCCAAATTCAACCTCTTAGAGCGGTTTTTCGGTTAGTTTACGGTGTCTGGAGTAGCATCGGTGGACGTGGTAGGCACGACCTCTGGAATGTACTTGTATAGCTTAGCAAGTACATCCTCTGTAGCGTGACAGTGCTGTTCAAGAAAGGCTACTACTTTCTCGTCAGGCCAATCAAAAAAGTCCTCGCTAGTCCCAATGCCTAAGCATAAGTGCGCAGCGTTGTGGTACGTGAGAAGCGCATTCAACGCTACGATACCAGCGTTTACGAAACGATTTTCGGAAGGTGTGGCTATGGTGAGTTGTTCTAGCGGATTGCAGGTTTTTGGTGAGGCTAACTCGCTGAGCATGTATCGCACAATGATTGAAGTTGCATGCTCAACTCCTGTGAGATAGTAGATTTTCGCAATTTCTTCCTTATCGAAGCTTGACTCGTCAGAGAGAAGAGACTTGCTTTTTTCTAGATACTCGACCATTGCATTTGAAATGTCATCCATCGCATGAATCATGCGACCGTTACTGTTGAGTGTGTTAAAGCTTGAAGGCTTGAAAGCTTCTGCGATTGTTGGCATGTTTTCAGGCCCTCTGGTGGAGGTGGATTTCTCATCTTGCATTTTGGTTTCTCCTTGTATGGTGTTGCTGTTAGAGCGTTGGTTCTTTTAGCTGCTGCTGATTGGCGTTCCTCATTAAGACTGCCTTCACAGTCACCAATCTAACAGCAGCTAAAAGAACCCGCGTTCTCTATACTAAGACTCTACTCGTGTACAGGCCGGCGGCAAGACCGCCGCGTGCAAAGGTTATATAGGAACCACGGAGTTGTAGGAAGTACGTAACGTGTATGGCTCCGCGGTTCCTTTTATAAACCTTTGGTGACGGTGAAGCCGCCGGCTAGAACATTACGAGAAGCAGCAGCCCCACAATAAAACTGCACGCAATTGCCACTGCGCCGATTGCGAAGTCTTGCAGCTCCTCGATTGTGTCCTCATCGAGATGGAACATGCTATGCCGCCTTTCGCGCTGCGACAGCAGCTTGTTTTCGTGCGCGCTTGGAGGTTTTAGCATACCGCCGGATAAGGTTTCCGTGAATGCTTTCGATGTAGGCATTGCGGTGCTCCAAAGAAAGCGGTCGTAGAAGAGCTAAGCTCGAAGCGCGCTTTCGTACTCCTGCGGTGTATGGCATTGCGGAGTTAGCGAGAGGTTCTGGGGAAGCTGAGTTATTCATATTGTGCGAAATCCTTTCTGAGTGTTGTGATTGCTTTTGCTTGTCCGCAAACATACACTAGCTGAAGAAGCATGTCTAGAAGCTCCTCGTTTCTTGCTGACAGCGAGGTGAGAGTGCAAAACTCATTCCGTCGCTGGTGTAGGTCTGAGTCTTCAAGGAAACTATATCCCGGTGTCGGCATTATGTGTTCTCCTTACAAAAAGAGAGGTTTTTCGTCTTTAGGACTTTGTTGATGATTTTGATAAGGTCGAGAGAAGCAGCATAAGCAGCACAAGCAGCAGTAGCAACAGCATAAGTAGTATAAGCAGCATAAGCAGCATTAGCATCAGCAGCATAAGTAGCAGCAGAAGCAGCATAAGCAGCATAAGCAGCAGCATCAGCAGCACCAGCAGCAATATCAGCAGCAGTATAAGCAGCATAAGCATCAGCAGCATCAGCAGCAGCAGCAGCAGCAGTATAAGCAGCATAAGCAGCAGCATCAGCAGCATCAGCAGTTCTGTCTTCGCCACTTAACCATCTCTTAGCCCAGCTAACAAACTCCTGCTCTAGGTAAGTTTCCAAGGCACAATAGATCGCTATTGCGATTCTCTGTTCAACTGTGAGTATTGGAAGTTCAAGCTTCTCATGCGTTATCAGAGAGAAGCACCCGCATTTGAGTTGCCCTGCGCGTTTCGATACCCAACCAGACGCACGCCATAGAATTGGGTCCTTGATATTTGCATCTGCTGAATTTCTGAACACAGCTACAAAAGGGTTTTCGTAAGCATGAAGATAATGCTTGGTGCAAAGAGGTTTAGAGGTATCTCTAAGCTCTGGTTCGATTGAGTGTTTGGTTCCTTCTTCCCAGTGGGTGTCACCAAAGGTATTCCCATTCTGGTCTGTCAATTTGTACAACCATCTGGCCATTGTGTGTTCTCCTTATAGAGTGTTAATTTTGCTGCTTACACTCTCTAGGAAGCATCGAAGGATAGCGCATTGGAACTTTATATCCTCAATACTAGCGCAGTAAGCTATGGCTTACCGATGCTTCCTAGAGAGCATAAAAAGCTCTCGCGTACGTACCAGCAGCTACGCTGATTGTTGCTGTTGTCGTCGGCTGTTGGTTACCGCTGCCCCACCGACACAATTGGATGTGCAATCGGCCGTGGAAGATGCTGTAACCGATTCAAGTGCCCGCCTGCGGCTACGCCGCCGCCGGTGAATGTGAGAAGCAGATATAGTACAAAGCTATAAAGCATCATCGTGATTCCTCAATTTCGCGGATGAGTTTATCGGCAAGCCGAACATCCTCGCGCTCGTTTATGCAGTTTGCTACGGATTTCAGCGTCTCTAACAGCGCATCTTCCTTGATTTGCATCTGCTCAAGCTCGTCGAGCAGAAGCTGCACGATTGTGGTGCCAAACTCGTGCAGCCTCTTGTGCGTCTCAGGCGTGGTTTTCAGCTTCACAATTGTCATTGATTCCTCGAATCTGGAGCATCTTGCGCTCCCATAGCCGCTCATCCGGTCAATCTTCGCGAGGTGTGACCACACTGCAAAGATCAGGTCTTTATCCGGCTCTAATATCCGAGCGGCTATGGCAGAGCAAGTCTGCCGGTTGCTAAAGAATGCTGATTGATACCACACAAGCACCTTTTTTGATTCTGCATCAGCTGTCTCCTAAAGGTTCAAAATCTCCAAACGTAGGATCTTCTGAGTTGGCGAGAAACTCTCGTTTTGCGCTTGCACGTTCTTCGCGCTCACGCTTGAATTTCTCTGCTTCTTCCCATTCTTCTTTGGTGATGCTATCAGCAATGAGAGCTGTTTTAGCTGCTTCTGCTAACGACTGCCGATTTGTCTCTGAAGCCAACAAGTACAGTTCTTCATTTGTTGGATTCGGAGCCTCAATTGTTACCTGTCGAATCGCAGAGATATACTTTCCTCGCGCCGCATTGTAGACTTTACATGCTACCTTGTATACCCTACGTGCACGATCATACGTTGCTAGCTCAGCATCTGATGCATCTGGTCTATCCATCATCAAACGTATGTTTGTAAATCTCTTACATGCTGCTCTAAATTCAATCGACGCTAGAGAAAACTCACCTAGCGCCGTTGCATTTGTGTTTTGTATTGCTTTTCCAAAACTCATTGTTTTCTCGCCCTTCTTTTGGTCACTAGGGATATGATACACCTAGGCATGGGGCCTGTCAAGTTTCAGCCTTGCGACATGTCGCATGTTTTCAACGACTTACGGCATGGTTGGGTAGTCATACCCAAATGTCACCACCCACCGTGCCGGGCGCCTGCCTGCGACTGTGCCGCCGCCCTTGCACATCCAAAGCATAACTTTCTTCACTTCTCGGTACATACGCACCCTTCATAAGATTATATATATTTTAATCAACAACACAACAAAGAGAGAATTATATATAAAAATATACTACTACAAGCTTCGCTCGCGCTACGTGAAAGCATGTTCTTTGGACGTGCATGAGTGGCCTGCCTCGCGGCGCGAAGCCTTGCCTCCGGGGGCGTTGTCACTTGCATAGCACTACCTAACCAACCCGTAAGTGTCTGAAAACAAAGCGCATCCCCAAGGGCTAGCTCTTCCCAGGCCCCATGCCTCCGCCGAGAGAGAGAAGTGTCCTAGAGAGAGTCCACAAATAGCACTGCACGCCAAGAAACAAACGTGCAAAAGCAGCATAGAGCAAGAATGCTGCTCTATGCTGCTTTGGCGCTTCGCGGCGGAGCCGCTTACTTCACCATGTTTGCATCAAACCCGTAGAACCTGCACAGCGCGCGGAATGCCTTGTCTGTTGCTTCTGGCAGGAATGTACGTTTCTCCAGAAGGCGGCTTTTTACGGCGGAAAGCAGCGTTAGTTGCTGTGAACCACTTGTCTCGTCTCCTAGCTTCTGAAGTTGTTGCTGTGCAAACTTCTTAATTGCATCCTCGGTGGACGTGAGTGCCAGATACCATTGCAGCAACGTCGCAAGGTATATCGGGCGACTCTCGCTGAAAATCCGATTGTTTGCTTCAGTGGTGATTGTGGCAATGCAGTACAGCGTAGCGCTGTCTGTAATGCCGGTGGCAATATGCTCAGCGTAAAGGTCACGTTCTGATTCCTTCATTGCTGCCCACTTGCCCGCGAGCGCTATACGCTGCCGCTCACTCAGTGTGTCCATAGGATTAAACGTTGCTGGTGTTACCGGCGCGGTTGGAGCCTTGACCGCTGTTGCTGTTGCTGTTACGGCTGTGTTGCTCAATTGATCGGCGATTGTGTTGTTACTCATTGGATGTTTCTCCTTTACAGGGTTAACCCTGTGCAAGCCATACACTGAATACAGCTTGCACAGGGTTACTCACTGTGCGTGTAGCTCTGACGGCCTAAGCGATACTGCTAACCCTGCCATACTCTACACTTGTGAATCAATTGTCAAATACTCAGGTTCTCTGTGTGTTCCGTATGGCCTTGGCCTTACATCCTATATATAGCAATTAACGTGCCAAACTCCGCGCGGCGGCATGGCCGCCCTAAGTCTTTTAGAATCAACAGCCGCTTAGGTTATGCACAGCTTATTCACAGGCGCGCCTACGCAATAACATATGCGCCTACGCACATCTGTACGCTTGCTCATGCTAACTCCAATGCTATCAACAACTTGCACTCTACACTCTTTCATAGTCCCTGTTATGCTTTCTTGAATGTACTACTTTGCTATTAACGCCTATGCTACTTGACAGCCGCAAGCCGCCTATGCTATAACGCTTGTGCCCTAGTTGTCCATCCCTCTAGTTGTCTATACAGGCTCCGCCTAAAAAATCTCAAACGCGAATAGAAAACGAGGGGGACACCGCTACTAATTTTTTCAACTTTTTTGAAAATAGCAATGTACATTATAAGAATATTCTCAAGGTGCTGAGCAGCAGCAAGCGGCAGCAGCGGTAGCGGCGGCGAAGCAGCGGTAGCAGCAAGCAACGGCTACAGCAGCAGTAGTGGCGGAGCGCCGGGACCGGTGGCCGGTGGGTGTATGCTGCCACAGAGTAGGTAATTTTGGCCTTGAAAATACCACTTTCGAGCTTGACAGCGCCGTGCAGTAGGTGTAACCTTGAAGCATGAGCAATCCCAACAGCGGCGTCGCAGCAGAAGTGTATACATGCTCCGAGCGTACTGATAGAAGTCCGCTTCGGCGTATGCTGAGACGGTACTTTGAGAATCAGCCAGGCGTGCTCACAGCGGCGGCTCCGTCGCCCTTTGGGTCTGCGAGAAGCGCCGGAGGCGCTAGCGCCGCGCTGGCGGTGGCACAAAAGGATGATATTTAGATGACGCTTGTAAGTAAACTAAACTTCTCAAAAGCCAGCGGCGCGGCCGCCGTAAGTGCCTCAGCTACCACGAGCAGCGCATCTACTGTGTCTGCGGCGGCGCCGGCCGGTCCAGTTTCCTCAACAACGACCACCTTACACTATGGCGGCGCACTCTCATCCACAAACAGGCTCGCACGGAAGCCAGATGCTAAACATCACTTTCGTACTCTAAAGCGCCTCGAAACTATGGCGCGTCTGGAAAATGCTGGCATTCCCGAGATTGCTGCCGCCGCAATGCTTACAATCTCTCTGCGGCGACTCCAAAGCATAAAATCCTCTCCCGACTATCTCAAAGTCCGAATGCAAATCACCCACGGCATCATCATAGATGCCGAATCACAGCTTGATCTCATAAAAAGCCAGCGTAAGGAGATGCTAGCACAACTTCTCCCATCGGCTTTTCAAGTTTTGGCGAATGAACTCAACGCGAAAGCAACCACAATCACAGAGCGTAAGCATCAGGTTGATGTTGCTCGTGATATCATGGATCGCGAAGGAACATTCGCCAAGGTATCTCGTGCAGAGATCAAGCCTGTTGATGCGTTTGATTTTGAGCGGATGGACGAAGCTTCTCGTAGTATCATTAACACCATTCGTGGCATCGCAGCACCTGCTACGCCAATCCATGCGGCCGCCGCAGTAGAAGTAAACAACGAGTTCTCAAACTCCCACACGCTCTCACAGGTAGATCAACAATCAGCTCTCGATAAGCTAGAAGCCGAAGCAGCGATGCTAGAAGCACTTTCTATGGAAGGACCAGTGAATTAAGAATGGGCCTTTCGATGAAACATCGACGTGATGTTTTCAGTCCGGTTTTTGGTTCTCATTGTTTTGAGTGGCCATACTGGGCTGAAGTAATGACAACAGACATACCCTAATACCGCGCAATTCAGTTCTAACGCAGGACTCACCGACTGCAAACCCCATAGCGTTTGCGCAAGGAGTAGAGATGGCAAACATTAACACGATTCTCTCAGAAGTTGGACATGCTTTCGAGGTGTTCTTCACAGGAGCCACCAAGGTAGCTCAGGTTGCAGAGCCAATTGTAGACGTGGCTTTTCCTGGTATCGCCTCACTGTATAACCTCACTGTCACCGCTGCTATCAATGCAGAGAATGCTGCAATCGCTGCAGGTGCACAAAGCGGTAGCGGCGCACAGAAACTGGCCTTGGTTGTGGCCTCAATTGAATCTGATTATGCTGATTATGCAAAATCAGCCGGCATTTCTGCTACGCCTGCCAATGTGACAGCTTGGGCAAATGCTGTAGTAGCAACGCTGAATGCGATTCCGGCATCAACCACCACAGGAACAGCAGCATCGACAGTAGCAAATAAAGTCTCTGCTTCCACTGTGTCTACACCTATTACCTCTTCAGCTCTCTAAGAAAGCGGTTTCTGCTTGAGCGAACGAGAAACAAACCAACGTGTGCGGGATATACTCCGGTCTCTTGAGGTAGGAGAGATCGGAGATACCTTTGTGCCGCGGTCTACAGTTCTCGGATATAATCTCATACCTACAGAAATTGCAAAATCTCCGACAGAGAAAAAGCAAATCTATCGTGCGAATTCTTTGATGGACTTGTACTATTTCAGCACTATCGTAATGGGCAAGGACCGATTTTCAAAGAATCCGGATAAAGCTCACAATCTGCATTATCAAATGTGTCTCACGGTCATGAAGGATGGCCTCAAAGAAGGCATTGAGATACCGCGCGATCACTTCAAGTCCACAGTATACTCTGAGTGCTTTCCAATCTGGCGCGCTTTGCCCTTCGGCCACCGTGAGGAAGACTTCTTTACCAGTGTTGGCTACACCGACCTCTATATTGAGTGGATGCGCCGTACACATTCACAAGACATTCGCATTCTACTTGTCTCAGAAACCATCAAGAACGCCATTAAGCTCGGCATCCGTATCTCAAACCATTACGAGAACAACGCCTTCTTTCGCCATCTCTTTCCTGAGATTATGCCAACAGAAAAGGAGACGTGGACAAATGAGTCTCTCCATCAGCGGCGCACTCCCATTGGCCGTGGTCAAGGTGAAGGAACCTTTGACTTCATTGGTGTCGGTGCTGCTCTTCAGTCGCGGCACTACAACGTCGTCGTACAGGATGATCTTGTTGGAAGAGAAGCCCGTAAGAGTTCGATTGTCATGGCTGATACCATTGACTACCACCAAATCCTCGTAGGCGCAACAGACAATGACCCGAATAATCCTGGTAGAGACTTTGATGAGATAGTAGTAGGAAATCGCTGGAGTCATGATGATCTCAACTCGCACATTCGCCAAGAAGAGCCATACTTCAGTTGGACTACGCATAGTGCTCTTGGTGGCTGCTGTGCTTTGCACTCTTTTGGCCAGCCGATTTTTCCGGAAGCTTTCACAAGAGAAAAACTCCTTCGCTGGAAGCGTCGTTTGGGTAGCTATCACTTCTCCTGTCAGTTTCTTAATTATCCTATTGATCCGTCTAAGGCTAAGTTTAACATGGCGGATTTTCGCTACTTCCATTTCGAGAAGGTAACTGGTGCTCTGGCTATACCAAAAGAATCTGAGACAATGTCTCGGCTCTTCGAAACTACGCAACCTCAGCAATATCGTATCGTGGTGCGACACCATGTTGCCGCCGGCGATGTAGAAAAAGACATCTTCCCACGAAACCTTGACCGTTACATGGTTGTTGATCCAAACCACGGCGGTGCACACATGGGCCAAGAGGTCGGTAAGGATGGACGCTGCCGCCACGCTATCGCTGTGACTGGTATAAGTCGCAGTCCCCGTAGAATCTATCTCCTCGATCAATGGGCAAAAGCCGCTCCGATTGATGAGTTTGTAAAAAAGATTTTCTTCTTTGCAATCAAGTGGAAGCTTCGCGTCGTCTATGTGGAAGCAGTCGCCGCACAAAAGTTCCTCCTCTATCATCTGAACTACTTCGTAGAAGAGCACAAGCATACTCACCCAGAGATTGCTGGAATTCAGTTTCTGCCTTTGAAAACTCCACAGAATGCAAATGCCAAAGCTGAGCGCATTGAGAACTTCATTCCAATTGTCGAGCGCCACGAACTCTGGCTTGATGCTAACAATTGCATCGAAACCAAAGAAGAAGCAGAGCAGTACGGCCAGCGCAAAGGTTTGATTGATCTTCTAGATGTTCTCTCCTACGGGCCGCAGGTATGGAAGTTTGATACAGTCTCTGAAGAAAAGATCAATGAATTTCTTGCTAAACAAATGGCGCAATATCGTCGCCGCGTAGCTTCTGCGGTAGCTTAGGAGACAGCATGGATTGGGCAGCCTGGGGACCAACAATTGTAAGTATTGTTACTTGTATCTTTTTTGCTGGGGTTTTGTATTCGAACCAGTCAACTCACTCAAAGCGATTGGATGAGCATGACATTCAGCTAGAGGATCACTCAAAAGAACTGAATGCTCACTCAGTGGAGCTTGGAAAGATAAGTGCTTTTCAGAGTGGTTATGCCACGGCAAAAGCTCTCTACGATCATGGCGCTCAGGCACATCAACGTAGTTAGGAGCAAGCATGACAATTGATCCGCAGCAACTTATGTTATTCTACATTGCCAATCAAGCTGCATCGGCTTTGGTGCAGGCTTTACCTGCACCAAATGGAAATGTAGTGTACCAGTTTTTCTATAAGTTTGTAAACTTGTTAACAGCGGACTTTAAGACTTTCAGTGCGCAAATGCCGATGCCACAGTTTCAGTACACTCTCTCGGCGCCGCAGGTGCCTGGAAGCACGAGTGCCACGGAAACAATCACCTCTAACGTTACAAAGACAGTGGCCGATCCAGTGGCTTTAGCTAATATGGTTGCTGGAACAAATGCTACAATCATTTCGAGTGCCCTCTAATGCCATATCAGCCACCTACAGAAGTTACCGAGAAAGAGTTTGGACCGGACAACTACAAAAAGCTGTGCGAGTTCATCAAGGAAAAAGTTGAGCATCTTGACCGGCGGCTCCAGACATTTCGCACGGAGAAACTGCCAGAGTATGTGCGCTTGTATAAAGCTCGGCCAAAGAATCAATCTGCTGATTGGCCGTGGCCTGGCGCAGCAAATCTAGTCATTCCCATAATCGGCACTGCTTGTGACGAGTTGCTAGCCCGTATTATGGGTGGCATTTATATGTACGATCCACTCTGGGCAGCCACGATGAGTGGTGATCTTCCCTCGAAAGATGGAGAAGAGTTAAAGCAAATTGTGCAAAGCTTCCTTATGGACATGGCATATGATCCAGATGAGCTGGACTTATACCGCGTTGAGCAAAGTGCTTTTCACAGCGCTATCAAATATGGCACAGGGATTATCTATACACCATATGAATACGAGAGTGAGGTCGAACGAGTATATCTTGATGGTGGTTTAGAGGATGGTAATCCGGTTAGATCTGAGTCCAGGGTTTTTGTAAAGCGAGATGGTCCTCATCCAGAGCTGCTGCCGCTCAACAGGTTTATCTTTGATCCATCTGTTCCAAAGCTTGAGAACATGAAGTTGATGGGCCATATCGACTCTCTGGATATGTGGGCTTTACAGGATTTGAAGTCTAAAAGTCCATATTACAAGCAGTCAGACATTGACAAGCTTCTCGCATCTCCAGATGCAGTTCAAGAAACTGAAATGGAGCGTGAAGTTAACGAGCAGTTTGGGATTGAATCCACTGGCGTAGATGCCGGAGCGGCGCGATGGTACATTTACACGTTGTTCTTTAAGTTTGATGTTCAAAGAAAGACCTACTCTTTCCAAGCAAAGTATCACAAGAAGAGCCGGAAGATTCTTTGGATAGCCTTTAACAACTATCCAAAGAACATGCTTCCATACCAGGACATGAAACTTGCATATGACGATGAATCCTATCTCGGCACCGGCTTTGCTGAGATGATTCATATGATCCAGACGGAGCTTTCTAACAATAACAACTGGCGCACAAATAATCGTAACATGGCTATGCTTGGTGTCTGGAGAGCAGATCCGGAATCCAAGCTTACCTCGATGCTTGATATTTTTCCTGGTGTTGTACTTCCAGCGAAAGAAGGAGAGCTTGAGCATATTAAATCAGCAGCGGACCTTGGATATAGCGATGGGCCAGATCAGTTTCACATGGCTATTGCAAAGGAACGTACTGGAGTAGATCCGGCGACTGGTGGAACTGGCGGTGGAATTGTAAATCAAAAGCGTGGCATCTACAGTGCTGCCGGCACTTCCATGGTTATGATGCAGCAGAATAACCGAAACAACTTGCGCACTGGTGATATGCGCTCAGCACATGTAAAACTTGGATTAAAGTTTCTGACAATGTACTCAAACTATGGTATCGGCTCGAGACTTGAAAAGTATGGTACACAGGCAGAGAGGCTCAAAAAAGCTCTCGATCAGTATAAAGCTGGCGTGCTTGGCCTGAGACTTCGGCCAGCCTCAGCTTCTATGAACAAGGAGCTTGAACGCCAGAATGATATTCTGTTGAGCGATCGCATGGAGCGGCTATACAACTCCCAGGCCCAGGTTATTCAAGCAATCGCTCAGCCACAAATTCCACAAGATCTCAAGCAGTACTATCTTGAAATGCTTCTTGCGACACGAGTGATGGGTCAGACTCTGTTGCGTGATTTTAACAAAGATAATACTGAGACGCTTCTACCGAATGTCTCAAACATTATCGAAGCCGCAATGCAACAAGCAGCGCAAGCTGCGGGAGCAGGAGCAGGAAATGGAAATCAACAAAGTGGGAGACCTAATCCCGTATCGACAGTTCCTCAAGGAATTGTGGGGCAGGGAGGAGTTCCAGCCGGTGCTGGGACTGCTCAATAGCCTCAAGCAAGAGGCTATTGATGGTGTGAGGATACTCAATCTACAGAAGTCAGCAGAAGAGGTCAAGACTCACATAGCGATTCTAAAAACACAGCTTAACCTTGCAAATATGCTTCTTCAACTTCCAGAAGTCGTTGAAGAAATTGAAGAGAACATCGAAGCTCAGAGTAGGAAAGTAACCACTTTCAAATCTTCACAGGAAGGGAGTAATCTCTAATGACATTTCTTAACTGGCAGAAAAAGGTAGCTGAAGATGGACAGGAGGGGTTTACGCTTCCTGACGATCTTCAGAAAAAGATCGACGATGGTGCTGCGGCCTCCGCAGAGCTTCCAAAGATTCGGGAAATGCTTGAAGAGCTTAAAAACATTCAAGTGACCGCTTCAGCAGAGCAAAAGAAAAAGGACGACGCCGCTGCTGCACGAGCCGCTGTTTCTTCTCGTCAAGAAGCAGAAGGTACATTGGAAGAGCAGATCGAAGCTCTGATGCTCGAAGGCAAGACCAAGCAAGCTCTTGCTTTGGCAAATCAACCTGTGACAAACGAGGTTCTACTTCTTCGCGCTGATCGCGTTAAGCGTGAGGTCTTTGAGGATGAGCAGAAATTCAAATACTACCACGGTGACATCAAGCGCGAGGTAGATGCTCTTATTGCCGCACAGAGCATTCAAGCCAAGAATGATGCCTCTGTGGTTGAAAATTGCTATAAGACAGTTCTGGGTAACCATACCGATGAACTTCTCGAAGGCAAGATCAAGAGTCGCTTCGCCTCTTCTGACAACGGTTCTCGTGGTACAAGCGGCGGCTCTGCTGGAGACACTGGCTCTGGTACTCACGAACGCAAAACCCCCACAGACGAAGTTCGTAAAGCGGCCAAGCTTCTTGGTTTTACTGCTGAGGATTATGCAGAGATGCTTGATAAAGAAGGGGTGGGATACTAATGCCTACGATAGAGCATAAAACAGAAACCGCTCAGGCTGCACAGGTTGCACAAGCTATTGCAGATCCAAAGCTTAACAATACAGAGCTTGAGGAGCAGATCAAGAAGGTTCTTTCAAACATCAAAAAAGAACGTGCAGAAGCTGCTGCTCCGAAGGAGCCGGACTGGAAGAATCTCAAGGAGCAGGATGCGTACGATACACGCATCAATATTCCTGTGATCGATCATGAGATTCCAGATTATATGAACATGAAACTCAAAGATACCGAATATGAGATTGTTTGGGCTTCTACAGATCAGCGTAGGCTTGGTCAGCTTCTTGCAGAGGGTTATGAGTTTCTCAAGCCTGAGCATGTAGAGCCTACGTTTAAGGTGCCGTTGCTCTTCGATTCTGAAGAACGCTACACTTATCAGGATGTGGTCTGTATGCGTGTTCATAAACGAATTCTCTATGGCAAGCGTCGTAGGGGACTTGAACTTTCAAAACGTCAACTCGGTAACAACCACAGACCTCCGACTTCTAAAATCGTCGGCACTTTTGAACTTGGAGAGGCTCCGATGCTAGATAGATTCTCTACCTTCTACGAGCCGGAAGCTTAACATCAACCGCGGTAGCAGGAGCCGCCTAAACATTTTCAGATGAGGTAAAGCACATGCCAGCAAATCTTACCACGCATCTGCCGATTCTCCAGGTACAGAATAAGGCGAACACTACACCTTATACTAGCTCTCAACCTGAAGCGGCCGGGCAAACTTTTCTTACTGGCGTCCCAGTGCAACTGAACGGCTCCGGCTATGTTCAACAGTGGGATGGCACAACTGTATCGGCTGGGATTCTAGGAGTAGCAGAATCTTTCGGCCTTAACCTAGCAGCTGTTGGAACTGGTGCTCCGGTGCCGCCGTTTGGTGGAGTTACTGGCACTATTGCTATCCAAACCTACGGTTCTGTAGTCAATCAGCCTCTCGGTGTAAACATTGCTATTGGCACACCGGTTTCTGATGGACGCACGTTGTATATGGAACCGAACCAGGATAACATTTTCCAGGCGCTGTTTGATAATGCGACTGGTAGTGTTTCTGCTGATTACACTCCTGTGCAGGCATCTATTGGTCTTACCTACGGTCTTACCAAGGATGCTAACGGTTACTGGTACGTGGACAAGTCCAAGACCGGTGGCTCCGCAGTTGTACAGATTATTGCTCTTCCTCTTGGTTCCTATGTCAACGCACCAGTTAACTTTGTTTTTCTCACCGCTGCCATTCAGGTAGCTTAATCGAAGGAGATTTTCTATGCCTCAAGTACGAGCGAAATTTCCACAACTTATGCAGCCGGGGCTTCGTAAAATCTACTTCGATAGCCTCGATAGCCAGCTCAAAGCTTCAGATTATCCGAAGGTGTTTCACGAAGTTGATTCGGATTCTGAGTACGAACAAGAGCTGGAAATGGCGGGCGTTTCTATTCTACAGGAAAAGCCCGAAAACGCCTCAACTGCTTACACAGAAATGAAGCAGGGTGCTTCTAAGCGTGTTGAACCTCTGACATACTCTTTGGGTATTCGTACCTCGAAGGAATTGTATGACGATGATAAGTATGGGTTGGTAGGTAAAAAGGGACCGACTATGCTTGCTCGTTCTGCTGCCTTTACCAAAGAGATGATTGCGTGGAATGTATTCAACCAGGGCTTTACCAGTGCCGTCACCACATTCGACGGCAATCCGCTGTTCTACAATCAGCATGCTCTTCTCGGTGGTGCTTATGCTACCCAGATTGCTCCTGGAGCGGCGGGTGTTATTAGTGCGCCTGGCACATATCCTAATCGGCCCCCGGTGGACGTGGACTTCAGCGTTGCTGGATTACAGCTTGCTACCAATCATGCTTCTCGGATGATTGATAACATGGGCTTTCCGATTCGACTTCGCTGGGTCAATCTGATCACGCCTCCTGAGCTTCGGTTCCTTGTTCGTGAGATTCTTGGTTCTTCGGGTAAACCTTACACAGCAGACAACACCATCAACTCTCTGCTGCCCGAGGATTACAAGAACATCGAAGTTCCTTGGCTCAATAATCCTAGCGCTTGGTTCTTGGTTGCAGAGAAGCAGGACCATGCTTTGGAGGTTATCAACCGCGAAGCACCCTCCACGGACTTTGACGACGACTTCGATACGGATGCGATCAAGCAGAAAACTCGTATGCGTGTTGCTGCATGGTGCCCTCGTTGGCAGGGAGTGTGGGGTACTCAGGGACCGTAGCCTCAAGTTTGCAACAATCCATCGTTGCAAGGTAGATGGGGAGAGCGGATCCTGCTCCCCGCTCTCCGTCTACTAAAAGGAGTTTAAAATGAGTTTCTTTGCTGAATCCGGTTTGAAACACACTCTCTGGCGAGGCCCTTGGCGCTACTGTGCAAGATGTGACAGGAAAACAAAAATTGCACAGATGAAATGGGAACGGGGATTGCTGCTTTGCATTCATTGTCAAGATTCAAACTCTCGTCGTGGACCAGGACTTCTAGGTGAGCGAGATGTGCGAATTGCACAGGTTCTCACAGACGGTAAAGAAGAGCTTGTTCCGGTAGAGAAGGTACGACAACCAGATTTTGCAGAAGAAGTGGAAGATTTTCTAGTCTAAAAGCGCCAAGGCGCTGAAGGAGTTTCAAATGAGTCAGACAGACGGACGCTGGACTCAGGATGTTTCGGTTCCTGACGGTCAGTTTTTTATCGGTGCATCGGAGTTCTTTGATACTGCCAGCCTGGCTGCTAGAGGATCGGCAGGAGCGGGACTCTTCTCACTTAACCTTGCAGCTACTCAAGCTGGAACTTTCTTTGCGAATCTGGAAGCTTTTATTCGCACAGGAGTTTATGCTACAACTGCATATGATCAGGAGCAGTATGGAACTGCTGCTTCGGTTCCTGGGCCTTCGACAGTAGCAGGTACAAGCGGTCCAGAAGGTATTACAGGATTTCCACCTACGTTGGCTTCTGCTATGGCGACCCTCATCGGACCGCAGAGTGGGCCAGTACCCAAGGGAACACAGATTGATAGTATCGATGTAATTTATGGAGTCTATGCTGCGGCTGCCACAGTAGCAACGATTGGGCTAACTAAGACAGTCTTCTCCAATGCCGCTGCGCCAGTAGTATCGAATTTGATTGCTCTTGGTGCAAATGGACTTACAACTACCACAAACACGGCAGGTCAGGTGAAAGTTATCAATGTGCCGATCGCCTCTCCTGCTATGATCATTTCCGCGGATTCAGAGCTTGTCTTAAACGTTAACCTTACTGCGGGAGCTGGTGGTACAGTTTCATTTTATGGTGTGGTAATCAAGTGCCACTTTAACTGGAACTAGAAAGGAGTAGCAGATGGCAAATGATTACTCAGGCCGTATCTGGAAGATTACTGGTGCTGGCACCACTCCTTTTGGAACAGCAAATGTAAAGTTTAAAGGTGGTACTTGGACCGGTGCGGTAGCGGCTCAGACATTTATCATCACAGATGTAGCTGGTCGCGCATTTCAATGGACTTTTCCGGCTGATGGAAGTGCTGTAAACTTTCAAGAACTTGGCTGGATGAGCGGGCCGCTTACGTTTAGCGGTACCTTCACTGGAGAAGTTAATCTGTACCTCGGAACAAAGTAAGCGGGCAAAGCTTAGGAGTTTCCATGGGACACGCGAAAACAGAAAAACTCGCAAATGGTAATTTAGGAGTCGAAATTACCTATGGCGGTCTTGAAGCTCCTTTTGGCGGCGTGGATACGTCTGCGCCGCCAGCTTATATCGATGGTAAATGTTTTGCTGCCTCGGATGGTTTTGTAGTTGTAGATAACAAGCTATGCGTTGCTAACTGGCAGTCGGTGGTATTCCCTACTCTTTGGTCTGGTACAATGGGAGTCACGTTACTTAAAGTAGGAACGTTTTACAGTTCTCCACTTGGGCAGTTAAATTATGCTCTTGGATTTGCTGAGGCCCCAGATGGATCTACTCTTAATGGGATAGTCTATACCTTCTATATGACCTCGTGGAATTATAATACATATGGAGCACCGGCACTTATCGGAAACGATACTTTTTCAGTACGGTTTTTACCTCCTATATTTCCACCGACAGTGGCTTCGATTACGCTACCAATACTCAGTCCACTGGGTCCAATAGCTCTCTTGGGAGATAAAGCATACTATTATGGAACCTTGGCACTTGGTGTGTATCTATCAGGTGGGCTTATTGCTACTGTCTCGATAGCTGTTGGTGCGCCCCAAACAGTAGCGGAGGTCGTAGCAGCATTTGTTACACAGTTTAACACAGTTTTCAACGGCGCGCCTGGTTTCGATGCTGTCTTTGCTTCTGCATCAACTGATGGTCTTGGTATTGTAATAACTGCCAATGCCGATTCTTCTGCTAATGGAGCAGCAGGAAACAATTATCAAGTGGCAGATGCTTCAACAAATGGTAGTACTAGTCGCGGAATACCGTACTATTTTCCCGCCGCTCCTGTGACTTTCGGACCTACGAATCTCCAAGGTGGAACAGATGCTTATACTACTCAACCTGTATTTAAGTCGTCAAATATTTCTACTGCCTCGGTAGGCGGTACTCTATACATGGCCGGCCTTGGACCGATGATCTTAAAGTATGCTGGTCCCGGTTTGTTCAAAGTTTCGTCACTTTATGCCGGGGTTCAAATACTTCGAAAGTTCGCAGGTTCTTTGATTGGTCTTGGAAATATTCCAGCGCTTAATAACGTTGTACAAGATACGAGTATGATTTTTTCATGGAGTGCAGCAGAAGATTTAGATGAGTGGTCACCTGAAGACGGCTCTGGGAATATTACTGGAGCTGGCTTTACACAACTTGCAGATATTGGAGATTCTTTAACTGGTCTGGTAGTTTCAAACAATACCGCTTTCATCATTCGCTCTGAGGGATTGTCTTATGCAACTGCTCTAGGAAGCGGTGCTGATCCATTTCAGTTTTCGCATATTGGACTTGGTGACTCTGGAGAAGGTGCGCAGGATTCGCAACTTGTGTGTGCATATGATCAAACTGGTGCATATGTTGGAAACACGAATATTTTTCAGCTTTCTAGTACGATAAGTCCGATTGGTAATAAAATCAAGGCGTTGTTTTTCAGTCTTCTTCAATCTCAAGCTGCCCTTACTGGAAGCGTTGCATGTGCAGTTACAATCGGTGGAGATACCTGGCCAGTTATTTTATTTATGATTGGTGGAAGTACGTTTTTATATAATACTTCCAACAACACTTGGCAAGTGTTCTCATACACTGGTACTCCCACTGGAAACGAAATCTTTTGCGATATTCTTGCTTTTGATCAAGGAGTAGCCAATCTCACAGCCTACTCGCCGGTACTGGTATTTCAGGAAGGTCGTCCGACTTCTTTAGTTGCTATTAGTTTAACTGAAGGATTGGCCAATGTTAACTCAAGATCAATTGCACCATTTGTTACATTTCCTCAAGAGGAGCTTCTTTTTGGCAGAGATATCACAGTTGATGCTTTGTACATTGCGCTATGGGCAAATGTCACAGCAGATACTACAGTGACGTTTTACATCAACGGTATTATATTTTCTACGCTTATTTTGCAGCCAGCAACCTATAATACCCTTTCTGGTAATCCAATCGAGGTGCAGATATATCCACAAACAACGACCACGGCGGGAGCTTTCACAGTGCATTCTCCTCAGTTGCAGATTCAGATACAACCTTTTGGAAATTCTGATACTGCGCAGATTCGCTTTTCGAAGATCCAAATGTACGCATCCTTTGATCCTTCACAGAGGCCGGTATAATGGCAAAGACACAGAATCCTGTATCAGCTGGTGTTTCTGGAGATACTCTTCGATGGGCGCAGAGTGTGCATCAAACACTCAATGGTAATGTGGATATGGGTATTCCAACTGGAAAAGATGCTACTGGAAACTGGAGCGAGTTTGGACAGGGAAATAGCTCAGGTGTATTGATACGGATTGGAGCAGCGTCTTCTACGCAAGCTAATAAATGGACAACTACCGGTACAGCGATTGCAGTCAATCACGGTCTTCAGCGGCAGCCAATCGGAGTACATCTTGTAAACTCGGATAAGCAACTTCAAGTATGGCAACCAACTACAGCAACAGCAACCTATATCTATCTCGCACCGAGTGATGCAACAGTAAATGCTACTGTGTATGTGTTCTAAGGAGTCTCAAAATGAGTTTTCAAGCCGGTGATTGTTATGTGGGTATTCAAGGTTTGTTGATGAATAGGCCTGTGGCTACGGGAACAGTTAATGAGGCTATCCGAAAAGCTATGCTAGAGCTTACAACGGATTACAAGCACCCACTGCTAGAAGTCACAGGGCCGCTGACAAACTTCGTTGCTTATCAGAATAGCTATGCGCCCAGTTACTTTCTAGCCACTGCTGATGCACCTTTGGATGTCACAAAGGTGAATTCGTTCTTTATTTATAACGATCCTTTTGTGGTGCCGAGTGCGACAAACAACGAAACTAACGCAGGGTATGATCTAAAGTTCAGAAGCTTTGACTCAATCGAAGTGCTTCTCAATATTCCTGGACTGCCACTTTACTGGAGTCGGAATAACAATCAGATTTTGATTGGCTCAATGCCAAATAACAGCTATGCTTGCTATATGCGTTATCAAAAGCAGCATCCGCTAACTGAGACACCTAATGGTTTTGCTGAAGACACTCCAATCTTGATGGCTGATGAATGGCAGGAGATTCTAGAGTATGCAGTAGCAATTAGGCTTGCGCCGCAACTTAATCTCGCAAATAAAAAGCAAGAACTCCATTCCTCGCTCTATGGAGATCAGAAGTTCCAAACCAGCGGTGGTATTGAAGGTGCGCCGGGGCTTATTTTCCAACGCACTTCTCAGCGTAACCGAGATCAAGTTACTACAACTCGCAGGATGAGACTGCGGAAGGGAAGTGTTTAATGGCAACGAATAACATGGTGCCTTATTCTAATCCAGCTGGGAATAACCAGACCACTCCAAAGACTGGCGGAACTATGCAGTCTATTATTGGAAAAGGGATTCCTGGAAGTCCTACGACACCCACAGGATCGAATCCACTCGTTCCTTCTGCACCTAATCTTGGCGGTGTTAACACAGCACAGGCTTCGACTACAGGTAGTGCGGTTCCCGCAACGAGCACCTCTGCTTCTTCATCGACGAATGGATTTATCACAAATGCAAACAACCCTAATGGTCAGAATGCTCTTCAGAAGCAACTTGATGATATCTACGGTTCTGGCGTTGGAGGATCTCTTTATTCTCTTCTTAATGGTATGAGCGGCACAGACTCTACTATTCTCCAAGAGTATATCCAATCTCTCCAGCCTCAAATGGCAACAGCTCAAGCTAATACAAACGCTGCTCTTGGCGCAGGTGGAGTTTCAGCGAACAGCAGTGTTGCAGCTATCGCAGATTCAAATCTACAATCTCAAGAAACAGCCGCAGTTGCTGGTGAGAGTGCTAATCTTACACAGTCACAGGAGCAGCTAACAGCCTCTCTGCTTAGTGGTATGGAAAACAAAGCAGCAGCTGAAACTGCCACAAGTGCATGGAGCACGCTTGGAAATGTGGTGGGTGATATTTCACAAGATGTGGGAGCTGTTATACACGGTAGCAGTGGAGCTACAAACACAGGAAATGCTGGAGCAGCTTCAGTTCCATCAAATTCTTCGGTTGCTTCTACTGCGGCGGCCGGAAACTCTCAGATTGCAGGAGTAGATACCTCGGCAATGGTAGCTGACAACACAGACTGGGGTTCTGTAATTGGTGATTCTGAGGATGCGTTTGAATAGGAGAAGATATGCCTGACTCGACAGTACCAACGAGCGTAAATCAAGGATCAAGTTTCAATCCAGCGCAGGTGCTGGAGCAGATTCTAGGTGGAAATAAAGAGAATCTCCAGTCGCTTGCTGTGAAGGCTGCAACACCTGTAGCAGGTGGCCATGCTGGGCAGGTGCCGTCTTCTATGATGCAACCGCAAACGCAACTTGCACCTATGCATATGGACAATCGAGAGGTTGTTGGAAGGCACAATGCACAAGTGCAGGGAATCGGAAATACAATTCGCGGAGTCACGCACATGCTGGCTACTGCGGAGACGGAAAAGCAGAACAAGCAGAAAGTAGAAGTCGCTTCTGCTACACAGCAATTGCTTGTGGCTCAGCAGGGTATGGACCAAGCGCAGCAAGTACTAAAGCAAGATCCAAACAATGCAGATGCCAAGGCAGCGGCAGAGCGAAACAAAGCTGTAATGAATGGTATACTTTCAAACGATAAGCTCAGGAAGCAAATCGCAAAGGGCTTTAACATTGACTTTACTGATCCTCAAGCAAACAAAACTCTGGAGCATCAAGGTGTAGCTCAAGGTAAGCAAATGGCTCAACAGCATCTTGACTATGCCGAGCAGTTCCAGCAAAAGACACCTACTCAGATGGGTCCAAATGTACAAGCCCAGGCCCAGTATCAGGCCGCTTTGGCGCAACGAAAAGAACAGCTTGAGACGGTTAAGGCTATGGGACCAATTTTCGCTGCTCAGCTAAAAGCTCGAGGTGCATTGGATGTTAAGAATATTGAAGCTGCGACTGAGCTAAGAAAAGCTGCTATTGACTCTGGAACCAAACTTGACGAGCAGATACTCAAAAATAAACAGGCAGACAAGGATAACGCTGCCGCAGCTGCGTTGGAACGTTACAGAGCTGGTACACAAGTCGCACTGGAGAATCTCAAACAGGGAAATCCAATCGAAGTTCTAAAAGCTTTTAACGAAGCTCAGAAAAACTATGGAACATCCGCTACTGAGAATCAAAAAAGTCGTCAAGCATTAAATGCCGAACTTGATAAAGGTCCATCTTCTAGCAGACAGGCTGAGATTCGGCGACAGCTTCAATCCATTGACGCTATCGACGAGCAGGCAAAAAATGCCTTTTTGCTTAATCGCAATGTGATCGCCAAAGGTCTCGGTCTCAAAGTTGATGATTCTCGTTTACAAGTTCCTACTGTACATGTAGGAGATGGAGCAGGAAATGGCACAAGCACAGGAAGCGCAACCACAAGCACCGGCACAGGGAGCAGTGCCGACCTCGATCCAAGAACAGGCAAGCCCTGGAAGTCAAGCGTTTCAACAGCAGACAGACTCCTTATTAAAGGCCACTACGGCGCGGGTATCATCAGCCATGATGCCGAGCAGACCATCGACACAATCAATCAAGGCGCCAGGAAAATCAAGCGGTTCTTCGATCCAGATAAGCCAGCCTCAGACTAACCTTCGTTTCGCATTGCAAGAAGGCATGGCTGATTTTATCCAACAGTCGAAGGTTGCTGAGATCAAACAGCAGTATCACAGTATCAACTCTCTGCAATCCAAAGAGAAGATACAAGCTGTGAAGGATACCAGCCTGAATCCTTTCTTGTTTGATGATCCTTATGATGGACTTGCAAACAGTTTGAGTCGCTGGTCACAAGAAGCACCGAAGTTTGCAGGAAAAACCGACTCAGAAAAGCTCGCTCTCGCCTCAAGATACTACGATGAGGCTCTAGCGCCGCTGTATCAGAAGATGGGTGCTGCACCGTTATCAAGGGATTTATGGCTTCGTAACGCTTGGAAATCTGGGCTGTCTTATGATCCAGCACAAGCCTATAGAAATCCAATGGTTAAAGGCGCTCTCGAAGGCTTAGACAGTGCTATTGGAGAAACTGCAAATGCGCTTCGTACAATCACAAATATTACCGGTCTTCCTATAGTAGCTATGGAAGACTCCATTCGCAGCGGAGACTTTACAGGTCTTGTTGGATGGCAAAATCTTTATTTGAATATGCACAATCGAGTAAAAGAGAGTGGACTTGTTACCGGGATAGCCAAAGCAATCGAAGACACAGGCGAACGAAATCCTACTGGGGGTTCAAAGTGGATGCATGACATAGCATCTCAAGAGGACTTCTGGTCTGGTGTAACACCTGCTAGAACCTTTACCGAGAAAGCCTCTTCGTTTGTAGTGGAGAATGCCATGCTGCTGCCGCTGTTTAGCGGTATTGGAAAAGCTACCGAATTGGGAATTGGACTTGCAAAAACCACTGCTGAAGGCGTACCGATGCTAGCCAATCTCACGGAGACTCTCGGCGCATCAAAGGTAGGCCAGACCGCGGCGAAGATGCTTACTTATGGTACAGAGGGGTTGGCTTTTGGAGAACTGACGCTAGACTCAGAAGACAAAAAAGATGCTTGGAAAATGGGACTTCAATTTGCAGCTATGGGCACTCTCTTTTCTATGGCTGGAAAAGGTGCGGCTAAGCTTGTCGATCATCTCCCTGAAGGAGTCGAGAAAGATGCTATGGCCGCCGCAGAGCATGAGGCCGATCTAGGTGCTCAAGGAAAACGTAGCGCTACATCAGAAGAGTACTTGGAACAATATCAGACTCACATGGCTTCTGTAATGGCGGCGGGTGGTAGGCCGGCGGCATCTTCCATTATTGAAGAGGCTCTTGCTCATGTTACAATGGAAGAAAAAGCTCCGATGGAGGAACTTGACAGGCTTAAATTTCATCAGGATATGAGCGACAAGGATCCTGTGAAGTGGAAGACAGTATTCTCTAATATGAGAATCATTCGTCAGTTTCTTGACCGGCAGGGATGGAAAATTTCAGAGTTCAAACCTGATGATGCTAGGTGGGGTGATCTTCGCGGGTTTCTTGATGGACAGCTTGACAAAGCGGCATCGAGAATGGATTCTGATGTGCCGCAAGTTCAGCAAATGAAAGGGCAGGAACTTGTAGATGAGTATATGAAAACCCCAGAAGGACAAGCAGAATGGAAACAAGAACTTGCAAAAGCACAAGAAGTATTCAAAAATCATCCTGGTGGTGCTGAGAAAGCGCCGGTGGTTGCTAAAGCTGCGATGCTCAAGCGGCGAGTAGAAGCTGTGAAGAAGGCGGCAGAAGCCAGGACTGTAACTGGGCCAGAGAACGTTGCGAAGAATCAACCAAAAGCGCCCTCTATAAAAACGGCGTCTCAACACACTGACTCTCGTTATGACTATGATAAATCAGGCAAAGTCACTGGTTATCAAATGGCTATTTCTTTTAACTGGAAAGTTGCCGCAGACAAGGCTGCTACTGCAAAAGGTGGAAAGAATTCTCCAAAATTCTGGCAAGAATATGTAGATACACTTGCTGGAAAGACAGATGATGATGTGAGTGCTGCACATGCTCTAGCAGAGGATTTGCGAGAGTACTTCAATCCCCTCAAAGAGTCCGGTATCCAGTTTGAGAAATCCAATGCTGAAGGTGGAGACTGGACTAACTTTTTAGCATACATGTACTCCTACAAGGACAGACTTCCAAAACCTGTAGCAAGGAAACTGGAAGATGTTCTTATGAACAGTCCTAAGATGAGAACGCTTCTAGGTCGTAAGACAACAACAGCAGGTATTGAAGAATTTTCACAAGCAATCCAAAATCATATCGATATTTTCACACGTTCGAAATGGTACAAAGAACTTGGCCAACGCAATGCTTTCCGCTCCACACAACCTGGAATAAAAGGTTCAGACTCGCTTTCTCCTTGGCAACGAGATAAGAAACTCATAGAAAGCGCACAGCAATATGATTTGAAGCAAGTAAAAACTTTCTTCCCTGGCCGTTCCAAAGCTGCCGTAGAAGCTAGGTCGAGATATCAGAATACGCTTACGCTCTTACATGAACGTGAAACAGCTGCATACCTCAAAGGCAACTCGACCGAAGTAACAAAAATCATGAAACGAGTACGTGAGACACTGGCTCAAGCAGGAGGTCAGTAATGGGAATTGGCGGTGCAGCAGATGCTTTAGGAAGTCTTGCTAAAGATGCTTACTCTAAACTTGGTGAAAGCGCAGAGAAATCTGGTACAGCCAAGCTCGGACGTGAGACTTTTCTAGCGCAAGCTGAGGAATTCAAGCGTTCTCCAGAAGGAATGAAAGTCGGTACGCGGCTGGTTGATTATGATTTTCGACGCCAGCAGATTTTAGGTGACCTTCTCAAGCCTGCGGATGCTGTGCATGAGGTTATTAAAAATGATCCTACGCAGCTTCATTCTACTCTTGGAAAGGTTCATTCAGATCTCAAAGTTCAAAACCACCCCGCAGCTTCTCAAGCAGCAAAAATCATCGCTCTTGATCCTGCAAATGCGGATATGACATTGCAAGACTATACGATTAAGCTTGGTTCTCAAGCACGCTTGCTTGCACAGCAGCAAGTCATGGGAGAAAACCATGCCAATCTCATAGGTGATATAATGCCACTTTACGAGAAAGGCGATCCTTTCTCTGAGGCACATGCACAAGCATTACTTGATATTGCCTCGAACCAGTTCCACGACTCTACTAGACCTTTGGAAATTGGCTCAGAAGGTGTCTCAGCTTCTGGCGTGGATCAATCTAGAACTAAACTTAATATGAAAAATGCGTTGATGCTTGAGAATAAGTTTCGACAAGCCCAAGGCCAGGAACCTCTTCATATTGACCTAAAGAAACTCGACACCGCTAGTGTGCACGAACGCTCTAATGCAATAGAACAGTTTGCCTCAAAGCGGGCTAGAATCTTTCTTGCTCCTATGATTGCGGTCAATCACATGAGTACGTTTTTTAATCCTCTTTCAGCAACGCCACTAGCTAGCATCTACAAATCTATGATGGGCATGGAAAATGGCGAAATCAAAGAGCTTACCGATGCCGCAGCAGTATTTACATCACAACATTTTCATATGCTTCTTGATGACATGTCAAGCGAGAAAAATCCACTTGTTACGAAAATCGGTCAGCCTGAAGTCGGAAGATTGTACAATCAAATCTTTCATAATCCAGGTTTCAATTTCATCCGCAATGTGCAATTGAAAGCTGCCGCCACAATGGGTTATCATGCTGCGCAGTACTGGGCGGAGAAAGCTGCTCAAGGTGATAAAATGGCTGGGATCGAATTAAAGGATCTCGGCTTAGATGTTGGTGAGATTGTAAAACGTGGAGGTCAACTTACACGAGAAGAAAAAGTCAAAGCGATCTACCACTTCACAAACAATCGCGCATTTATCTCTCGACCTTTTGATCGCTCGTTGAACGCTACGCGTAATCCATGGACACGAATGCTTACCATGTTTCATGGATATGTGTCAAGTCAGCAACGCTTTATGCGACGAGAACTTCAGAAGAAACTCGAAGGTGGAGATTATGTTGGTATTGCTCGCTATGCTGGTACTATTGGTTTAATGTTTCCTACCATTGCACCGATGCTTAAAGCCGCCGAGGTTTTTGCACGAACTGCGAATCCAAAACAAGCTGGCCAAGGTTTGAAAGAAGACTATCAGCGACTGCAACATCCAGAGGATCTGGCACAGTTTAGTTCGGAGTATCTTGATATGCTTTCATACTTCGGTTCTTGGGGCATCATGCACTCCTTTATTGGGGCTGCTCATGGTGACAGACTCGCACTTGCTTTAATGGGTCCGATTGCTGGAGATGCTGTACGTACTGCTCAAGATACTATCAACCTCACAACGAAGTCTACTCAGACTGGCAAGCATAACATCAAACCGCTTGCTAAGGATGTTCTTCAACAAACAGTTCCAGGAGCAGGTAATATTATAGCTAACCAGCTATTCCCTGCTAAAACAATCAATCAATAACCAAGGAGGTAATCCTATGTCTGGTCAAAGTGCGCATCTTTCTTTGAAGGAAGCCAAGGCTATGCAAGAACGTGTGCAGGCTGCTGGCTCTCAAGCCGCTTGTAAAGGCGAACACAAAACAAGCAGCGGCGATAGTATCCACCGTAAAGCAAAGCATCAGGGGTAAGGAGCAGCTTCGATGAAAATAGCAATGTCCTCGTATACAGGCTTGGGAGCGTGGTTTGTACTTCGGCTCCTTGCAGAAGGCCACGATGTAGATTACTACCTATCCAAATCTGACTACGTGGATGTTCTTGGGGGGCTAATACCACCCCCCAAGAAGCTATCGCTAGATCATCGGCGTACAGTGGCAGGATTTGGATATCCTGATTATGCTGGATATGATTTATCGCTGTTTGATCTTACCGGCAAAGCGAAACAAGCTGATGCTTCAAGGATGCAAGCAGCCACACTCGGTGACGGTTCTTTCGAGCATTTGCTCGAGGACGACAGAGAAGCTGGCCTTAAAGCCATGGAGGACTGCGGAATCAATGTACCCCCATATACCAGATTTAACACGCCCACTGAGGCTAAGGCTTTTCTACGAAAGAATGACAGACCGTATGTATTTAAGCCTTTTACAGAAGGAGGCCAGACTCAGGACACAGCCACCACCTACGTTGCAAAAAGCGCGGCTGATCTTATTGAGTATATCGACACTTTGTGGAATGCTGCTAAACATGCTCCTTTTATCCTGCAAGAGTTTGTCAAAGGGCAGGAGATTGGGATAGAAGGGTTTTTTAATGGGACTGATTTTTATCTTCTAACTGGCACGTTGGAAGAAAAAAAGTTCATGAATGAAAACAAAGGTCCAAACACAGGTTGTTCTGGAAATCTCATTTTTGCACTCTCGGATGAATCAAGAATCTACAGGGAGGGATTGAAGAAAGCGATCCCATTCTTGCAAGCTGTTGGCTTTAGAGGAATTCTCGATCTCAACTCTATCGTAACCGAAGATAAGCTCTATGCTCTAGAATGGACTCCTCGCTTTGGTTACTTGTGCTGTCCCACAATTGCAACGATGTATGGACATGGATATGCGAAACTTCTTCAAAATATCGCCGCTGGAAAGACGCCGGAGATTAAATGGACTGCTCCGTTCGGAGTATCTGTTACGCTCTCAATACCGCCGTATCCGACAGAGCTACGGCTTCCAAAAGCGAAAGATGTACCAGTAGAAGGGCTTGATCCTGAGGATCTTGAGCAGCTTGTAAACACGTATTTGTTCGATGTAAAGCTTGCAAAAGATGGCAAGAAACTCATAACAAGCGGCAACTATGGGTATATCTGCGCTCCCATTGGAGTCGGCTCTTCCATCGAAGAAGCCTCAAGCTCTTGTGATAGAAGAATCGGTCGTATCAACATCCCAAACATGCAATATCGCACAGACATTACCAAATCAACTCTCAAGAGATACCAGTTTCTTGAAACTAACAGTTGGTTGTAAGGAGATTTTTATGTTGAAGAAGTTTGCATGTTTCTTTTTTCTTTTTGCCACTATTACAGCGGCTCAGACAACTAACGTAACCGCAACAGTCACAGATAGCGATGGAACGCTTTGGTCAAATGGCTCGGTCACGGTACAGTTCGTACCTAATTCTGCTCAACCAAATATCAGCATCTACAATATTAATGGAGCACCTCTTTCTCCATCGATATTGAATCAAGGACCTGTTACTTTAGATGGAACAAGTTCTTTTTCACTTTCTGTCTATGATAACAGCAAAATAACTCCTGTAGGAAGCCAGTGGCAGTTCACTGTGTGTCCGTTAGCGCAGTCAAAATGCGGTATCACAACAACACCTATTTCTGGAGTCTCGCAGAATATTTCAACTCTCGTAGATGCAAACATCCTAGCCCCACGCTTCAATGCGATCGCTGGAGCGTATGGTTATGCAAATGTGGAAGCAATTCTTACTTATCCTGTTGGCGGCACTTACTGGAGTGTTACCAATCAGACTCAGCTGTACTGGAATGGTACTGCATGGGTAACAGGATCACTTCCTAGTGGAATCTCTTGCGTTGGTACAGGATCATCGCAAGTTTGCACATTCCCAGGCACCGTCACGGCGGGCGCTGCGATTACATCCCCTTTGGTCAATAACGGTGTGTCAGCCTGTTATTTTTCAGGCTCGACTGCCGATGTGAAAATAGCGAATGCCTTTGCATCACTCCCATTGTCTCTGGGTAAGGTAGATGCAAGTTGCCTTGGAACTACTACGCAGGTTCTTGCCGGGACGATTTCCCTAACTGCTGGCCAAGAGCTTGATTTCTCGGATGCAACGACAATTATTCCCGCAGCAGTGTCATCAGACGTGGTGCATGTAGTGGGAGGGAGTATTCTCAAAGGACTTCATGTTGGGCTGGGGAATTATCCAATCACGTATTCTGGAAGTGCGGTAAGTTTTACCTGCACCACCGGGGGGCCAATTATAGGGCCTGAAATTGATAATTTATCTATTGATGGAGCAACTTCAGCGCCAGGAATAGGACTACTTATTAACTGCCCAACTTTGAACTATGGCGCGGCGTATACCCATGTCAATGGAATGTACACTAACGGCGTTTTGCGGCCATTGGTTCTTTCAACCTCGAATGGTGGTTGGATTAACGCAAATGAGTTTAAGGGCCTGACTTTTCTTGCCGTATCTACCTCAATTCCCGCCACTGGGATCACTCTTTTAAATGCAGGAAAACAAATCGAGGCGAATACATTTGAGGGGTTTTTTGAAGGAAATGGAACCCCTTCATCTATTGGAATATCTGCCACAACAACTACGACCGCTACTGCGAATATTGATGCCAACACGTTCAATTTCAATATTTACGATTCGGCATATTCCTGGTATGTGCCGTCAAGTTCGGTTTCCGGAAGAGTAAACGTGAACTGGGTACAAGGACTATTAAATGGAACAAGCATAGATACGCTCGGGGCAGATTATATTCAGAATTATTCGAGCGATGCGTTTAATTTCTATACTTTACAGGCTAATGCACTTACTTTGTATCCTAGCCTCACACAGACTGCTATCGCTATTGTTCCTGCCGCCAATGACACGCGAGCAGAAGTATATGGAGCGAACAGCAGCAACAGTGCTTATATGTGGAAGATTGACGATTCAGGAAATGCGATGTTCTCAGGCACCGTCGCGGCTGGCGCTGTGAACGGAGTAGTGAATGCGGCTCTGCAAACCGGCGCAGATATAGGCGCGAAAATCAATACCTCCGTAGCTGGATTGCCCAGCGGCGGAACTGTGTCCGTTCCCCTTGGGACTTATGTCTTCACAACACAAGCTGCGTTTGCTCTCACTGCCAGCAATGAAAAGTACGCATTAGTTTGCGATCCCGGTACGGTCCTGAATTGGCAAGGAAGCGGCTCTGCGATTCTGGCAACCGGGAACGCTATATTGCAAGACTTAGGATTCACCGTAACTAATTGCGTGATTGACGGAATATCATCGACAAGCGGTTCTAATGGGATTGAGCTGCGGGGATTCTACGGGTCAAACCTAACTAACGTCACAACCAAGAATTTCCCCGGCGGTGCGGGTGTCTACTTCCACGGATCGGGAGTGTCAACCGTCTTGAATCTGAACTCTTACGGCAACAAATATGGCGTGTGGGAAGTCGGTTACACCCCCACCGGGACGGCATCAAACGCAATCCACATCAGCGGTGGAACGATTGAAGCCAATTCACTCTGGGGAATCTTCGACGATTATGCTGACAATACGGCAACCGGATCGACCTTTTCCAACACTTACGATGGAGGAATCGCGTTCGAGGGCAATGGCACCGCAGCTACACTCAGCGGTCACATCTTCTTGGGGGCCAGCGTTAATACGGATGTATCCCAAAACTTCTTTGAAGCAAGTCTTGGAACGGTAAACATCCAAGCCGGTACAAATGGACAGGCCGCAGCCCAGATTACCGTCTCTGGAAATTATATCAACGCCCCTTCCTCTGTCAATGGAGTAGACCTTATCAATGTGAACACCGCGAGTGTAGTTGGAAATGATACCTCCGGAACATGCAATTTCAATTCCGGCATGTATTCAATAAACATCGGAATTCAAAATAATGCAAGCCAGGTTCTGTGCGGGACCGGGTCTGTTAGTACAAGTATAGGCGGCGGTCTTGTTGCTCCAAGCCTAAATTCTCCTGCGGCGACGAGTTTGTCTATTGGCTCAGGAGTGGGTGCTGCATACAGTCTATTAGTGCATGATCCCACTAACAGCTTCAACGACTTGATCTTAGATCCATATGGCAACCTCGACATTAAAGGATCATACCAAGTACGGGGCGCGGTTACCGTAATCCCTTCGACGGCTCTCGGCTATCAGGGTCCAGCGGCGGGGTATGTGCAGCTTGCGCTTTCTGGCACGACGGGCACGATCACCGGAACGGCTCTAACGGCAACCTGCGATTCAGGCACGGCAAGCGTGACGGGTGCAGTGGTCGGGCATCCAGTAGTAGTTAGCAGCACAACGGGCGCTGATGTGGGAGGAGCGTTTAATCTTCGGGCATCAGTGACGGCAACAAATACAGTGACGGTCTATGTCTGCGGGACCGGAACGCCGCCAAGTCTGGCCTACAACGTAACGGTGTTCTAGGCAACTATACTGTATGCACTGCGGTGCCTGAGCAGCAAGAGAACGGCGGCACATGTATGGAGTGACGCAAAAGGTGAAAGTATGAAGCGGATTTTCGTAGCCTTATTGTTCGTAATTCTTCCATGCATGGGCTACGCTCAGTTGTGGTCGCCTATTCTCAACTCCAGCCAGGCAATCAACTGGTCGAACTCGGGCGTGGGTGGCATTCCCGCTCGCACCACTAACTGTGCAAGTCTCACATCTACTGCAACTGTTTCGGCAATCAACTCCGCGCTGGCCATTGTAACACACGGTACTCGAATCGATTTAAATGATAGATTAATCTTGCATTCTAAATAGGTATATGCTAAACTATATTTGTTGCTGAGGTTTAAAGAAAAATTTTCAAAAATACTTAATTTTTCTCTTGACACGGCATAAATAAAAATGTACTATTAATGTAGTGATTGGTAAAGAAAACAATCAGTTGTAAAAACATAATGATTATATTGGACAACCAGTTGTAGACTTATAAAGAAGGTATGAAAAAAGTTTTAGCAAATTCGTTGAGTTCACTATTCAGTTGGTGGTCTTGTTCTTCAACGGATCCAGGTAGATAACGAAATTCGTATTGAATTTCAAAATGTCCTGGATTATTAATAATCCAGGACATTTTCTTTACAGGAAATTGGCTCAGTGGCGACAGCAGTGGACTCCAAACCCACTATAAGTGAAAACTTAACATCAAGGGTTCGAGTCCCTTATTTCCTGCCAAATTTTTAAGGTATCTGGGTTTTCAAATTAAGTAAAGGACGAATTCAGTACTAGAAAGAAGAAAAAATGAATTTAGAAAATATGGCACTTATCGATCTTTGTGCTCTAGGAATTACACAATCAATTCGAATTGATCAGATAAATGATAGAATCACTGACATTCAAAATGAACTTCGAATTTTAACATCGGAAAAAAATCTTTTATCTTTTGCCAAGGTTGCATCTAACAATGAGTTGATTCGGAGAAAGTGTCATGATGTTGGTGGGGCCTTGACTTTAATTCATACGAATGAAATTGAACCGACCAGCGTAGATGTTTACGATCGAGAGCGTAATAAGGTTCGCAAGTAAAGGATTGTATGTCAGAAAATAATACACTAGATATCGGTATTACCCGAGAAGAAATCGACCATCTTGCAAAATGGCATCACGAATGCGAAAAGAATTTTGCCGACATGCGCGAATACGAGTTGGCACAATTTCATAAGGACCGAACTTATCTTTTTGATGGATTGAAAAATTCTGGGCCATATTTGAAATTGGGGCAACGTATTTTTAACTAGTGACAGGAATTGGAAGGTCGGCAAAGTTGGAGCGTTGCAATGGATTGCTAATCCATCTACCTTAACAGGTAGTAAGAGTTCGAATCTCTTACCTTCCGCCAGTTTTAAAAATTTGGAGTAGTGGGCGAGTGGCTTAAGCCGATAGTTTCGAAAACTATTATGCCGGAAACGGTATCGGGAGTTCAAATCTCTCCTACTCCGCCATTTCACCACAAGGAGCAAATATATGATTGAAAATCGAGAACAACCCTGCGAGTGCGCTTGCCACTATTTTCCCGGATTGATTCGGCATGAAAATCCTTGTTGCGATGCAAAAGAATTGTTTATTAAAGTTCACGGGAATAAAAATTCTGTGAGTAAACTTAGCAAAGACGATGACCGTTGGAAAAGCGGTTCTTGTCATAAAGCATGAATTTCGAAGAAATCTGGAGTGCTACCAATTTAAATGATAAAATCTATATTTTTAATCTTATGCAGTGTAATGACGATTTCAGTTTATGGGCAACAACCAAGGCCGTTATCTACCAATCAATGCACGCAATTTGTTCCATTTGGGCAACCGAGTCATATTAAACCTAATTTACCGGATAAACCAGATGGAACAGTGATTTGCCGAGATGCGTATATCTTAGAATCGGATACAATTGCTAAGATTCCGGTTTGGGTGTCATATGTATTAACACCGAGTCGATCTATTGGTTGCGTGCCTCGATCAAATTCATTTGCCGCAGACCAATCGCTGCCGAGCAATAAAAGAGCCGACCCAAAAGATTATGCCGGATCCGGGTATGATACAGGGCATATTGCGAATAACGGAGATATGTCGTGGAATGCCAAGGTTGAACAGGAATCTTTTATTCTTACAAACATGACACCGCAAACTGCAAAATTGAATCGTGGCTCCTGGAAATTACTTGAATCTGATGTTCGAGCCTGGGCATATGAACGAAATCATGCATTATTAATTTATGCTGGTCCATTATATCATACAAATGTTGATAAAAAAATTGGCATTGATCAGGTAGATGTTCCGTATGCTTTTTATAAAATCGTAGTTGATCTGCAAACACATGAGGTATTACCCTTTATTTTTCCTGCGGCAGGAATTGATGGAAATGACCTAACAACGGTTACTTCTACTGTGCATAATATTTCTGACGAAGCCGATGTTAATTTTCCACTTCCTGTTGACTATAAAGAATCGACGATTTTGTGGCCAGTTGATCTGGGCACCTTCGAAAAAGCGAAGAAAGCGCAATGCAAATAATTTAATGGCCGGGTGGCAGAGTAGTTATGCGTGTGCCTGCAAAGCACATTTACACCGATGCAATTTCGGTCTCGGCCTCCATTATACAAAGGGATCCTAATTTTTAGGATCCCTTTGGCCGATAACCCCTTTAAAATCAATACGGTTGACAAGTATGCCATATTTTGCTATACTTATCACAGTAAGGAAAATATGAACACCAGATTGAACGAGCTGATTATCAAATTCCGTAAGAATATGGATCCGGAAGGATTGGAGATCTCCAATTTGCTCATGGAACTGCGAGGTCTTCGTGCTGGTAATCGTTACCCACCGGCTATTTTGGTGATGGAAGACGGTACGAAATTGGTTATTCAATAAGGAGGTATATTATGAGCGTAGGAAAATATTCGCCGACAATTCGATGCGTCTACCCCGACAATAGGGTATATGAGCAAACTTTTTATGGCCATGATTCGTCCCTATATGACGATGACGGATTCGATTCTTATGGGTATGATGAAAACGGCGTTGACCGAGATGGACATACCGAACGCTATTACGCCGAAGCGGATTTGCCGTATTACGGTTACTTCTACTTCGATGAGGATGACAATTTGATTCCAACTGACTAGAAAGGGCTAGGCGTGAAACTCGACAAGGCGATATTGGAATTGGAGTTGGACCTGGCGCGTTCGCGTGGAGAAGCGCAAAGGTTAATAAAGCAGGGAAGTATTATGGTCGGCGGGTGTATTTCACCATGTAACAAACGACTCTTTCCTTTTACATGTTCTTGCGGCGGATGGCGTAAAATTACAAATCCCGCCGAAGAAATTGCCGGTGGAGAAGTTATCCGCATTAAAGATGGTAGTTGGAGATTGTTAGCCGGAGATCACGGAAAAATGGATCAACTTCCAGGAATCGGATGGGTACCGGCAGATTAAATGAGATACGCAATGAGCACGAAATTCGAGCGGCGCGAACGGGCGGGTACCTTGGTAAACTCGCTAATTGGCTGCCTTACCTGGGCACCAACTCGCCGCCGTCCGACCACCTTGCCACCAGGAATTAATTATATTACGGGCGAATGGTTAGTGATTGAACTGGTGTGTAGGCAACTTCTGACCGGTGGTAACATAAGTATTTTCTCTCTTCGGGAACTTGAAGAGATACTCAAGAAATATACAGATCATTTGTTTTTACAAAAATTAATGGATTGAAAGGAATGGTTATGACGTTTTCAATAGGCGATCGTGTTTGCATTAACTATAAACCATTATTTTATAATGGGAATCTTGTATTCAAGGACGGACCGGGGGAAGGGCCTGGTACGATTACTAATTATTACGCAGAAGACGGTTGCTATGAAATCGAAATGGACCACTGCGCAGGTCATGTTCTTTATTTTACCGAGGAACATTTAGAAAGGGTAAATTGAAAAATATTTTTAAAAACCTTAGCTTTGCATTTCCGTATTTAGGAGAACTCTTTTTATTTGCGAAATTTGCAAATGTTATTTCATTGTCATATTGGTATCTAATTATATTTTTCCTAATCGATCAGTATACAATTTATGTTGCTAAAAATACGAAGAAGATGCCGTTCTTCTTATTTCCATACTTCACCATTATCTTTTTACTTGCGTTTGGTTTAGGTATGCTGCATTCCTCGATTTGGTGGGCATTTTGGTTCGTGACGACGGATCTTACTACGATCGGGCGCTCACTCGGTAATGCATCAAACATTAATCCTGAAAAGAAAGTATAAAAGCACAATATGACTGAAAAAGTTAAAAAATTATTTTCTTCATCCGAAGTATTTCCTTCATTGACTTGGATCATTGAAGTTGTTAACCCCATTGTCAACAAAGAACTCGAAACCTGTAGATCTGCCGGCCTTTTCGGAAAATCAGAGTTAGCTAGTATTGAAATTTTTGGATCAATAACCGAACTAGCTAAATTACTTGAATATTACACATCTTTACCCGAAATGTTTAAGGTTGCTAAGGTTGATCTCATCGAGGGACCCGAATTATGCTGCAAAGTTTCACTAGCTACCGGTGGGCAATGTAATCGTTGCAAAAGAATCACAGATGATATCGCAATTCATCCCTATTGGCCAGGTGAAAAATATAATCTTTGCAGTAGATGCGTAGATGTTTTGTTAAATATTAACTGGCCGCCATTTATCTATCGGAATGAAACCGATGTATACATTTGTACCGATGAACGTGAATGGCACGAAATTAAGTCAGGAAGAAAGGAATTACCGGCATATGATAATTTATCGAGCGAAAAGTAAGCCTATCCAGTGGGCATGCATTTCTATTAGCCGATATAATACTGCGGTAATCGACAAATTATCAAATTGAATGAGAGGATTCTATGATTATTTTATCCGATGAACAATTAGCTGCATTGCCAACCCCAAGATTACTTGCTCTATACAAGGCCCGCCGGGTAGAATTATATTATTACCGTGATGGCTGGGGATATAGCCCAAAGACTGTAAAGCTAGATATCGAATATGTAGGGAAACTTAAGAAATTGTTAAATTCTCGGGAACATGTGAATCGATAAAAGCATATAAATATATACATGAAAACAAATGAGATTATTTTAGAGAACGATACCCGCACCAAAGAATTCTTTCGAAAGCAGGATAAAACTCTTTATACAAATATAATAAAATTTGCACCAGAGGCGTTGGCCGCGCTTAAAAAAGGTCACGCGATATATAAAGGCTTCGACTATAAATTCTCGTATGAATCTTCGGTACTAATTACTGATCCGAAACGAGTAATTCGAAAGAGCGCGAATACAACCAATCAATATACGTTGTTATTCAGTAATCTTCCGAGCTGGGCCTCATATCCAAAAAGAAATCAAAGTATTATCGCGACAACTAGCCTAAGGTATGCTTCCGGCTACGGAAATGCATATCTTGTTTTGCCGTTTGATGGAGCAAAAATCGGAGTATGTTCCGGTTCGGATATGTGGGACACATTTTATAAGAATTTGGGAAACAATACAATAGAGATGTTTGCTTCCTTTTTACAACTCAAAAATATTTCTGGCGATACATATAAAAAACTAATATCAGAAATTTTTTATAAAAGAAAACATCTAGGTAATGGTTGGACGTGGAGATTTACACCTAAATTTGCCCAAGATTTAGCCTCTTGCAGCACCGAATCGGATGTTATCTCCCTTTTAAGTTTATATTTGCGGCCCAAGAGCGGAGGATTCAAACTGACAACAATATCGCACTTACCAAAAGAAAACAGGGAAGTGTGGTTCGATAGTAAAGCCTTTTTAATTAAAGTGCACTCTGATTTTTATCGAAGATATTTTCCGGAGACGGCGGATTTTCTTTACTAGAGGTAACCCGTACTGAAATATTGTAGTACACTTTGAAAATAGACTAGACTTTCGTCAAAGAAAATGATATACTATATTTGTAGATGAGAAAGCGGCATTAAATGCATCAAGATTTTGAAAAGATTCGGATCGCAATGCGATATTGGCAATTGGGTCATGGATATCATGTTGCTCTTCGAGCCATGAATTTTGCTCAGAGCAAACACACGGGATTACGCAAAGATACCGTCACCCCAGAATTTCAGCATCAGGTATCGCAAGCAAATTTTGCGCGTACTCTGATCGATCAATATGCTTTTCCTGAAGAAACCCTAGCAACGATTTGGTTACATGATGTATGCGAAGATTATGATGTGAGCATTTCTACTATTACTGAAATGTTCGGCTCTCGAATTGCGTATAGCACGGAGCTAATGACCAATCAAGTTTCCGGCGTTAAAAAACCACTACATGTATATTATTCTGCTATGGCTTACGATCCGATTGCAAGTATCGCAAAAGGCATCGATCGGATGCATAATCACCAATCGATGCACGGGGTCTTTTCACTCGAGAAGCAACAGTCATATATCGAAGAAACCGAAACCTATATTCTTCCAATGCTGCACGTTGCACGAAATAATTTTCCTGAACAGGAAGCAGCGTATCAAAATATCAAGCATGTTCTGCAAATTCAAATCGAATTAATTCGAGAAATGCTAACTGGAATAAACTAGTGCCGGATATTACCGAACGCCTTAACGAACTCAGTGTTCTGATTTGCAAATATTACAAAAAAGACAGCCCACATAGACGTGCAACATTAAAAATTGCACTATTTCCAGTGTCACTTAAAAAATTAGTTGGGACAAACTATTGTGAATTGCATTTTGAACATCTAGGTACTGCTTGGTTAAAACGATATGTTCGAATTGAAGAATTTTTAGGTGATCATTGGCATACGATTGCAAGCCTGCTGCCGGATGACGCCTTACTTTACGAATTGGAGCAATAATGGAATACAGCATAGGCGATTTCATTGAATTTAACTGGTCTCGATACACCGGAGTTGCTAGAATATTGAAAAACACGGTGTATGATGGCCGGAAAGCGTATGAATGCTATTCTTACGTCGCAACTCTTGACTCATTAACAGGCAAGGGTATGATTATGTCCACAGAAATAATCAGAAAATTAACCAAAGACGAATCTCTACTTTTAGTCTTATCAGAATAAAGGAAAATATGACTGCAAAAATGTTACGAATTCAACTACTAATCGCGTCGATGATCACCGTAGTAGTACTGGGGCTGCGAGCCTTTAACGTAATCGACTTTCCGATTAATTCGGACTGGATTCAACTAGGTTTTATGTGGGAATGGTTTCTTAAAGATGCAGTGCAATTTTGGGGAGATGTTCTAGCGGGCCTCGCCGACGACGCAATTTTATCGCTGGGCTTGCAATAAGGAATGCCGTGATTCGGTATCTATTGTTTGCAACCATTAATTGTGCGATAATTATCTTTTCGAACAATTTTTTAAATTTACATTGGTCGGTTTGGTCCTATGTAATTCCATATTTAATTTGGATCGCATTTTATTTTTGGAATCGCTATTGACAACCCATATTTTTGCTGTATAATAATATCAGTGAAAGGATATTATGATTGTAAAAGCGGTTAGTCTACACAATAATATTGGAACATCCGATAAGGTATATTATCTTCAACTCGTTTCGGTGGAAAATGGAAAATATCTTGTTCAATTTGAATACGGCCGCCGAGGGAAAACACTAAAATTTGGTACAAAAACCGAAAATCCGGTATCCAAATACGAAGCCGAAGATATTTTTGATGAATTTGTTAGGCAAAAGAAAGAAAAGAAGCATTATCACGAAATTCCCAATCCCGAAGATTTATTAATGATTATCAGTTTTTCGGCGTAGATTTCTATACTCAATTATAGTTGGGTTCTCTTGGCCGGATATCTTAGGTAGATTTTCCTACCTTATTTTTAAGAACATCTTCGGTTAACAGTAGAAATTATAACAAGCAACGATATAAAAGGGATTGTAGAACAATGAAGATGACAGTAGATACCAAACAAAATCGTAGATTGCATCAAGAGGATAGATTTTTTATTGATCATCTTGATAGTTCAAATGTATTTTTCGGAGTGTTTGACGGCCACGGGGGAGAAATTGCGGCAGAGTATGCTGCCGCAAATTGTTCTCGTATTTTTCGAGAACTTTTGTTTGGGTCAAATTTTGCGGGATTAGATATTCTTTCCGAAGTAATTCATATTTTGAATTTCGACCTAAGACATTCATATACAGGCACTACCGCTTCTATTGTTCACTTAAACGAAAAACAAAAATTTGCAAACGTCGCTGTAATTGGCGATAGCCCTGTAATTATTAAGGATGCGGATGGTAAAATCTGGGTCGCACCAGAACATAACGTACGGTCTAATGCTGCGGAAGCGGCCGCTGCTACTGCCAGTGAAGACGGTATAATTGTTGACGGCTATTTATTCGATGCTCGGAATCTAGATGGCGGTGGACTTCAGATGAGCAGAGCATTGGGTGATCGTGATTTGGATGTTGTTCTTAATCGTGAACCAGAAGTTTTTAGAATTTCATTGGCTAAAAATAGTTGGGTTTTATGCGGCACCGATGGCATCTTAGATCCGGGTCATAAAAATACCGACCAATTAGTTAATAATCTAGCTACTCTTATTGATGTAAACTCGGTAACCGCCGATGATGTAATTCAGTCTGCGATTAGCGCTGGCTCCCACGACAATGCAACTGCAATTTTAATCAGGCTCTAAGACCTAGGACGGATTAGAAATGTCGATTAAATCACAATATCTTTATTCCTATTTGGACCCAAAAAGTCTTAACACAAAATTGGTATCATCAAAGAAAATAGTGCTACCTCTTATTTTTGATTCGATTGCCTTTCGCGGTATGAGTGGCGCCTTATGCGCACCGACCTTGGCCGTTAGAATGAAGAAAAATCTTATTATGGTTCGAAAAGAGGGCGATAAAAATCACAGCGGCTCTCTCGTTGAAGGATTTTCCAATTCAAAAAGATATATTATTGTAGATGATTTTATTGATTCCGGCAATACCGTATGTGAAATTGTTAAGGCCGTTAAAAAATTTTCACCTAAAGCAAAGTGCATAGGTATTATAGCTGTTAACCAAAGTAAATTCATATCATTATCGATTTTTAGGAAAGTATGTAGATATTCATGGAATAGCCATTTTAAAGAGTAGGCATAAATAACAGTGTAAGTAGACTGAGTTTAAATGCGAGACCGTTAACCAATGATAACAATTTTTAGACACCTACCTATTTCACTTTTTCTCCTAGTATCTTTCTTGTGTGAATCTTCGAACCATTATATTTTGCTAATCTTTCTTCTTAGCGGGGCGGCCATAACCTGGCTATATTTCGCTAATAAAAACAACATCTTATCTTTTAGGAAACTATTTAATCAATTCTAAATCATGACTAAAAAAACTTCTAGTTGTAAATCCGACGAACAATCAAATTGCATATTTTGTGGTAAAAGTAGAGCCGAAAGCGTTAAGTTGGTCGGCACCGGTGATTTTTTTATATGCGATTCTTGCATTCAGCGATGTAGTAGTTTGATTCATACCATTAACCCAGATGTCGAACCGGCGGCAGTAATCGAAAACGAGCTTCTAAATCCTATTTTAATTCGGCAATATTTAGATAAATTTGTAGTTGGGCAAGAACCGGCTAAAATTGCGCTTAGTGTAAGCGTGGCAAATCATTATAAGCGAATGCTATATAGTGAAAATTCATCCGCGATTATTAACAAGAGCAATCTTATTATTACCGGTCCCAGCGGCAGCGGGAAAAGTCTACTCATTGGATCTATTGCTCATTTTCTTAATGTTCCGTTTATTACAGTAGATGCAACTACCTTAACCGAAGCTGGGTATATTGGCGAAAATGTAGATACTATTATTTCTAGATTAGTAATCGAAGCCGATGGAGATATCGATAAGGCCGAATGCGGAATTGTATTTATAGATGAAATTGATAAAATTGCAACAGGGAAAAATAGGACGTCAACAAGCGATAATCGAGTATCCGGTGTGCAATCGGCGCTATTAAAACTGGTGGAGGGATCAATTATTAGAATTCCTCTTAATGGAACTTCAAAGCGGCCTACATTGCCGCAAATGATTGAAGTCAATACAAAAAACATTTTATTTATTTGTGGCGGCGCATTTTTTGGAATGAATGAAATTGTTAAGTCACGGATGAAAACAAAACAGGGGTTGGGATTTTTAGATACGGTCACTCCGTCAACAGATTTAGGTTCTAAATATACAACCGAAGACTTTATTAATTTTGGTATTATACCCGAATTTATTGGCCGCTTTCCTCTTAAAACAAGAACAACGGAATTATCGATTGACGAGTTAGTTAAAATTTTATCAGTATTAGATAATAACATTCTCAATGAATTTAAATTTTATTTTAATATTGACGGCATCGAATTAGATTTTACTCCCGGGTTCATTCATAAAATTGCTGAACTAGCAAAAAAAGAAAAGACAGGAGCGCGAGGCCTTCGTACTTTATGCGAATCTGTGATTCAAGAACATATGTATTTGATTCCGGAATATAAAACTCGTAATATTAATAAAATGATTTTTGATGAAAACTGTATTGTTAATAACACCGCACCAAAAATTGAATTATACGAAAATAAATTAAAAAAGTCTTGACAAATATATAAAAACAAATTAATATAATAATATACTTACATTGATGCTTACGAGGTCAAATTAAAACACTCGCTTGAAAAGGAGAAGCAGAATGAGTAATATTTATGTACCCGATGCCTGGTTCGTATTTGGCCCAGCATTTGGATTATGTGATTACATTTCTGTACTATCAGCGGAATTTCATGCCGGCAAACTAATGATTCAGCTTGCATACAAATTACCTGAATATCTTTAGAACCATTCTGCAGCAATCAACACCCACTAATTAACTCAAAAGGAAAAATAATGCCAGAATCTTCTGCTAATGTTGTAACTCGAACAAAAATTAATACCAAGGTTATTCCACCAACATTATATTCGGTTGTTTATCTAAACGATGAAAAAACTAGTGCGGTGTTTGTTGCCGAAACTTTAATTAGAATTTTTAATTTTGATATCGAATCGGCTGCGGTATTAACTGAGGAAATTAGTACAACGGGCTCCGGTGTAGCCGCCGAAAATCTCACCAAAGAAATTGCAACACATCTTACCGAGTTGGTTTTACGAGATGCTCAACTTCAGAATTATCCCTTGCGGGTGGAAGTTAGGGCCGAATAATAAAATTTTTTTATTCTGCAGAGTAAATTAATTTTTTCAGGAATTAGCAAAATTCCAATTATTGCAAGAGAAACCAAAATAACCAAAATTTCAATCATATTAACCCCCGATATATTTATCGGAAATAGGAGAAACATATGTCTCAAAATTCTCAAAATTCTTTCCTTCACGATTTCTTGCGCGGAACCAGTCGCTCTCTCACCTCTCGTCAGGCGCGTTCTTATTTTGGCATTTTAAATTTACGTGCGCGTATTTCAGAGCTTCGCCAGCTTGGTCTGCAAGTCAATACAGATAAGACCACGGATGGTCGGACCAAATATTGGATTAGTTCACGGGACGTATGGGGTTCCAAGGCACGACTTTTCGCGTAAACTACCTCTACTCAACTACAAAAGCCGAGCTGATTTCAGCTCGGCTTTTCGTTTTTCAGGCCCCAAAAGTAGCTTTGTAGGTTGTTGAAAACAAAGGCCCGATTTCACGAATATGACGCCGTATGGCCCTTTAAGGGGGCTAGACGTGGCTGGGTATGGCTAAAATAGCAGGGGCATATTGGGGCGATTTAAGTCCTTTGTTTTCAAGGGATCAGTTTTTTCTGGGTTTTCCCCATTCTTCTCTTGCATTCGATACCGAGATTTGTTATACTATATTTGTTGGTAAGGAGAGTAAAACATGGCTGCTACCTGCAAACGCAAAGACGACGATTTTCATATGTATTCGATTCCCGAGTTTCTCGTGGGTGAGTTTGACAAACTGCTAGAAATCGCGCAAAATGCGCCATTTATGTCTTCGACTAAATGGGACGCGGAAGATCTGTTAAATGAAAAATTTAGCAAATACAGGATCTAGATATTGCAATCGGATTCAGAATTTGCTATAATTATTTCAGTGAGGGAAACGAATGAGCATTGCAACTACGATTTTTGAACAACTCGGTGGTAATCGATTTGTGGGAATGACCGGTGCGAGAAATTTTATCTCGCGTGGAAATTCCCTGACTTTCAAAATTACTAAGGCTTGCAACAAAATCACGCATGTTGAAATTGAACTCACTCACTCGGATACTTATCGGATGGTGATGTATAATTGCCGTCATACGAAAAATGGTTTCAAGCAACAAATTGTTCGGGATATTTCTCCGGTCTACGCCGGCCAACTGCAAGGTATTTTTACAGAAGAAACTGGGCTCTACACAAGGCTGTAATTGAAAGGAAATCGATGACACTGCAAGAATATGTAAATAACGGATCCGGTAGTTTTGCCACGATGTTCACCCCGGGAGATTTCATTATTTTTACCACCGGTGCTGGTATGTATCTAGGTGACAATAACACCTGGAATTTTCACCCGGGTCCGCTGCGCCAGGAATCGGATTGGGATGCCGCAACTAATATTGTCGGCGAAAAACTTTCTGCCATGATGAAGGCTGTTCTGCAAATGCACGTTATGGCGGTTAATCGCTATCCTTACGTAAATGAAGTTTTCGTTACGCCAAAAAGATCGACAATTTGAAACCTGTTATGTCGCGCTCGGCCGGTAAACTGAGTATTAAATTGCTAACACTCGTATGTACCTTTGTATTGTGCGCCTCTCTCATTTTAGTGCCGGATCAGATAAGCCATAGAACTATCTGCTTTATGCTGGCGATGGTAATTTTTGTTCAAACCAACTTTTGATTGACAACCACTAGTTAACCTGATACACTGTAATTGAAAGGGAAATCATTATGAAGAAGTCGAATTTGGTAGTTGTTGCAAAGAGCGAGTTTGAAAAGGCAAAGCAAACCGAAATTACTGTGGGTGAAGCCCACGCATTGTATGGAACCGGCGCGCATATTCTAATGCGGCCAGACGGTACTATTAATTACCGAGATCCGGATTCAGACCGCGCAATTTTGTTCGATTAATTATTTTCTGGGAGCGTGCAATGAGTGATACTACCCTAATTTCGTGCAATATTATCTGGGCAGCGGCGGTTGCTGCCCAGAGAATTAACGGGGCATATGTCAAACGGCATCTTAGTCTTACCATGTATGATCCTTATAACTGGGGTAAACTCGATCCAGATAATAGCAATAAATTAACAAATATCGCATTAATGCGGATTTTTATAAAATCTGGCATGACGGATGTGTCCGAGGATGATTTTGAACAAGGAAAAATTATTCGTGATTATTTTTGCTCGTTAATTCATCTGGTGTTTTCAGATAATGCCGGTAAGTTTATTCGAGCTGCGATCACGGCCGCTACACTCACTGAGATTCCATTGGGAGATAAAACATTAGCCTTAATCGCGTCTTTGCCGAATATGTATTATGCTCGTATGGAGCAGGAATCTAATGAACGAGCTTACGATGAGTTACTCGAAAAAAGTGTGCCGTTAAGCGTTTTATTTCCTGATCAGCTTACAAATAAGCTCCGAATCAAAATTGCTATAATGCAGCCGGTTGTGGGTTGTTCTTGTTCTTTTATTAAGGAAAGTGATATTACAGCAACGGTTACGGCTGATAACAGCCAATATTCACTTGTAAAATTTTGGGCAAATCCGCACAACTGGGTAATCGGCGGGGAGTATGATATTTGTTGGTTTGGAAATAGCCAGTTAGACGGTAAGATAAGCAGGCTTTTGTCTGTCGTTCAGAAAGGTACGCTGTGAGGAAAAAATTTGTTACTACCTCGATTGCACTTCAGATGCCTGTGAAAGAATTATTTGCATTAATGGATAAGGATTCGACCGAGGGTCAAACCCATAAAAATTGGTGTAAAATTTTCGATATCGACGGCATAAATTATGGTGGAAAATTACGTTCCATCAGATTGCAATGTATTAAAAGAAGTCCCGTTTGTTGTGAATGTGGGCTCGTTGCGACGGATGCTAGTCTAGAAACCAACAAAACAAATCTTCCGAATGGATACCATTTCAATGTGTATTCTGCGAACGGAATTTTGTTTACTATGGATCACATTTTTCCAGCATCATTGGGAGGGCCATCTGCTCTGGGTAATTTACAGACAATGTGCTCAACTTGCAACGGTAAGAAAAAGAACGATTTAGATTTCGGAAGGATTTTCACTATTCCGGAAAAGGAAATTAAGACAATATGCAGCAACATAAATCGCCAGCCGCAAACAATCCCCACATTGCTGGGGCTGTTACTCTCACCATCGTTCAAGGAGAATCGGGAAGCGGTAAGAGCACTTGGGCGCGTGAGTATATCGACCAACACAGAGAAAGAAAAATTGTGCGGATTAATCGAGATGATATTCGATCAATGTTACATTCATCCGATACCTCGTTGGAAAAAGATGTTGCTGCCGTTGAAGAGCTTCAAATTCGACATTTTTTATCTAATGGCTATTCGGTTTTGCTGGACAATACCCATCTTTCTTTAAGTTCTGTTTCAAGGTTGCAAAACATTGCTGCAAATATGAAAGTTTCTTCGTATATTCATCGAATGGAAACAAGCCTTGAAGATTGTATTCAGCATGATGAAGGCCGTATCGGTAAATCTCATGTTGGCCGAGCTGTAATTTGCCGCCAATTTCTTAAGAGTGGCAGGTTGCAACTTGATCCCAATAAAAAGATTGTGCTTGTAGATGTAGACGGTACCCTTGCCAATTCTACTGGAATCCGTAGTCCATACGATGAAGATGCAGTAGGGAAGGATAGAGTTTATCCATTGATTGCTGCGTGGGTTCGTGAATTAGCTAAAGATCATACAATTTTAATTGTATCAGGCAGACATTCTACATGCGGAGACGCGACTATTGCTTGGCTAAATTTTTATCAAATCCCATTTGATCATATCTTTATGCGGCACGGTTGGGATTCTAGACATGACTATATCGCAAAAAGTGAAATTCTCAACGAATTACTCGGCCTTGTGTCAAAGGAACAAATTCTAATGGCAATCGACGACAGATATCAGGTTGTTGAAAAAGCATGGCGGGCCAACGGTATTAAGTGTATTCCTGTTCGGGGAACTCCTCATCATTCATTAACCTGCCCAAATTTGGGAGTTGATTCGAAAAAAACCTGTGAACATTGCGGCGCGATTGGAAATTTCTAAATAAGAAACCCGCTAATTAATTGGAAATCGGACGAGTATGGTATTTAAGAAATAAGGAGTATTTATGGCAATTTGGGAAACCTTTGCGACAAAGATTGAATTACTGCCCCACCCTAATGCAGATCGTATGCAGATCGGTCGAGCCGGCAAATTTCAAATTGTTGTTGGTATGGGACAATATCAAAATGGGGATGTGATCGTATTCGCGCCGGAGAGAGCAATTCTGCCGGATTCGTTGAAAAGCGAATATGTTAATTCAGCAACCGGTATTAGTTATCTAACCGGTTCCGAACATAATCGAGTTAAACAGGTTCGTCTGCGTGGAGAATTAAGTGAGGGAGTAACTCTGCCAATTGATTGGGTTCTTGCCACCGTCCCCGAATGGAATGCGGTTGAGAATATCCCTCTTAATGTGGATATTTCAGAAAAATTAGGAATCTATAAATATCAGCCGGTAATTCCATATAATATGTCGGGAATTATTAATTCATTTGACTCTGTTAATTTCGGGTCCCGAGCAGCCCACCACGACGTTGAACAATTTCGACTGTTTGCAGATGAATTTGTATTTGGTGAGGATTGTATTACTTCAGAAAAAATTCACGGTTCTCAGGGAAATTTCTATTTTTCAAAGACAGGAGAAATCGGGGTAACTAGCAAGGGGATGAATGAGCGAGATCAAGTAATAGAGCGCTCGGAAAAGAATCTTTACTGGCAGGCATTAGAAAATTCTGGGTTAATCAACCTAGTAAAATGCGATCTATTAGAACCCGAAAGTATTGATCTTAAAAATTTTGATGTTCAGTTTGTGGGGGAAGTTATTCCTTGTCAGCCTGGATATTCGTACGGACAAGATAAGCCGACAATTAAACTTTTTAGAATACGAATCGACGGACGAGAGTTATCGGTTGATGAAATCGAAACAACGTTCGGTAAATCGTTTATTGAAAAGTATTGGGTGCCAATTTTATATCGTGGACCGTTTGATCCCAGTGTTTTTGAAAAACTAAGCGGCGGAATGGAAACAGTATCCGGTAAAAGTTTGCATATTCGAGAGGGAATTGTAATTACTCCCGCAGTGCCAAGAGTCGCCCGCCGTGGTTTTAATCTTTCGTTGAAATTTTTGAATCGAAAATATAAATCTTCAGATGAGGACCTGTCCTAATGATTTCTGAAGATTTATATAATACAACAATTAAAAATCTTCTTGCCATTAAGACGTATGCGGCAACGTTGTACGATGAATGGCAAGATGTACTTATCGAAGAACTAGGCACTGGATTAGTTAAACCGTCTTTTTGGGCCAGGAGTTCAAAACAAAAAGCAAACGTACTTTCTATGGAATTATTAGAGTCGGATATTTATATTAATGCTCGAAAATCAGGTGCGTTAAAAATTCCTGTGTCCTATCTTAACAATCCGGATTGGAAAAATTGCCTTCGGAAGAAATTAAAACGACGGAAAAATAAATTACTGATTGATAAATTGTCGGAGTAGGTATGATTCCCGTAGAAGTAGTTAAAATTGTTGCCGAAAATACCGAGTTAATCGAAAAAGAGATTGAACACATTTACGCCGAATGGCAGGCAATTAAATTGAAAAATTTAGGATATACCTGGGGGTTTGGACGTCGTTCAAAAGATACAACTATTCGACCAGTATATAATCGTAAATGGAATTTAAAATTTATCACTGTTAATAGTGGTCAGGGATGTGAATTTATTTTTCCTACTCGATGGATAAGCGATGAAAATTGGAAAATTGAAGCGATGCTCGGTATAACCAACGAAGTAAATCTAGTATTGATTGAAAAATTATCGGAATAGGAAAATATTATGACTTTTGACCCATTACAACTCGATGCACAATTACAGAGATGCGCTCAAGAACTACCCGAAGGCTACCGCATAGTCATACAAGTCGAACGGGATTCTGGGTGGGTTAATCTTATGGATCCGAATGGAGATTATGTCGAATACCCATGCAATAATGAATATGGGTTAATCGAACAGGTAATGGATGCACTGGAATTTTCAAAAAGTTTGGTGTAAATGTGTTTACTAGAAAAACGAGTTCTTGCTGCAATACGCGATCGTGTAGAGATAGAAAACGAAATTGCCATAATTTATGACGAATACCAGCGGTTAAAACTTAAAATTTTAGGATATACCTGGGGAAACGATGGTAATTATGGAACAACCTTTACGCAGGTCTCTGAGGTGTGCATAATAGAATCGATCACTGAAAAACATATCACTATTAACCCAAATAGATATAACGAATTAGTAATGCCAACCGTTTGGGTAAGTAATCCGAATTGGCAGGATGAAGCGACAGAAATTTTAAAGGAAATACTAGGTCATAATTTGCTTGAAAAGTTATCTGAATAATGCTATAATAAAACTATGAAAACTTGTTCTTCAATTACCGCAAATATTTTCGTTGGCCTCAGAGAGGCATATTCCGATAAGATTCAGACATTGGATGCCGCTCGGGATATTTTGCATAACTATTGTGATTCAAAAGGTTTATGCGTATCGCTAACACCAACGGAATTTATCTATACTAGCTCGGCAGATAAAAATATAGATGGATTTGAACCCGGATTTATCGTAGGCTTAATTAATTATCCCTTGTATCCATCAACACCAGAAAAAATTTACGAACATGCAAGTATTCTTGCTAAAGAGTTATTGCTAATGTACGGGGAATTAAAGGTAACGGTCATTATGGAAGATAAAACCATAACGATAGAAAAGAGCGACTGCGATGGTTAAACTAGATCAAATTATGAATGTCGATATCTTAGAAGAATTAATTAAGAATCGATTTATCTCGAGAAAATTTCATTCAACATTTCCTCTGGCAATTTTGAATTATACCCAGATCGCTCAATTTAGCAAGGATTTAGTCTGGGGTCCCGAAATGAATTCTTGCCGAGGTCTAATTTACCGTACGGATACGACAGAAATTGTTGCTAGACCGTTTGCGAAATTTTGGAACTTAAATGACGCACGACATCCCGAGACTCTAGAGATTAATCTTCCTCCTGGAGTTCCCCTGTTAACGACTAAAATGGACGGATCGTTAGGCATACTGTATTCGTGGGACAACCAAAATTATGTAGCAACTCGTGGTTCATTTGAATCAGACCAGGCTCATTGGGCAACCGAATGGCTGCAAAAAAAGTACCCCCGATTAAAACTTCCGCGGGATTATACTCTGTTAACCGAAGTTATTTTTTCAGAAAATAGAATAGTCGTGCAATACGATTTTGAAGGCCTTGTAACCCTAGGCGCAATTCACAATGAAACCGGTAAGGAATTATCGCGTTCGGATTTAAAATCATACTGCATCGCGAATGAATTACCGTTGGTTAAAGATCACGTTAAAGACTTAAAAACTTGCGTAGCAGAAAATATTCGAAATCAGGAAGGATATGTTGCAACATACTCAACTGGGTTCAAAGTCAAAATTAAATTTGAAACCTATTGCCAATTGCATCGAATTTTGACGGGATTAAATCCGCATACTATCTGGGAAATGCATCGAGACGGAAAAAATGAAGAACTTCTTGCTTGGGCAGCAGATGAAATTATCCCCACCGAATTTAAGGCCTGGTTGAATAAATGGAATTTACAATTAACCAATGATTACTACAAAATACTATTTGTGGCTCAACGAATTCTAGATCGTAAACCGAGTGGAGGTACACGAAAAGATATCGCTGCATTTTTCTTACAGACCGATCACAAATATTATGCATCAATTTTATTTGGGTTGCTCGATGGTAAAGATGTGTCCGAAACTATTTGGAAATTGATTGAACCTAAATCAACCGATACTTTCAGAGAAGATATTGAAATATAAAGGAAAACTATTAGATAGAAAAGCAGTAAGAGGTTAACTCTTACTGCTTTTCTATCTAGCAATCGTTTAATGACAATTGCTTAGTGTAATACTGCCATTGATTCCTAATGTAATTATTGCACCCCCGCCTAAGGTCATTGCACAGTTTCCCGGCGTTGTTGTGATTATATATGGGGCAGCGGCAATTGCGGAATTATTATATCCAGAAGCCGCCGCTAATGCATTAATGGTTTTTGTTGTACCCACCAAAATACCACCCGTATAAACGGTAGAACTAGTAGTGGGCGTCGTGCCATCTGTTGTATAATAGATGATCGAGCCAGGAGTTGAATCGGTAATTATAACTGTTTGTGTAGTAGTATATACGCCTGCTATTGGATTGAATATAGGAGTTGCAGTCGTGGACGTGATGTTAATAGTATAGACGGCCGAACTCGTTGAAGAGTTATTGTATCCAATTTTAGTAGCAATTGCATACAACGTTTGTGTCGTTGATACGGTAACAGAACCCGTTACTTGGGTAGCTCCTGTGCAAGTTGTGGTATTGCATCCAGTAAATGTACCGGTTGTATTATACCAGATTGTAGCACCAGATGTTCCACTAGAGATAGACACCGTTTGTACCGAAGTATACGTTGCTGTTCCCGGTGAAAAAGTTGGCGCACTCGCAGTAGGTAGGTTGATTACATATGCGGCGGTGGCTATCGCGCTATTTGAGTATCCCGGAGCTATTGCAATTGCTTTTACTGTTTCTGATACAGTAACCGAAATAGCACCCGTGTATAGAGTTGAGGATGGTGTCGGGGTTGTACCATCTGTCGTGTAATAGAGTATTGCCCCCGGGGTTGTACTTGCAATAGTAACAGATTGTGTTCCAACATATGTTCCCGCTCCGGGGGTTAATGTTGGGAGAGCAGCCGCAGGTAGGTTAATTGTATAGGCCGCGGAAGTTATTGCAGAATTAGTATATCCTGCGTAGGTAACAATAGCATAGAGGGTTTCCGACGATGCAACTGATACCGTACCCGTTACTTGGGTTGCACCCGTGCAAGTTGTGGTAGTGCAGCCAGTAAATGTACCGGTTGTATTATACCAGATTGTAGCACCGGTAGTGGAACTACTAATTGTAACTAATTGAATAGAAGTATATGTTCCCGCTGCAGGAGAAAAACTAGCCGATGCTGCCACCGGTGTTCCAATAACAAAGGCTGCCGAGCCTACCGGACTGTTTGTATAACCAGACGCTACTGCAAGCGCTTGGATAGTCTCGGAAACTGATACCGAAATAGGCGTAGAGTATAATGATGATGCTGTTGTTGGAGTACTTCCGTCTGTAGTATAGTAAATCGATGCTCCCGGAGTGGTTGACGTAATAGCAACACTCTGGGTACTGGTGTAGGTCCCCGCCACCGGTGAAAATGTTGGGGTGACAGCAACAGGTAAGCCTGCACTATAACAAGATGCCGCGTTAAAAGTTAATGGAGATCCCGCATTACCAGGTGTTCCGCCCATTGCTGCATAGCAGGCCTGTGCAGGAATAAGAGCCGCATGGCCGCCAGGACCACTGCCGCCAGTAACATCCGGTCCAATAGCCGGATAAGAAAGTGTCGTACCCCACCAAGATGGTTTAGCACTCAAATAGAATGACGCGGGTAGTGTGTGTGTAAGCCCAGTTTTCCATACGATTGCACTAGAAATATTTCCGTAGTTTCCGTGTAAGGTAGCACTAGAGTATGCCAGTGTCGAATCAGCCGCATTGCCCGGTGCTGTAACCCCATCGTCCGCCGCTTCAGAATAGCCGAAGGACCATCCATATACAAGGCTATCATAACTTCTGTTAACAGGATATTGTACAGCGTCGGTTTGTCCGGTACCACTATTATAAGGCGTTACGCCTACTCCGGGTCCAGGACCATATCCAATATTATTTTCTTGCTCAGGGCCACCGATTACATTGCCTAACGCATTATTTCCTATTGAAAGCGTGGAAGCCTGAAATGCTCTAGCTCCCTGAAATGGATTACAGGTATGTCCCGATGTTAATGCGCTACAAACCTGTAATGTACTTCCGGAGGTAACTGTATTACGCCCTGCTGCTAATGGATACCCATTGTCTGAACTGCCGATTACCCAGTTACGATATTCTGTATTGCGTGTACTAGATCCCCAAATTGAGTCGAGATCAATGGTTGTCAGCACATTCCCTTCAAGCAAGTTAAATTCTGGATTTGCTCCATGGAAATCGATACCACCTATCATAAAGTTAGGTGAATTTTGATCAAATTCGCCTAGAGTATAGTTATAGCTGATTACGTTACCAGATGGCCCTCGTTCAATGACTATGCAATCATGTCCTCTTTCGCATATATTATTTTCAATTTTCATTTTTGAGGTGTAGAAATCGATTTGACCAGTCGAATCGTAAGTACCAGGCTGGTGGAAAATAGCGTTTGAGAAGTAGTTGTTGCTAACCTCTCCGCCGTAGCTGTAATGGAAATCAAAATAGTCTGCATCGGTGTAATTTACCTCGACTCCGTGTACAAAACAATTTTCGCACATCGAACCAAGAACATCGACACCAACGCTTGTAGTTGTTCCTGCATTTGTCGTATATATTTGCAGATTCTCTACTCCGGCTTGTATTGCTGACGGAGAAAATGGTGTTGCTAAGGGAGCGGTAGTTGTTCCTGATCCGTATAGTGTCCAGGTACAAGTTCCGTCGGAAGTTGTTGAAAAAGACCCTGTGCCGCTTGTGCAATTATAAGGTCCATTACCGCCTGAACCTGTAGGCGCCGCGGTTTCCTGATAGATGTTTCCACCATTGGTAACGTTCGCGCCAGGGTAATATGTATGCGACGTTGCCCAGCTAGGCAACGTGGACCCAAACGTCCAGTATAGCCCAGGTGAAATGGTGATTGTGGTCCCGCTCACGCCGGTTACTAGAACGGTCTGCCCACTTGACCTATAACCTCCATATACATCGCAAAAGTTGCAGAAGCCTTCAGTACCAGTCGAATTTACGTTGTTGCCAAGAGAGTTTAATTCTGTGACTGTGAGTAACTTACCAACTGAGATATTGGTAGCACTGGCTACCGTGACACTAGTAGATCCGGCCGTTAGTCCGCTAGTAACCGCAGTATCATTGGCTGTACTTGGGAATGAGGATGAGCCAAGGATAATCGCACCATTGCCGCTTGAACCTGTAAAATTCAGAATTGTTGAATTCGCGCCCTGCCCATTAAGGTAGCAGTAACTTGGAACCGTTAATGTACCAGCGATCACAAAAGTACCGGCAGCCAGATTAACATATTTCTCGGCTCCTACCGATCCACCGCAAGCGGCTAAAGCCGTGTTTATAGCTGAGGTTTGATCACTACCTGTAGATGTAATGGTGCTACCTGCTTGTGTTGCTGTAGGAATACCTCCCGGTATGCCTGCTACGCTCCAATCAACCGCGCATCCTGTTGGGGTTGCGCCAGTGCAAGTTCCTGATCCATATGGATAAAGTAGTCCACTCCACGCTTGGGCGTGGACTACACAAGGAAGAAGCATGAATACTAGTGCTATGAGAAATCGTTTCATATATTTAACCTTTTTTGCGGCACGCCGTACATGTGTCGCCGAGTTAACTTACCACCCTTGGAACTCCGCGCTCCATCCAGCACCGCCATCTCCGCCCGTTCCGGATGTCGTATAGGTTGCCGCCGTGTAGCCGGAACCGCCCGACGCCGTGCAAGAGGCCAAAGCGCCTCCGCTCCACGTCGGGGTAACCGTCCCGCCCGACCCTCCGCCACCCAGAATGTTGAAAGTTACATTCGTCCCTGTGCCGCATCCTGCGCCAGCCTGTACCACCGTGCAACTGGACAGCGCCCCGGAAGTGACGCCCAGTGTTGCTTTGGGCTGGCTCGTGCAGGTCCCGCTTGTTGCCGCAGCCTCAGGCACGGTAACCAGGCCCCCAGGACCACCAGCCGTGTAGATGGATGGCCAAGTCGAAACGGCAGCTTGCGAGGAAAGAACTACGACACCCCCGCCTCCACCTGATCCTGCTCCTGTAGAGTTTGCAGCAGGAGGTGCGCCGTATCCTCCACTCGCGTCAATGATGCCCGTGTGAGTGCCGTCTGTACCCGTTATCGAGGCGCACATCAGGATGACAGGTGCTCCACCATTTCCGGCTGCTCCCCCTGTGCTACCTCCCTGCTTGCCACCCCCGCCATAGGAATATAGGCCATCCAGCCCAGCTCCCAAGGCAAGGAAATTGTGCTTAAGGCCGGAGGAAAGCGTACCTCCATTTCCACCGTTTCCGCCGTTTGCTGCTCCTGCCGCTCCACCGCCAGTCGTACCAATATTGGTAGCGTAGTAATAGGGTAGCCCAGCAGTACCGGCAGCAGTGCCACCACCCGACCCACCGCCACCGCTGCTATCCATCGGGTAGCCATTTCCATATCCAGCCATTGCGCCATTCGCTTCAATCGTCCCTGCAATCGTGCAGGCGCCGGATACGTGGACGATCAAACCTGCCGCAGAGTTCACCGTCACCGTGTTGCCATAAGGAACGGTGAAGGTCGTGTAATTATACTCGCCGCTCATGTTGCCGCTGGCGTTGGTGTTCGAGCCATTTGATCCGTCGCCAAAATATTGCAGCCAGCCGGGGACGTTCGGACTCATAGCCGA